TCAGATACTTCCGATCGCAATTTGTTAACAACTCCAATCCATCGGTTGATACAATCAATTGGAATCATCTCTCCTCGGACTCGGCTGCGAACTACACTCTTATTCCTCCTGGAACCGTCTACAATTGGAGCGGAACAGCTCTCTACAATGAAGATACCTTTGCTGCGGATTCAGCAGGAGTAGTCTTCCAACCAAATTCATTCCGCCAGAACTACATGAGCAATATTCCTCCGTCGGACTCGGCCGTCGTGAATATCGCTTGGGTTCGAATTGGTTCAACGACCTCTGGTGGTTCCGACCCAACATGGGCGACCAATTCAACCTACAATTTCGGGGATGTTGTTAAATTCAACGATGCGACTCTCGGTTGGGGTCGTTACCAGCTCGTCAAGCCTCTGGATTCCCCATTCCTTTCAACAACCAATCCAGACAATGATTCGTTGTACTGGTCTCTTGCGGCCTCTAATTACCAATTTGATCAAGAGACTTCCTACAATTCATTGAAGTGGAAGGCTCTTCCTTCCCCTTCTATCAATCCGGAACTAATCGGTATCTCCGACCCTGGCGACTTCCCTGGTTACTGGTTGAATCATGATGGCTGGCTCGACTCTGAAAAGAAGATTCAGGACTCATTCTTCTATCAGGACTTCTCGTATCAAGTCACCTGCGATCTCGACCAAACCGCATTTCGTCAGCCATTGATCAATATTGCACATCCTGCGGGCTATCAATTATTCAACGTCGTGTCTTCTGTCGGAAATTTGCCTCTATACAGTCTTGCTCTGGGTATGCCGCTGCCTCTCTATCCTCCAAACTCGGCAAAACTTGATCTGAGAACCCCGAATTATCCAAATGTCATCTTCACTATTGAGTGGATGAATGATAGAAGCGCATTTCCATTCGATATTTCATTGGCAGACGCAAATACCAGTCGGATTTCTTCCTCTGTAGTTTCCACGTACTCCTTGCAGACGGATTATTCAACTTTCCAGCGATACAGAGAAGCCAATCTAGTGTTCGAGCAGGACATCGTTGATAACACGGATGTCGTCGACTTTGCGATCCTAGGAGGCGGCAACAACGTGCTTGTCTTTAACAACGGACTCAAGCTCCCTTGCGTGCCGAAGAAGGAGTATGTTCTCTCTGGTAATCCACGATACATCCTTCCATAGCCTGACCAAACCTTCTAGAGCATCAAACACTTTAGAAGGTTTCCAATCGAGCCACGTTCACATTTACTCCCTCACCAGGGCAAAAGTGATATCGCAGCCAATAGAGCCACAAGATTGTTCTTCGTCAAGTATCTCTGCACAACGTCATAAGTACATCATCTGCCCCATACAACGTCATTTTACAGGAATAACCAATGTCAATCGTCATCACCAAAGACTTTGTTCAGACAACGCTCGCAGCGCCTGCGGGATCATCTGATGTCACACTCACAGTCAACACTGCCACTACTCCATTCCTGAACATTCCTACTCCTACAGGCTCTCAGCTTGGCTACCTGGTGTTGTGTGATGACCTGAACAACCCGACCAAGTTCGAGATTGTTTCGTACACAGGATACTCTTCAGGAACTGTCAGTGGTGTGGTACGTGGACTCGGGGGAACCAGTGCTACAACTTGGCTTGCTGGACACTTTGTCTACATGGCTCCATTGTCATTGAGTACTGCTGTTCCTATCTGGTTGCAGAACATCTCAAATGGTGCTGTGACATACATGGGTGGCAATGTTGGTATTGGGACTGTCACTCCTGCCAAGACATTGGATATCGTGGGAACATTGGGAGTGAGTGGAGATGTTGCTCTGGCGACTACTCTCCACGTGACTGGAACAACCACTGCTGCGCATGTGGATGCCACGACAATCAACACCTCTGGAGATATCACCTCTGCTGGGAACCTCGTTGGTGCGCATCTGGCTATCCCAGGAAGCGTGGCACTTGGCAGCTACAAGCTGGGAACATTCACTCCAACGCTAATTGGTGGCACATCTGCAGGAACTGCTGTCTATACAACTCAGACAGGAAACTATGTGATCATTGGACGCATGGCGATCTTGCAGTTCTCCATTGCTGTGAACTGGCCATCTGTCCCACCATCTGGACAATTGATCATCTCTGGTTATCCAAGTGGCATTGGCTCTGTGGCTGGTTTCTCTGGCAGCTTCTCCAACTTGCTGGGATTTCTGCCATTCAAGGGATTCACCAACAACACAGTGCATTCCCCAACCATCATCCAGAACATGGTGAACATTGTGCCATTGACCATTGCAAATGCTGGTAATGCTGGCATTGTGATCTCTCGCAACCTGGCATCCAATGACCAGTCCCTGGGAACTCCTGACACTTCTCAGCATGACATCTTTGATGCGACATACATTGCATCCACAACAACTGGTGTGACTCTCACAGGCACCATCTCATTCTTGACAGATGCAGAGGCATAACAGACCATGTTGAGAGGATTCGGTCAAGCACCATATGGACGCAGTGACAAGCATGCGGTCATGAGCATGTTCAGTGATGTCAATGCTGAACTGTTCTATACTGTCATGGGCAATCGAATTGTCACAGCAAATCCTGTGTCTGGCAACCTCTCATACTCCATCCTCAAGTGCAACACTGTGCAGCCATATGGCATGATGTATGGACAGACAGATGGCTCATGGATTCTACCAGAGGATGTGGCCAATTCCTTCCATGATTACAGAATTGATTTCGCACGATTGCTTGTGTTCTACAATGGTGTGAAACTGACACCATCTCGTGTGCCTGGCATTCTCCCAACTGGCAGTGTCAACATCACCAACAGTGCTGGTGGAGATGGCTTGGCTGTGCCAATCGCCAATGTCAATGCATACACATTATTCTACAATGGCATCATCAACAAACTGACAGTGTTCTTCACCAACAGCACTCGCACACATGTCAACAGTGATGTCATTGAGACCTTCTGGTTGTCTGATAATAACCTGTCTGCGACAGACATAGCTGATGGCTCTTTCTATCTACAGTACTTCAATAGAACAGACCCATCGATCACTGGAGTCCTTGCGGCATCAGGCTATGTAAACAGTAACACATTTTACAACAATGCTCTTGTCTTCAAGAATGGTCTGTCACAGCGTCCAGCTGTGGACTATTTCATCAATGCTTCTGGAGACATGTCATTCCACAGCGGAGCATTGGTTGCCACAGACATTGTCGAATTGTATGTTTTGACTGTCTCCAACAAACAATCACGCATCGGAAATGCACAGCTATTCATGGATGACTACACTCAATGGATAATGCCCACATTTCCTGATCTTCGTCTCAAGGAAGTTTAATCCCATGAACTGGCAAGCTCTCACAGTATTCCCAATCCCACAGTTCGCACTGGTCGTTCTGATTCTCACACTCCTCGGATGGTGGTTTGCAGGATGGGTCGGTGCACTGTGCTGCTTTGTGATCCCAATTGTCTTGGGCATCGTCTTCATTGAGTGGCTCATGTCACTCATGCCTCACTAACATCTACAGGAACATACAGCAATGGCAAACGGCATTTTCAGATCAACCACTGTTCGTGTTGATGACGCAGCAAACTTCGTCACCCAATTCTATCCATCAGTGCCAACACCACTGGCATCTGACAACCATCTGTACTGCATGATTGGACGTGAAGACAATCCAATTGGCACCAACCCAGCAACATTGTCTGCATGGCCAGCTCAGGCGGGACTGTGGTCCAATGATGCCATTCCTCCTGTGCCTGCTGACACACTGGGAAATGACAATGTGTTCTGGGCAATGGCAATTGGTGGACAGCTCATGGACCCACGCAACATTGCATTGGTGTGCCCATTCGGAAGCAACACACAATGGGCCACTGGCAACACCTATGACAAGTGGGACATCAATGACACAGCATTGTACACCAATGCGAACTTCTACATTCTGAACTCTCAGAATGAAGTCCTCATGTGCGTCCAGCGTGGTGGATTGTCTCTCAATGGTCCATCCACAGTGGAACCAAAATGGTTTGTGACATACACATCTGGTGGAGCCACAACCATTGGCTTTGACACAACAACAGTGGGAAGTGCCAACCAGAACGTCTTCAATGATGGCACCAAGAGCATCCTGAAGACCACTGATGGCTACATCTGGAAATACCTGTATACACTCACCAACAATGAAATCACCAACATTCTCCAGACCAACTGGTTGCCAGTCAACTTTGGATTGAATCGTTGGGGACAGAGCTTCGGCCTGTTGACTGATCCACAGTACACACAATCACAAGACAGTGTCACAACATCTGGAACCAATGGCTATGCTTACAAGATTTTGGGGGCTAGATATGTCTTGATCACCACAACATTAAACAGTGGTGCGCCAGGAAGTGGTGTGTTGCCATATGGCTTGAACTATCGTCAGGTCACATTGGTCAAGAACCCACTGTCATCTGCTGGTGGCACTCCACGCGCAACCTTTGCTGTGGGCATCTTGCCAAACAGCACTGAGCCATCTGGTGATGGTACTGCTGGACACTTTGTGGTGCCATCTGGTGATGTCATCTATATCGAAAACAAGAGCCCAATCGTTCGTGTGTCATCGCAGACAGAACTGTTCAAGGCTGTTGTCAGCTTCTAATCCCACATTATATACAGGAATACACTCCCAGTGAGCTATCAGAAATTCGGCAGCGCAGCACCCTACTACGACGACTTCCTTGCGTCCAACAACCTGTTGCGTATCATGTTCAATCCTGCTCGTGCTGTCCAGGCTCGAGAGCTCACACAGCTTGCCACCATCTTGCAGAACCAGGTTGCGCAGCTTGGCAACTTCATTTTCAAGGACAACAGCAATGTGTTCCAGGCACAGATCAATGTGTCTCAGAAGAAGCCAACATGCACCATCCAACAGTTCGCTGTGTTGTACAACAGTGGCACTCATACATGGGCACCAGATGGTTCCACACTGGTCAACATCCTGCCATCATGGATTGGCAAGACATTTCAGAACACTGATCCCCATGGCTCCACTGCTGCATCCAAGACCATCACCATCACTGGCTTCCAATTGCCACCTGGTGCGCTTCCAATCCTGTTCTATGAGTTCAGTGGTGCGGATGTTGCTGCAACAGATGTGTTCTTCGACAGTGACATCACTGGAACATCCGTTGGTGGCATCACCATTGCAACCAATGCAACACGTTCATTGACAGCAGAGTGCGGAGAAGGCATTATCTGGTGCCGTGGTCACTTTGTCACCATCCCTGCACAGTCCACAATCATCACTGTTGATGCACAGGATGGCAAGACATACCAAGTTGGCTTCACCATCACTGAGCGTGTGGTCACATCCACAACAGAAGGCATCGGTTTGTCATTGGATGATCCCGCCAATGGTTCTCCAAATGCGAATGCTCCTGGTGCAGATCGTTACCAAATCACTCCAACACTGACATCCTATGATGTCAATGACACCACAGTCACACAAGACTTCCTGAACAACTTTGCACCATTCGTGTTGGTTGAGAATGCTGTTGTGACGGATGATGGCAAGAACCAACCACAGTTCGCAGCCATTCTCGACATCATGGCGAAGCGCACCTATGACACCAATGGCGACTTCATTGTTGATCCATTCACAATGGTGTTGAAGGAAGTTGCTGCTTCTGTCACAGCCAAGCCAGGTCACACATTGGATGAGACCATTGCTGGATATCCTGGCTATGATGCGGCATTCTCCACTGCCCATGCTGACTATCTCGTCAGCGAGCTCAATCCTGGAACTGCCTTTGTTCGTGGCTATGAGATTCAGACATTCCTGACCACACGCATTCTCGTCAAGAAGGGTCGTGATGTGTTGGGCTTGCAGGATGTTGTTGTTCCAGTTAACAGCCCATTCTTCCTGGTGGCCAATCTCTCTCCACTGGGTTCATCGATCATTGGGTCTGCCGACCCAGACGGACAGGGCAACAATCTGGCTGGTTCTGGCGGCGCATGGTTGAACTTCAACCATATGGAAGAGATCAACATCACTTCTGCGCCAAATGGTCAGGGACGTGTGCTCTCACGTGCGCGTCTGCACTCCATTGATCGTTCTGGTGGTGTGATTCGATTGTACATCATCCCTGGAAACATCCCTGGCACCCCAGTCATCCCTGTTTGGGGCGGCTCGCATGGTGCATCATATTATTCGGAAGGCAGCCTGGTGTACTACACACTTGGCGGCATTGCCAAGGTCTATGAATGCTTGAACAACAGTGGCACATTCAATTCCACTATTGCTCCACCAGATGATTCCACCAACTGGGAATACATCGAAGACATTGCTAAATTCCAGACACCTGGAGCAGTGGAGCCAATTCAGTTCCAGAATCTGTCTGCTGCACGTTCCATTGTGTCTGTCGCACAGAACAACAACTATGTCAACTTGGCATTGGATGCTTCTGATCCAAACAATGTGTTCCCAATCTATGGATCAAACCCAATCCCATTGATCTATGGTGTTCCAGGAACGCAGGTGGTTGATGCGTTGCCAACAGAAATGTCTATCGGCACTGTCTATACCTACACAGGAACAGTCAGTGGTGGCAACATCTCATTCACATCCAATGCTGTCTCTGGCGGCACATTCAATGCTGCGGAAACAGACCTGATTGTCTTTGCATATGTTGTGTCATCATCTGTCTCTGGCGCAACCAACCAATTGCTTGACCCAAACCAGATCACTGTGTCTGGTGGACTCACATCCACTGTCACACTTGGTTTTGGTTCTGTCCATGTTGCTGGTCACACTGGCCTCAACAATGGTGACGTGGTCACTGTCGCATTGAAAGAAACTCGTTCCCAGATTGAAGCGCGCACCAAGACATTGTCATCAGTCACAGCGCAGAATATCTCCATTGCTGACTCCTCCACCGATCTACTGATCCTGAGTGATGAAGACGTTGCACACATTGTTTCCGTGGTCCAGTTGTCGAACAACACGGACACCTCCTTCAACACTGCTGCCTATGGTGGAACAGGTGCTGGACGAATTTTGTCGAATCTGGAATTGATCAAGCTGTCATTTGACAATGGTCAGCGTGACTTCTACTATGACTATGGTTCTGTCTCTGGCTTCTCAAATCTGTATCACAGCCAATACAAGGCAACACTTGCTGGACCAACTGTCTATCAGGTCAACTATGTTGCATACCAGCATGAGAGCAACTCCAACAAGTTGTTTTTCAACAAGAACTCATACTCAAACCTGATTGGTTCAGAAGCGAATCTGCCACAGTATCCAATCTATCGTTCACCTGTGTATGGCAACTTCGACTTGCAGAAGAGCATTGACTTCCGACGCAAGACATCGGAGATGGGCAACACACTGATCAACATCCTGATGCCTCAGCAGTTCACAGTGCTTGAGCTTCCTGGAACCACCACGCACTATGTTTCGCGATACGATGTGTTGTGGGTTGACAAGACAGGTCAGTTTGGTATCACAAATGGTGTGCCATCAACCAATCCAGTTGAACCAGTGCCACCACCAAACACGATGACGCTGTATACACTGGGCATCTTCCCATATACATTCAACACAAGCAATGTCCAAATCATTCCTCACAGGAATGCGCGCTACACCATGGCGGACATCTCCAAGCTGGAACAGCGCATTCAGAATCTTGAAGAGTATGTGTCATTGTCATTGCTTGAACAGAATGCAAATGATCTTCAGATCACTGATCCAAACACTGGATTCGACTCATTCAAGAGCGGCATCTTCGCTGATCCATTTACAGACAACAGTCGCGCAAATGTGTACGATCCACATTACCGCATCACTGGATACTCTGCGAACCAGTCTGCAACAACACCAGTTGAATTCTGGAACATGCCAATGACTGTTCGCACTGGTTTCGCTACCACTGCAAAAGTCTGGAAAGACCTGGTCACATTGCAGCCAACTGGCGTCACCATGTTGTGCTCTTCATTGTATGCAACAGAGACATTGAATGTCAACCCATATCTCTTCTATGTTTGGAAGGGTGGCGTGACACTGAATCCTGCTGTTGACACATGGTATGACACTGTTTGGCTTCCAACCATCAACATCACTGAAGGTTCATGGGACCCACCAGCTGGATTCAATCCAAACCCTGTCATCGACACCATTCAACAGAACTGGGTCGGCTTTGTTCCTGGTGCAGCTGTCAATGTTTCGTCACTGACCAATGTTCCATCTGGCGCAACATCTGTGCCTATCGATGGCAGCCTGGGTTCTTCAATCACCCAGCAGCTCGAACAGACCATCGCGGCAATTGGCGGTCACTGGCAAGGTGGCACCATCATCCCAGCCACACCAATTTCAAACGGAGAGACATTCAGAGTGACGTCGCTGACAGGTGACGAGATAAGCCTGCCTCCTTCCTCGACAATGCCTAACCTGCCAGGAATTGGTCTCCTGTTCCAATCCAATGGAGCAGTGGCAAATGCTCCTCTCGGCAACAATGGTTGGAACACAGGACTCAACATTCCAATCAACATCTCATCCTCATCCACTGTTGGTGACATTGGTGGATTGGGCAGCCTGTTCCAGAACAGTTCTGGTGCAGCTGTGTTGTCTCCACTGTTCCGTGGTGTTAATGGTTTTGGTGACACATACTCCAAGCTGTCTGTCACTCAGACCACAACCACAACCACAACCTCTTCCCTTGTCAAACACACCCAGCAACTGACATCGAACCGTATTGTCTCGACTACACAAGAGCCATACATGCGTTCGCGTCAAGTCAACTTCATTGCTACTGGCTTCCGTCCAGGCATGAGTGTTGTGGGCACATTGGACAAGAAGCCAGTCACACTGGTTGTTGACAGTCGCTACAAGACATCTGATGGTCGTTTCGTGACTTCACCAGATGGAACCATCGAAGGTTCGTTCTTCATTCCACAAAACACATTCACCGCAGGAACCAAGTTGTTCCAGTTGAATGACAGCAATCTCGATGCCGCTGGTCAGTCTGCACCAACCTCTGGTGGTTCTGCGAACTACACTGCGTTCGGATACCTGATCACAGAACAACAGACAATCACAACGATTCGTTCTGTTGATGTCGTGACCACAACCGAAACCACACAGAATGTTGATGTCAACATCCAGGTCTACTTGGATCCACTGGCGCAATCATTCCTGGTCTCCATTCCAGGTGGCGTGTTCTTGAGCAGCTGCCAGTTGTTCTTTGCTACCAAGAGCGGCGACTTCTCTGGTGCGAATGATGGAGTCACCGTCAATGGTCAGCCATTGTCTGGATACCTGGCATCTGTCTATGGTTCATCGTATCCGAAGGATGTCAACAATTCAGCTCCAATGCTTGGACAAGGACAGTTGATTTTGGGACCACCTGGTTCGCAGAAGGTCAAGGGCGTTCCATTGTCCATCTACTTGGTCACAATGGTCAATGGTCAACCAACATCACACATTGTGCCATTCTCCAAGGTCACATTGTATCCAGATCAGATCAATTCAAATCCTGTTGTTCCAAGATTTGGACGCACAACAATCACATGGGCAGACCCAATCTACCTGAATGAGAATCAGGAATATGCTCTTGTCATCTCGAGCTCATCCAAAGAATACAACGTTTGGACAGCAACACTCAGCAAGCAAGACATCTTCCAGCATGGTGCAGCAAATCCTGGTCAGGGTATTGCTCAGCAGGCATTCTTGGGCGAATTGTTTGAATCCAAGAACAGCAGCACATGGGTTCCAAATCCACTCACCAATCTCGCATTCGCTCTGTACTACTATCAGTTCGCAGCATCGAACACTGTGGGCTTGGCTGATTCCAAGAAGATCGATGACGTGTCATTTGCGGGCAAGAACTTCACTGTCTACAATCCAACATCGACATATGATCCATTGTCGATTGTCTTCTTCTCATGGTCCAATAGTGATGATGGTTCGCAGCCAGACAATACTGGATTCTTCCAGAATCTGAACAACACAACCAATCCAGCTGGACAAGCGCCTGCGTCATTCAGCGGCGGAACAACAACATACAACACCGCATTCTGGTCTCAACTTGACCCAACTGGCGGCGCGAATGCTTATGATCCAGTCAACATGCAGGCAGTTCGCTATGGTTCGGCAGTCACACCAATCATCGGGGAACTGTCTGTCAAGGGAACAAGCACACTTTACCAGCACGTGTTCTACCCAACAACTGGCGGCGCTGGATTCATCCCAACTGGCTTGACATACCATCCAGTCACGAACATGGACATCAATGATGTCTCTGCTTTGGACTTTGGATCATCGGGTTCAGTCAATGTTGAGAAGCTGGTTGACAATGCTTCCGGAACGACACACAACTATGCTATTCTGGCAACATTGTCGTCGACCAATCCAAACTTGACACCAGTGCTCGATAAGCAACAGATGCGTGCTGTATTGACTCGCAACTTGGTCCATGGTATTGATCCAAATCTTCTGTGGGGCGGACAGAACTTCGGCGACATCTTGTCGACCATGAGTGGTTCTGGTATCCAAGCCGCATTCGACTTGGCAAAACTCGCATCAGTTGTGTACTCACCAAATGCTGTCATCTTTGTTGGTGGCGCAACCAATGTGTACTACTACAACGCATCCGGAAGCAACATCGACTATTCCGCTGTTTCTGGTGGAACACTCGAAGCAACATGGCGTACAGACAAGGGTCTCGGTAAGTGGAAGGTTGCGAACGGATTCGTTCCACCATTCATTGATGGTATCCCAGGTGTCGGTGACGCAGGTGCATATGTCTCACAGACAGTCAATTTGTCAAACCCATCTGACAACCTGACAGTGATTCTCGATGTCATGAAGAATCACAACTCATACATCAATGTGTACTACCGTACTGGCGCAGCCAATGATGACTTCTTGTTCTCTGGTGCATACAACCAGAGTTCTTTGGACCCATCAATGTTCGTCAACCAGCCAATGAAGCTGAAGTATTTCGGCAAGACAGGCGACGCCATCTTCTTGACAGGTAAAGACCCAGCAACTGGCACTATCAATCCACAGATGTCTGTCTCTTCATTCGAGAGTTTGAATGATCAGGCACCATCTCCTGGCGCCAGCGGCAACCTGCGATACAAGATTCACATCTCTGCTGTCTCTGAGCTCAAGCAGTTCGCTGATGGTTTGACATATGACTCAACAGGCAACATCAACAATATCCAAGGATATGGTTCTGATCCAGTTGTTGGATCATTCTACACCAACGTGCAGAATGTGTTCGCAATGTTGGCATCTGACAACTCATTGGAGAACTTGCCTTCGAACCATCTGCCAAATTGGAGCTCAACAGCGGCATACGCAGTTGGCGACATTGTCAACACTTCCTTTGTCTTCCCAGTATCTGGAAGCCCACAGGAATTGCAAGACTTCCGTGTTTGGAAGTCCAATGCTCTCATTGCTGATCAGTGGAGCGCAAGTCCAGGAACATACGCAACCAACGACATTGTTGTTGTGCCAAATGTTCAGGGTCTGCCATATGTTGCATACAAGGCAAATGCTTCGACAGTCGGCACAGATGTCCCAGGCACATCCAGCAAGTGGGATTTGCAGGTCAACTCAACCACCAACAATCCAATCCCAGCATTCGGCAAGGGCACCAAGCCAACTGCACTTGGAACAGCATGGACAGAGATTCCAACAATCTCACTGCGTTCATCGTTGAAGGTTGAATCTGACTCCAGCTGGAAGCCAATGTCTCACAAGACTCCTGTCACCAGCAATGCAAACTTGGCTGATGGTCAGTTCTATGAGTACACCTATGTTCCTGCTGTTGCTCCATCAACTGCGTTCTCGCAATTTGCGGTTCGTGTTGACTTGAGAACATCGCAGACACAGATTTCTCGTTGCTATGTACCTCAGATCAAGAACTTGCGCGCAATCGCAACACTGTAACACCAAGGAACCAACATGTCGAAGTTTGTCACAAAAGCCATCCGTGATCCATTTTCAAAGGCTGTCATCTTCACTGACAAGTCAGAGTATGCGCGCGCTCTGATTCGACGCAATCGCTCAATTGAAATTCGTCGCCAGAATGAGGAACATGAGGCCATGAAGAAGCGAGTCGAAAACCATGATATGTTGCTACGATCACATGGAGAGCTGGCTAATCAACACCAGGACTTGAAAACGCAACATCAGGAACTCAAGGCTCAGTTTGCAGAGTTGAGAGATATGCTAAGTAAGGTTGCTGCTGACGTCAAGTCAGCCCACAAAGCATAACAAGTCGTTACAACCTAGGACACATCACGGATGAGCATTCCAAACAGCGCATACTATGCGTCGACAACCAAGACATGGACGAGTCTGGATTCCTATGCCGTCAACGACGTCGTGGTTTACAACCAGAAGCTGTATCAATGTTCAGTTACCAGAACAGCAACAGCAACGACACCTGATGTTGACACCTCTCACTGGAATTTCCTGAACAACTATCTGCCTGCACAAGCAGTTGCGACAGATACATTCAAGACACTTCGCGAAGACATGGATTACCAGTTGCTTGGTACAGGCAACGTTGACTATCGTCTGACCAAAGCAGAGCTGGATGTTCTCAACATCCTCAACAACAACTTCGGTGGATACTCTGCGCCACGCACAGGTTTGAATGCTCGCCTGACCACAGATGAAACTGCTATCACAGCCATCTTGGGATTGACTGGCGCTCCATACACTGGTTCTGCGCTCAACACAGAAATCACTTCTCTGGAAACCAAGATTGCTAATGTCGTTGGTCAATCTGGTGCACCATACACTGGTTCTGCGCTTGCAACAACAATCACTTCTTTGCAGACACAGATCACCAATGTCGTTGGTCAATCTGGTGCACCATACACTGGTTCTGCGCTTGCAACAACAATTGCTTCTGTTCTTTCGCGACTCACCACAGATGAAGGTGCAATCAATGCAATCTTGGCATTGAGTGGTTCTCCATACACTGGTTCTGCGTTGAAGACAGAGATTGATGGACTCGAAACCAAGATTGCAAATGTTGTTGCTCAGTCTGGCGCTCCATATACATCGAGCGCATTGGCAACAACACTGACATCATTGCAGACACAGATCACCAACGTGGTTGCTCAGTCTGGTGCTCCATATGCTGGTTCCGCAATCGCAACAACACTGACTTCACTTCAGTCTCAATTGACTGCTATCTTGAGTCAAACTGGTTCGCCATACACTGGTTCTGCAATTGCCACCACGTTGACATCATTGCAGACACAGATCACAGCAATCAATGCCTATGGTTATGCGCGATTCAAGAATGCTTGGGTCACATCAACCGCATATGCTGTTGGTGATACTGTAACTCAAGGCACATTCTCTTCTGTCTATGTTTGCGCAACTGCACATACATCTGGAACCTTCGCAACTGATTTGGGCGCGGGCAAGTGGGTGCTGTTCCTTGATCTGACTGGAGCATTCAAGAAGTATCAGATCGTTGCTTCTTCAAGCACACCAACATTGGCAGCAACTGCTGGTGGTTCATACTTCCTGGATTCGACTGGTGGTCCAATGACCATCAATCTGCCAACAACACCAACCATCGGCGACCCACCAATCAACTTCACGCATATTGATGGAGACTTGACTGATGTTGGTAATGCCTTCTCAATCACCATTGCGCATGGATCAAAGAACATCATGGGATTTGCTGAAGACCTGAAGCTCGACAAGAACAATGTATCATTCACTCTTGTCTATTCTGACACAACTCATGGTTGGAGGATAACCATCCTCTAATGACTAAGCTCTATTCCTTCTTCCTTCCAATTGGTCCGCAAGGACCAACTGGTCCAGCAGGACCAACAGGTGCCCAGGGTTCAACTGGACCAACGGGTCCGAATGGACCAAATGGACCAAATGGACCTCAAGGTGCTCAGGGAACAACTGGTCCTCAAGGCACTCAAGGTGCTACTGGTCCAAATGGTTTGCTTGGTCCGCAGGGCGCGGCTGGTGCGAATGGTCCGCAGGGCGCGGCTGGTCCAACAGGATCACAAGGAGCAACTGGTGGAACAGGAACAACTGGTCCACAGGGTGCTCAAGGTGCTCAGGGAGCAACTGGTCCAAATGGTCCAACAGGTGCTACTGGTCCAACAGGATCACAAGGTGCTCAAGGAAATCAAGGATCGATTGGTGCTCAAGGATCACCAGGAACACTTGGTCCGCAAGGATTCCAGGGAGCAACTGGTCCTACTGGCGCAACTGGTCCAACAGGTGCTCAAGGTGCCGCTGGTCCAACAGGTGCTCAAGGTGCTCAAGGAGCAACTGGTCCTCAAGGATTCCAAGGAGTCGCTGGTCCAACAGGTGCTCAAGGTCCAACAGGAGCCGCTGGTCCAACAGGTGTTCAAGGTGCTCAAGGAGCAACTGGTCCAACAGGTGCTGCAGGCCCAACTGGTCCGCAAGGCTCGTCAGGCGGAACTGGTCCAACAGGCCCAACTGGCCCAACAGGCGGAACTGGTCCTCAAGGTGCTGTTGGTCCTCAAGGATTCCAAGGCCCAACTGGCCCAACAGGCTAATCTGCAATGACAAAAACGGTGTCCTTCTTCAAGATTGGTAACATTGGCCCAATGGGATCGACTGGGCCAACGGGCGCGATTGGGCCATTAGGCTCGGCTGGTCCTGCTGGAACTCAAGGCACTCAAGGCACTCAAGGTTCAACTGGTTTTGTTGGTTCAACAGGTCCAACAGGACATGCTGGACCAACGGGAACAACAGGTGCTCAAGGACCAACAGGAACTCCAAACGGAACTCAGGGCGCAGTTGGTCCAACAGGTCCAACTGGTCCTGTCGGTTCGATCGGCCCAACTGGAGCAACTGGCCCTCAGGGATTCGTTGGAAAAGTTGGTCCTCAATCTGGTGTCCAAGGTCCAACAGGAACTCAGGGTGCCCAAGGATCACAAGGTGCCCAAGGATCACAAGGTGTCAAGGGTGCTCCTGGAGCAACTGGCACTCAAGGTCCACAAGGAAATGTCGGAACTCAAGGTTCAAGCGGTGGAACGGGCGCTCAAGGACCAACAGGCGCAGCACCAGTCGGACCAGTCGGTTCAATTGGTCCTCGTGGTCCTCAAGGATTCGCAGGCACAGCACCAGTTGGTGCTCAAGGCCCAGCGTCAGCAGTTACTGGTCCGCAAGGACCAACAGGGTTTGCTGGTCCAACAGGCCCAGCATCTGGCGTTCAAGGTGGAACAGGACCAACAGGTCATGCTGGACCAACTGGTTCGGCTGGTCCAACAGGAGCAACTGGTCCCCAAGGAGCTCAGGGTGCTCGTGGTCCTCAAGGTGCAACTGGCGCGCAAGGCCCAACCAACACATCTACCATCTTCCCTGGCCCAGCCGATGGTTCAACTTTGGTTTTTGGTTCACTCTCTCCTGGTACATTCTCGAAAGATTCTGGATCATATTCTGCTGTTGGTAGAGTTGGAGGCACAATCACTGGTTATTCATGGTCGTCGACCGTGATATCGTCAGATAGTGGTTTCTTGACTGCGTCTCCAAATTCTCCAAGCGCATCATCATCAACCATTCACGTTACAGATAAGGTCAAACCAGGAGCTGGTACAGATAATTTTGGTGTGTTGCATATTGCAGTCACAATCTCATATTCTGTTGGTCCGCCAGCTACAAGTGCGTTCCGTGTACTAAATACAGATTGGCAGAACCAAAACTAATCCAGAGGAATTCTATATCATGTTGATGAAAGACCGTATATTCATGCCACCAGAAAGACCAGAATTCCCAAACTATGTCTTCACGAAAAACTTCTTGACAATATCAGAATGTGAACGATTGATTGGTGAGTGCGGAGAACATCCAGAACTGAAGTTCGCTGTTATTGGGAATGGAAGCGATGGAGTGTCTCAAGAAAACCTGGCATATCGAACAGTCAAAGTCAAACATCTTTGGGAAGACAGTTTTGATTGGGTGTATACCAAACTCCATGATGAGATTCTCAAAGTCAACAAGATTTTTGAATTTGATCTCTCTGGGATTGATGAGAACTTTCAGTTTCTGAGATATGATTCTCAGCCAGAAGGATCGGTCATTCCTCCTGGTCACTATGGTTGGCATCAAGACTACGGTGGTGGCCCATACTCTAGGCGCAAGATTTCTGTAGTGGTGAACTTGTCGCCACCTGCAAATTACAAGGGTTGCTCTCTTGAAATCATGACACACAATGCGTTCACAGTTTCGCATACAGAACCAGGAACAATGATCACGTTTCCTTCATATCTACCACATCATGTGACGGATATCACAGAAGGAACCAGATTTGCTTTGGTCACGTGGATATCTGGTCCGCGCTTCAAATGACTAAGTAGAATCACAATCGCGTATATTCCTAACACATGGACGTATCTGAATATGAAAAATGTAATCCTTGGATTCCTACTCTTGACATTGGTGACTTTGTTTTCTCCAGTGGCTTTTGCAGATGACCAGCCAATCTTTGTTTCGCAAGCAACAAAAGACATGTCTGGCGACTACTATGCTGTCAGACAGTCAACACTGACTGGCGCAAGCACCGACTTGGCTTCACCAAACAGCGGAGTTGCTCTTGAAGTATTCCCTGCTGGAGACAGCATCTTCGGTGGCACATTCGTTGGCACCTTTGTTTTCGGTCAGGTGTATCTGGCTGGTTCTCCATGGTTCACATTCCAAACAGACCATGCTGATCAATTGAATGCTCAGTATCAAACAGCATTCTCCGTTGTCCTCGTAAGTACAACAATGACACCAGCTGGGACCGCAGTCAATGCGCAACTCGGTGAAGGTACGTTGACTTTTGATCCAGGATCAAATGGCGATGGACATACAGCGGATTTGTTGATGCATTTCGATGCACCATTCACTCTCTACGGAACGTCAGTGAATAATGTGAGATTTCGTCTGCATCGCTTCTCAACATCTGCTGTTGATGCATGCTTGCCTGTTGATCAGTTCTCACCAGTTGCACCATACGGAACGCTTCCTTGCCATTAAGATAATGATGGGAAGCCCGTCCCATCAACAAGGAAGTTGAAGAATGTCGGGCATTCAGCCTCTATACATCAAGCCAAATGGCTCAGTTATCAAAAAGTCGGAGCTCACAGGCTCCGACTTGACTGATGTCAACAATGACGTTGGTGCGGCAGCTATTGCTGGCGGCGCGGGTGCATCTCCGACTTCTCTGATTGTAACACATACACCAGTCAACTATTCAATTGGCGGAGCAATTCCGCCAGTGTCGAAATATGTCGACACACATCTTGCTGGTATTGACACTGAGCTTGGAGTCATTCTTGGACTCATTGGCGGTGGTTCCTCTGGATGGAACACAGGAGCAGATTCACCAGTTCCAAGTGGCACAACCAATATTGATTGGACTGTGTACAATGCGTTCAAAGTAACGCTTCCAAGTCTACACTTCACACAACCAACAATCACAATAGCATTTACTGCGCCTCCTGCGTTGCCATCAATGCTTGTGCTTGAACTTTTCCAACCAACACATTTGATTGGTTGGAGAGAAACAAATTTGGCTGGATCAACATTGCCATCTCTTCAGATTTCTGGTGGTGGCATCATTCCTGCTTCTTTGAATCAAAGTGAAACTTTGGTGCTGACTCTTTGGTGGGATGGCACCAATTACAACGTCACATCAATCAATTCCAGCGCACAATATCCATATGGAGCACCAACATTTTCGACATTCAATGCTGGTCCTGGTTTGGTTTCTGATCCAGGGACAGATGGATTCATTCTGACGTCACATGGTTGGGATGTTCCAGCATTTGATGCTTCTGCTATCATCTCTGGTGTCTTTTCAACTGCACGCATTCCAAGTCTTGATGCCTCAATTATCACAACAGGTGTGATCGCAACTGCGCGCCTGGGTTCTGGCACCGCTGCTGCAAACAGTTATCTTGCTGGCGATCAAACATACAAAAGTGCTCTTGTTCCTGCTTCTGTTGCAGCAACAGGCACAGTTACTGGATCAAACATTTCTGGTTCAACATCCGGAACCAACACTGGTGACGTTACACTCGCAGCAGTGGGTTCAACTCCAAATGCGAATGCAGCAACATTGTCTGGTCAGGTTCTCAATCTACAACCAGCTAATGGCACAACACCTGGTGTATTGACTGCTCTTGCTCAAACAATTGGTGGTGTCAAAACATTCACATCCAATCCAATCATCACAGGAAGTCAACCACTTCTCGATATCACAGATACACATTCTGGTGGTAAGCATTGGCAGCTCCGTTCTGGTTTAGCTGGTGTTGATGTCCTTGACTTCTATAGTGTCAACAATTCCAAGACTCTCATCTCCTTCCAAGCAGATGGTAATGTCAACATCGGAGCTGGAAGCAACCCAGCCAACAACTCACGATTGTATGTGTTTGGCGGAGCAAATGGCGCTAACATCGATGTTCGTGGTGATGCCGCTGTTCAAGATCAAGCTGTCATTGAGCTAGAAGGCTCTGACTACGATACCAACTTCAACTCTGTTCGTGTTCAGAACTATGGTGTCGCCAATGTCTTCGGCAACACCATGGGTTACACCAACACCAATCTTCAAGGATTGATGTTCCAAGGCGTTGACACTGTCACCGCGATGGTTGTGGCACTGGGCAACTTCGACATCCACTTTGGAACCAACTTCAAAGAATGGATGGACTTGACCAAGCTCGGCAATCTTGGTATTCACACAACATCACCAACTGCGAACTTCCAAGTCAACCAAGCAACATATGGTCCTGGCACAGTATCCAATGGAGCTGGCGGCACCACAGTGACTGGTGTCGGAACACAATTCACCAACACATTCAAAATTGGCGACACAATCACCATTGGTTCTGAAACCAAGGCAATTTCTGCAATTGCTTCAGACACATCGATGACCACTGCGTCATTCACCAGCGCACACAGTGGTCTTTCATATACACTTGTTGGCGGAACGCGATTCCAGGTCTTTGGTAATGGTGCAGCCACAATGGCTGGCACATTCACGGCTGGCAATTTCTCTGGAACATCTTCCGGAACAAACACTGGCGACGTGACGCTGACTGCTGTCGGTTCATCTCCATCGGCAAATGGCGCTACATTGTCTGGTCAAGCACTCACTCTTCAACCAGCTGATGGAACACATCCTGGATTGTTGACTTCTGGCGCACAAACCATAGGCGGAGCGAAGACATTCTCTGCTGCTATTTCGGCATCAAATCTATCCGGAACCAATACTGGTGATCAGACAATCACCTTGACATCAGACGTCACAGGCTCCGGAACAGGCTCGTTCGCTACGACAATCTCTGCGGCTGCCGTGACCCTTGCCAAGATGGCGAACCTCGCAGCAAACTCGATCATCGGTAACAACACTGGATCGGCTGCTACACCTATTGCGTTGACTACAACTCAGACCAAGGCATTGTTGGCAATTGCTAACACCGATGTCAGTGGTTTGGGAACCATGTCGACACAGAATTCAAACGCAGTCAGCATCAGCGGCGGAACCATTACAACCACTGGCTTGGCATCAGAGACATTCTCTACTGCTGCTGCGGTGTCTGCTGCTGGTTCAACTCAAGGCACAGCAACTGCCATCACAAATGATTTCAATGTGATCACCACAGTTGCTTCTTCAACTGGTGTTGTCTTGCCTACAGCAACCGTCGGAAGACGTATGGTTGTTGTTAACAAGGGTGCAAATCCTCTTGCTGTCTATCCTGCTTCTGGAGCATCAATTGATGCTCTCTCAGCCAATGCCGCAGTTACAATTCCAGTTGCTGGTTGGGTTGAGTTTGACGCATCATCCACCACTCAATGGTATTCGACATTCAATGCCATCTCAACCTCGGCATTGACAGGTGATGTGACAGCTTCTGGAACAACCAACACGATGGCAACCACCATCGCTGCTGGTGCAGTCACATTGACAAAGATGGCGAACCTTGCTGCCAATAGCATCATTGGAAACAACACTGGTTCTCCTGCCACACCTATTGCGTTGACAGTTGCTCAGACATTGACATTGCTTGGCATCACCAGCGGAGCAAGTGTTTCTTCGGTGGCAATGACTGTTCCATCAATCATGTCTGTTTCTGGTTCGCCAATCACAACATCTGGAACACTTGCTGTCACCCTGGCAACTCAATCTCAGAATCTATTTTTCACAGGACCTGCCTCTGGCTCAGCTGCGACACCAACATTCCGTGCCATTGTTCCTCTTGATCTCGGAACTGGTTCAGCTACAGCAAACAACGTGTTGCTTGGCAACCAGACATGGGGTACTGTTCCAAATGCTGGATTGACCAATTCTTCGCTGACTATTGGAACAACAGCAATTTCTCTGGGAACCACAGCAGCAACATTGACAGCATTCGGAGCTGACCAAGAAACATTCTCGACAGCAGCAACTGTCTCAGCTGCTGGTTCAACTCAAGGTACAGCAACTGCGATCACCAAAGACTTCAACGTGGCAACAACTGTTGCTGCGTCGACAGGTGTTGTTTTGCCTACAGCTACAGTTGGTCGACGTATCATCGTCATCAACAAAGGCGCGAATGCCCTTGCTGTCTATCCAGCTTCTGGTGCAGCAATTGATGCTTTGTCTGCAAACGCATCTGTTTCTGTTCCAGTTGGTGGATGGATTGAATTCAATGCTTCAACCACCACTCAGTGGTATTCAACATTAAATGCAATGTCAACTTCAGCATTAACTGGAGATGTGACAGCTTCCGGAACAACCAACACAATGGCAACTACAATTGCCTCTGGTGTTGTCACTCTGGCGAAGATGGCAAATTTGGCTGCAAACTCATTCATTGGAAACAACACTGGATCACCAGCAACTCCAATCGCATTGACTGTCGCACAATCATTGACACTGCTTGGTGTGACATCAGGCGCTTCTGTTTCTTCAGTTGCGATGACAGTCCCATCTATTCTGTCTGTTTCTGGTTCTCCAATCACAACATCTGGAACACTTGCTGTCACACTTGCAACTCAGACACAGAACTTGGTCTTCACTGGTCCTGCTTCTGGTTCAGCTGCGACACCAACATTCCGCGCGCTCGTGGCGCTTGATCTTGGAACAGGTACAGCAAACAGTGGTGTATTCTTCCGTGGAGATATGACCTGGACCAACCAGCTCGCAGGCAATCTGATTTTGACTGCTGGCAACTCTGCGTTGATCGGAAACACAACAGCAACAACATTGAATTCGATTGCTCCAACTCTTCAAGTTGTAGGCACAACCAACGCCAAGGCATCTGGAATTTTTGGACAATGGACTGCTGATGCTGTTGGTTCAACAATCCAGTTCTCCAAGAGTCGTGGTACTTCAATCGGAACTACAACCGCAACTGCCTCTGGCGATGTGGTTGGTAAGCTAGATTTCTGGGCAGCCAATGCCAATGGTACATCTGCAATGGCAAATGCTGGATACTATCAAGTTGTAGTTGACGGTACACCAGGCACAACATTCTCTCCAGGTCGCCATGAATGGTACACAGCAACTGCTGCGGCTGGTCCAGCTGTCAAGATGACATTGACCAATGGTGGATTGCTTGGAATCGGTAATACACCACAATGTACGCTTGATGTTTCTGGATTCATTCGTCCTGTTTCTACTGCTGTTGTGGCTCCAACAGGCGGCAAGGGATTGGAGTTGTATTACGACAGTGCTGGTGATACTGGTGGTGTTCTTGCATATGATCGTACAGGCGGAGCATATAAACCACTCTCACTCCGTGCTCTGAATTTCACATTTGATGTCAATGGCACAAATGCGATGGTGGTGACACTTCCAATAGCTGGTGTTGGTCAATTCCGAGCTGGCTCTGGTATATTGGCATGGGGTAGCAATCTCGGCACAACTGCTGCCAACTACAATATTGGTGGTCAGGGATCATACACTGGTTGGAATGTAACTGGCGGCAACGGCGAAACAGATTTCATCAATCACAGAGGCGGTGGTGGCGGCGGATTCTATTTCTACAACACTGATGGATCAACATCAGTTACTGCCATTGCTAAGATCATTGGAAATGGTACTGCTCTCGGTCAATTCTTGGGAGCAAATTATGGATCAACCGAAATTGCCAAGGGCACAATTACATCAACTGTGACTCTTGACTTTACAGCTGGCATGTATCAATCATTCACATTGACAGCTTCAACAGCATACACAGTTACATTCACTGCTCCAACAAATCCATGTATGATCTATGTGAAGGTTACAGCACCATCTGGTACTGTGCCTGCTGGTACATGGCCAACCGTCAAAGGAACAGCATTGGCTTCTCCTATCACATCAAGCAAAGCCAACTTCTATGGATTGTTTTATGATGGCACAAACTATTGGAACATCAGTTCAGTCTTGAACCAATAATCTCTGTCATCCTCTGGATGGCCTAAATACAAATGATTGGTCTCGTCATACAATTTCACAAGGGAAACATATCATGTCTAACAAAGAACAAACAAAGGCAGAACCACGTACAGGTATCATGTTCAACGCACAGTTTGTGCAGGTAATTGCCGACTATCTGACCACAAAGCCATACAAAGAAGTTGCTGGCATCATTTCTGGCCTTCAGACAGGTAATGTGATCGATGATCTCGGCATCGCGTTGATGGACACATATCTGAACAAGAATTATGCAGGTTTCCTGAATTTGTCGGAAACTGTCGCGGCTGCTTTGAAGCCTACTGAGGCAACTCCGCCACAAGCGGAAGTCAAAAAAGGCGCAAAGAAAGGTTCAACAAAGGAGTAATGTATCATGGGTTCATATGAAGTCGTTCTGATGTCATTTTTGGTCAAGTGTGTCTTGGCCATGGGTGCTTGGCTCATGTTGCGCTTTGCTTTGGGCAACCTCGACAACCTGGCTGGGTTCAGTTTCAAAACATGGATAAACAATGAAAATGGCAGTGATGTTGGCAAGGGCATTTATCTTGGTGCTCGTATTTTTGCCATGGCTTACTTGTTCAGCTCAATCCTCTCCTAGTACAGAGAGTTCCCAGTTCACAGGGACGATCGTAGAAGGAATTGGAATTCCGAGCGAGATTGAGGCACATCGTGCCTCAATGCGAATTGGCATCACTTTCAAGAACAACAAGTATGATGAGTCATTCAAGAAATACGTTGGCATGTACAACCCAACTCTTGATTGGCGTTTGTTGAAGGCGCAATGCAACACAGAATCAAATCTGAATCCATTGGCTGAGTCGCCAGGAGTTGGAGCACAAGGTCTCTGTCAGTTTATGCCAGAAACATGGGCAGAATATCAGTCTGATCTCCACACTGTCGGTTCCCCATTTGATCCCAAGACAAACATCATGTTTGCGGCATATTACATGCATGTCTTGCGTGATCAATGGACAGCCAAACGTCCAGAATTCGATCATCATTCGTTGGCTATGGCATCATTCAACGCAGGCACTGGGCATATCGAAAGAGCTCAGAGGAAATGCGGAAACAAGAGTCTTTGGTTTGAAATTTCGCCATGTTTGGTACAGATCACTGGAGTTGCGAACGCAAAGCAAACCACTGATTATGTCATCCGAAATTGGCTCACATACGAGGACATAGTCCTCACACAAAAGAAGTAACAGGTGCATTATGGAAACAATTCTTGCTTTGGGTTTGAAATACTGGAAACAAATCATCGTTGTGATGTTTCTTATCTCGATGGTTGGCAGTGTTGTCTATCTCTACAAGGACAATGAGTCCTTGAGTGGTCGTCTTGCGCTTGCGCAGGTTGACAAGAAAGTTGCGATCGATGATTACAATCGTTTGTCCAAAGCTCAAACAGCTCAGAACAAACAGATTGAAGACCTTCAGTCTCGCAATGCCGATCTTGAAAAGGCATTGATGACTTCTCAAACAACCATCAACACAATGGCAGCTAATGCTTCTGTCTTGGTTGGAAAAATCAAGAATCAGGTGTTGCCTCTTGATTGTCAAGGAAAGATCAACTGGTTGAAGCAACAGGCTCTTCAGATTCAGAAAGACTTCCCAGAAGAAGAAGCTCCTTTGCCTCAGCCACCAGTCAAGTCTTCACTATTGAACCTGGTTCCATCCTACTTGAAGGGAGGACACTAATATGAGAAGCGTCGTCAAAATGCTAGTTGTCCTGTTGTTTACAGCAGTCATCGCTGGATGTGACTTAAATCCAACCAAACCAGTTGAACAACAGATTGTTTACATTGATCGTGTTGTTCATGCTGATCCACCAAAACCAAACGACGTTCAGAAGCCACAAATTCCTGTTAAACAATTGACTGGAACAGAATCAGATGATGACACGTTGAAGGCATACGCAACATCAGTTGACTTGCTATTGAATTACAGTCAGCAACTTGAAGCATCTCTGAAACCATTCTGGGATGCTTACAATGCTGCGATGGCGGCAAAGGCTAAGGAAGCAGCTGCCGCAAAACCACCACAAGGAAAGAAGTAACATGACCACAGCAACCCTTGCAGATATTACACGCGGCGATACTCTCGCGTACAAATTGACGTTCACAACAGACGCCAATCCAGGAGTTGCTGTGGATGTTACTGGTTGGGAATTCTGGATGACATTCAAAGTCAATCTGGGTGACCCAGATATCCTTGCTCCTCTCCAGATGTTCTACGACAATCCAACAGCTCCTTCAACTGGAATAGTCACACTTGAGATTCCTGGTGATTGTTGCGATGATCTTCCAATCGGTCTATTGTACTGGGATATTCAGGTTGTCATTCCAGCAAGTTCAACTCACGCCAAATTTGTTCAGACTGTTCTCTCAGGAACTGTCAACGTTGTTTCTGACGTCACAATCACTTCAGTCTAGGATATCAAATGAAGACCACTATCTCACAACTTGATGCTATTGCGGCGCAGGCCACATTGATTGCTAATGCGGGAACTCGTTTGGGAACTCCAAAGGTTTCTGGATTTTTCATCACGGGCGGCAGTATTCATTGGGAAGCTGATCGTCCTGGAAACATGAATTTCTTGATTCAAGCAGCAAACCTCATTCCACCTGCTCCAAATGCCGTTGCGTTGCTGAACACAGAAACAGGCTTCACCGAAGATGTTTCTGGCAACACAATCGTGGTAACAGATACTGGCGCCTTGGTTTTGTATTATGTTGTTTCGGACATCCATGGAAACAATTCTCAATCTGTGATCAACAGTTTCGCATTTACACACTAAGGATTACAGGTAATGCTCAGAACTTTCCCTGATTTCTATGCGGGCGACTCAATCAACTATGCGTTTGATCTCAGAGATGACGCTGGTGCTCCGCTGGATTGTCAGAACGCCAAAATCTGGTTGACGCTCAAGCACAAGCCAGAAGATTTGGATACAGATGCTGTGCTTCAAACCATGTTTAGAATGCCACAATATTCTGATCTGGCAAAATATGGTAAGGTCTCAATCTTTGTCCCTGGAACCATGACTTCTCCACTTGCAGCAACATTGTATTGGTGGGATTTGAAGTTGTGTCTTTGGAATCAAACCACTTGTGCTATGGGCACAGTCAAAACAATCGGCCTTGGTGTCTTGCGAGTCAACCAAGAAATCACACGTTCATATTCGTAGACATGGGCGGTGATGCATGGCTGACACAATTGTAGTTACATCTCCAGATAGCAGTGGAGTCAACACTGTTGGGCGAGTAAATGTCAACACAAAAGATTCAGTCACCAACGCAACGTTGGTCAGAGGAGTAACTGCGCAAGGTGCGGAGATTCCTCCAGTTCAAATATCCACAATCAAAGGAGATACTGGCTCAACAGGTCGAGTTGGTCCTAGCGGTGCGCAGGGTGCGCAAGGCGATCCAGGTCCAAGCGGTCCTCAAGGCTCAGTTGGCGCGCAGGGAGCGAGCGGCGGAGTTGGTCCTCAAGGAGCTCAAGGAACATCTGGTTCACCTGGTGCTGCAGGACCAACTGGATCACCAGGCGCTCAAGGTGCTCCTGGAACTATCGGTCCTCAAGGATCAACTGGTCCAACAGGTTCAACTGGAATTGCTGGTCCGACTGGTCCAACAGGAAGCACTGGTGCGCAAGGAGCCACAGGAGCTGGAGTACCAGGAGCAGCTGGTCCAACGGGCGCAAATGGTCCGACTGGCCCACAAGGATTCCAAGGAGCAACTGGTGCAGGAACACCAGGAATTGCTGGTCCGACTGGTCTTCAAGGAGCTGTTGGTGGAACAGGCCCAACAGGTTCAACTGGTCCTCAGGGATTTCAAGGAAACACAGGCGGCATTGGACCAACTGGTCTCCAAGGAGCTGTCGGAACTACTGGTCCGACTGGCGGAAATGGTCCCCAGGGATTTCAGGGTGCTGTTGGAACAACAGGCCCAACAGGAAGCACTGGACCACAAGGATTGACAGGAATAACTGGTCCGACTGGACCAACAGGCGGAACTGGACCACAAGGATTCCAGGGCGCTGTCGGAACTACAGGTTCGCAAGGAGCAACTGGTGGTTCTGGACCAACAGGACCAACAGGAAATACTGGACCAACAGGATCACAAGGTGCTCAAGGATCACAAGGAGCTTCTGGTCCGACAGGAGCTAATGGTCCAACAGGTGCTCAAGGATTCCAAGGTGCCGCTGGTCCAACAGGTGGCACAGGACCAACTGGTCTTCAAGGAGCAGTCGGAACGACAGGACCAACTGGACCAACGGGTGCTCAAGGTGCCGTTGGTCCTACAGGCGGAACTGGACCACAAGGACTACAAGGAAACACTGGTCCAGCAGGTTCAACTGGTCCGCAAGGATTCCAAGGAAACACAGGCGTCACAGGGCCAACTGGTCTTCAAGGTGCGGTTGGAACGACAGGAGGAGCTGGACCAACTGGACCAACAGGCGGCACTGGTCCGCAAGGCGCGCAAGGTTCAGCAGGAACCACAGGTCCAACAGGACCAAATGGTCCACAAGGATCACAAGGAGCTGCTGGAGGAATAGGACCAACTGGTGGTAATGGTCCAACAGGCCCACAAGGTTCGCAAGGTGCAGCTGGTGGTGTCGGACCAACTGGACCACAAGGACCAACTGCCACCTTAAATAAGGTCACAGGACTTGTTGATTTTGGTTCTGGCGCAAGTGAAGAGAATTCTGCTACAGTATCTGTTTCTGCTGCATGGGTGACACCATCAATGATGTTGATTCCTGTTGTCACAGCGTATAGCGCAGATCATGACGATGAAGATGTCAATCTTGATTGTGTGTCTGCTATCACAACGAATATCAACAATGGCGTTGGTTTCGATATTATCGCATCTGCTCCAGAAGGAACTTGGGGCCGATACAACGTCACTGTCACTGGAGTATAAAACAACATGAGCACAAGAATCAAAGGCGTCTCAAATCTTGCTGATGTGGATAGCAACAGCAATCTCAAAACCAATTTGCCGACTGTTATTTCTCAGGCAGGATATGTGATTCCTGTTTCGGAAGTTGATCCAGGTACAATCACAGGATCATCTCTTCGCAGAGCAATCAACGTGTCGCAAGGTCGAAGAATGGCTGTTGGTCTTGACACTCCGATCTTTGATTTCACATTCAATGCTACAGCTCAAGACACAAGTACATGGAAATGTGTATTCACAACCATGACTATCACTCAAGGTTCTGGATCAGCATTGTTCAATGCTGGTTCTGCAACTGTTTCTGGCAACATTGCTGGACTTCAATCTTGGCGCATGTTCAACTTGCTTGAAGGCGGTCCACTCAAAATCGAACTCTCACTTCTTGCGACAGCTGTTCCACTGACCAACCAGGTTGGTGAATGGGGATTGTTCCAGACTGCTGCTACTATTGCTGATGGTGTGTACTTCCGCTACAGCTCAGCTGGTCTGTATGGTGTCATCAACTATGGTGGCGTCGAAACAGTTAGCAGCTTGCTTCTTGCTTCAATAACAGCAGGAACAACATACAACTTCACTATCATCATCGGTGAAGGTTCTACCGAATTCTGGTATGATCTTGGTGCTGGCGCAGTTCTCATGGGCACAATCACTACACCAGCAGCCCAATCAGAGCCATTTGCTTTTGGTGCATTGCCTGTCTGCGTTCAGCAGCGCAACTCCGGAACAGTGTCTGGTTCTCCTCAGATGCAACTGAAATGGTCAGACGTTTCCGTGATGCAGAAGTCATTGAACTTGACTATGCCATTCTCTGAACAAGTTGCTCTTTGCCGAGGCAATCACCAAGGTATGTCTGGTGGCACCATGGGTATGCTGGCATTGCTGACAAACAGCTTGGCAGCGGGCGCGGGCGCAGCAATGACAAACACAACCGCTGCCCTTGGTACAGGTTTGGGTGGACAATTTTCAGCTCAGCCAACTTTGGCAGCTGGAACAGATGGAATTGTTTGCTCATATCAGAATCCAGCTGGTTCTGTCAACCAAACTCCAAGAACATTGGTGATCACAGGTATCCATGTCTCATCAATGGTCAACACTGCCTTGACTGGCGGACCATGCCAATTCATGTATTCACTTGCTTGGGGTCATACCGCTGTTTCGGCGGCCACTGCTGAATCTGCTTCATTCGCAACCAACACCACAAAGGCTCCTCGCCGCATGGGAGTTGGACTCGAAACCATCGCTGCAACAGCAGCTGTTGGTGTCACTGGCACTCCTGGCGGCATCCATGTTCTGTTGAATTCGCCTATCATTGTCAACCCAGGTGAATTCGTTGCATTGCTGGCAAAGAACTTCGGTACAGTCACCTCTGCTGGTGTTGTTACCTTCCTCGTCACTTTCGATCATCACTGGATTTAATCATGGGTGCTATCACCAATCTACAATCACCAGAAGACCTTCGCAATTATGCGATGAAGGCACTAGGTTCGCCAGTCATCAATATCGAAATTGATGAAGAGCAAATCTTTGACCGCATTTCTGATGCCATTCAGAAGTACATCCTCAAGCACTACAATGGCACCAATGAAGTTTGGGACTTCTACAAAGTCACGGATGCAGACATCAAAAATGGATTCATCACTGTCCCTGCGAAGTACATCGCAATCCTGGATATGGTCGATCCAATCAAGGATTCATTCGGAACTGGTGATGAATTTGATCAGCTGAGTTATCGTCTGGCGAATTCTGACTTCTTTGATTACACTTGGACATTGGCATCGGACATGTTCACGTCATGGTTGGCGTTCCAAGAGAAACTGGAGCTGATCAAGCAGTTCTTCCAGCCACAGCGTCGCTTCCGTTACAACTCCATGACTGGACAGATGCAGCTCTTTGGAAGTGATTGGCAACGTCCAGGCTATTTCTTCATTTGGCATGCATACACATCCATTGATCCAACAGAAAACACCAACATCTACAACGATGAATGGCTGAAGCGATATGCAACAGCTCTAATTGGACAGCAATGGGGTCGCAACGTGTTCAAGTACAATGGCATTCAACTGCCAGGTGGCGTCACGATGAATGGTATCGAGATTCGCAACTACTATGATGCTCAAGTTGCCAAGCTCGATGAAGAATTCCAGAAGTCATATATGCTTCCTATTGACTTCATGGTGGCATAAGTACCAACATGACGATCAATCGCTATTTCAATCTGCTTGGCCAGAAGGTGCCGAATCAGGAAACTGATTTGGTGCGCGGCTGGGTCAAAGAGGCCATCCAAATCAATGGATTCGACCTCTATTACATCGTGCGCGACACAGTAAAATTGGACAAATTGTTTGGTGAAGATGTTTTGTCAAACTTCAAGACCAACTACAAGATCGAAGCATATCTGGAAACCAGTGGTGGGTTTGAAGGTCCAGGTGATGTATTGAAGCAGATGGGATCAATTGTTTCCGACCAATGCACCATCCAAGTACAGCGCGAGAGATTCCAAGAACAGACCACAATGGAGTATCCAAAGGAAGGAGACTTGATCTTCTTCCCAGAGATGTTCAATCGCGGCGTTTGGGAAATCAAATTTGTTGAGGATGAACAACAGTTCTATCCAACAGGCAGTCGTATCTCATTCAAGATGAAGTTGGAGTTGTTTGATCTCAGCGGAGAAACATTCAACACTGGTATCGCCAATCTGGATAAGCGCATGGGTGACTTTGCTCCAGTGAAACTCCAAACACTGACTGAATTGGAAGATGTCTTGAAATCAGACAACAAGCAGATTCAGACAGAAAGCGATGCGATCGTGGACACAACACAATCATCAATCTTCGGTAAATTCTAAACCATGTCATATCTTGATGGCGCACAAGACGAAGTCTACTATCAAACCATTCGCCGCAATGCGATTGTGTTTGCGACTGTCTTTAACAACATGAATCTGATTCGCTTTGATGCGAACAACGTTGCTGTGACCAAGCAAAAGGTGCCACTTGTCTATGGTCCAAAGCAGCACTGGTATCAGAAGATCATCGAAAAGGCTTCGATGACATCTGACCAAGGTCGAACAGTTGAGCTCCAGACAACGACTCCACGCATGTCCTTTTACATGCCAACGCTGAGCTATGATTCAACGCGCCAAATGAATCCACTCAATCAAGTGCGTCAGCGCAATGGGTCTGCAAATGAATTGAGCCAGTTGGCCCCAGCTCCATACAATCTCGACTTCAAACTGTCCATCTATTCCAAGAACACAGATGATGGTTTGAATGTGCTTGAGCAGATTCTTCCAATGTTCACCCCAACACTCAATGTGCGTGTGCGTGAGGTGGACAAGATGGAAGAATTTCGCACAGTCAAGATCACATTGAAGCATGTTGAATGCGATGACAACTATGCGAGTGGATATGAAAAGAATCGACTGATCACATGGGACTTGGATTTTGTTCAAGAAGCTGTGATCTATCCACCAATCCAGAATACTCCATTGATCTTGCAGACCATTGTGGACTTCAAGAATGACTATCTCAACCCTCCTCAAGAACTTGAGAAAATCACAGTAACCGCATTGGGTCAGAATCCACCAGATTACAACAAAGAGAATGCTTCAATTGATATTGAAGACTTCGGTGAATCCACTCTTGAGATGTCAGGTCATATTCCAGGCGGCAACGCAGGAACCGCAGCATCAGGTAGCTATACAGGATTGTTTGGCTATCCACCATACACATTCGCTCTGGCTTCCGGAACATTCCCTTCGACTGGCGGTCTCAGTTCCACAGGTGTCGCATTGGGTAATTGGAAGGCAGCTGCCTCGTTTTCATGGGTCGTTCAAGTCACTGACTCGCGCGATGAAACATTCTTGCTCAACGATTCATGCACAACCACCACGCTATATCCAACATTGACATTGACTGGAACATACCCAAGTGGCGATGTCGGCGTGCCATACTCGCAGAATCTCGCCATCTCTGGTGGCAACGGAGTTTACTCTCTGACTGGCGGAACTGGTCTAGCATCAGGCACATTGCCTGCTGGATTGTCATTGTCTATCGTTGGAACCAATTTGGTTCTTTCTGGAACACCAACAACCATTCACGCAGACTATACATTCACTGTTTCTGTTGATTCTAGTGATGTACAAACTGCAACATCAGCTCAAGATTTGTCAATCACACCAGACCCAGCTGAGGCTCTTGATCCAGGTCACACATCAACATTCATTGATCTGACAAATTCCAATCGCACATCACGCAGTCATGCTGATATTTTCAGCGGCGATCCAAATTGGCAGTCTGCTCGTTCTGTCACACCTCATTCTTCTGGTAAGTATTGGGTTGAATTGACAATTGACGCATCCAACACAGGATTCAATGACGCCTTTGGTGTGATTGATTCCGCATACAATATCTCGAACAATGCTCTCAGCATCGTCGTTGGCACCGTTGGTTATTCCTTCGGATCATTGCTTGGCAATAGCAACAATGTCCATGGCGGAATGGTTCTCAATCTGACTCCATCTGAACCAGGATTGAGTTCAGGTCAAACCTTCATGCTTTGCGTTGACTTTGATGCAGGTAATGGTTGGTTGCAAGGCACCAACACTGGAGGATTCTTGGGTGGCGGCAATCCAGCAATTGGTTCACTTCCATTGTTCTCATTCACTCCAAATACGCAGTTGTTCTTTGCGGTTTCAGTAGCAGCAAATGCTGGTTCATCTGGACCAAATGGACTCAACACAATCAACAGCGGTCAGGCGTCGCCTGTTAATACCGCACCAGCAGGTTTCGATCCGTGGGGTTAAGTGTTATGACAAAAGTTGATGATACATTTTCATCATTGAATGAACTTCTTGGCATCAATGCCGAAGAAAAACAAGAGATGATCTCTGTCGACGATGACAAAAATGTCCAGAGTCTTGTGCCTCAAGACAATACTGTCATTGCTTTCAGAGAGAATACGAATGCGCCAGATAAAGGCCAGAGTGCCACGGATGATTTCAACTTCGCGCGGGAAGTCATTCATGACGCGCTCCAGCGCGCGCAGGACTTGGTTGCTGTCACGATCCGTGAAGCAAAGATCACTGGACATCCTATGGTCATGCAGGCTGCTAACCAAGCAATCAAGAACATTTCGGAGCTGGGCAAAGACTTGCTCGAAATACATAATAAAATCAAGGAGTTAAAGGCTGACGACAAACCTCAGCAGCCTGGCAAGACAATTATTGTTGAGAAGTCGACCCTTGAACTCTTGAGAGAACTCAAGAAAGATATGGCCATTATTGATGGTGAAGCAACAAGGATAGAGCATAATGGATCTGAATCTCGAACCACCAGTTCCTGATTTCAAGTTGAAACGCTCCCAGGGATATCTGGGAAACAAAGAAATTAAGCGAGCAGGAGTTACGTTGCCTCTGACACCAGAGCATATCAAGGAATATGCCAAATGTGCCATGGACATCAACTACTTCTGCGAAATGTACATGAAAATTGTCTCTGTGGACGATGGTTTGATTCCATTGAAGCCATTTCCATTCCAGAAGAAGATCATTGCAGCATCCATCGAGAACAGATTCAACATCGTGGTTTGCGCACGTCAATCTGGTAAGACAACAACCAACACAGCAATCATCCTTCACTATATTCTGTTCAATGAGCAGAAGAACGTGGCCATCATTGCTAACAAAGCGCAAACTGCTCGAAGCATCCTCGATCGTATCCAGTTGGCATACAGACATCTACCAAAGTGGCTGCAACAAGGTGTTGTGGAGTGGAACAAAGGTTCTTCATCCTTTGAGAATGGTTGCAAGATTTTCGTTGGTTCAACGACATCATCATCGATTCGTGGTGAAACAATCGCCATGCTGTTCATCGACGAAGTTGCCTTCATTGAGCCAAACCTGTATGAAGAGTTCTTCCGCTCAGTCTACCCAACCATCTCATCTGGTAAGACAACCAAGATTTTCATGGTGTCAACTCCAAATGGAATGAATCACTTCTACACACTGGTCAAAGCTGCCAGAGAGAACAAGAGCGGATTTAAGCTGCTTGAGTTCACGTGGCGCGATGTTCCAGGTAGAACTGAGGAATGGAAAGAACAAGAAATTGCCAACACTTCTCCTGAGGCGTTCAATCAGGAACAAGAATGTGTGTTCATGGGTTCCACCAAGACGCTGTTGTCTTCGAAGTGCCTCAAAGATTTGTCCTTCAACAATCCGCTGGACATCAATGATGAGAAGACACTCAAGCTCTATGAGAAGCCAATCAAGAGAAACCCAGATATTGAGGATGACGTCAACAACGTTGATCATCAATACTTTTTGTCTGTGGACGTTTCGGAAGGTTTGAATCAAGACTACTCCACAATCTCTGTGATTGACATCACATCAATCCCATACAAGCAAGTCGCTACATACAGAAGCAATCGCATTTCGCCACTGTTGTTCCCTATGATCATCTACAAGATGGCCACTGCGTACAACAATGCGTATGTCCTTGTTGAGAACAACTCCATTGGTCACTCTGTGGTCAACGATTTGAACTTTGACTTGGGTTATGAGAATGTGTTGTTCATCAAGACCACAGAAGAAGAAAAGATTCGTCTGGGTATGAAGACAACCGTTCGAACCAAGAAGCTGGGTTGCTTGCGTATCAAGGATTTGCTGGAATCTGGAATCCTCGAACTGAATGATGAGCAAACCATTCTTGAGTTGTACAACTTTGTTGAGAAAGGACCAACTTATGCGGCTGAGGAAGGATATCAAGACGACATGGTCATGGGCCTTGTCAACTTCGCATACTACTCATCGCTTGAGCAGTTCCGCAATCTGACAGAGAACGTTTTCAAGGTTCATTTCCAGGAAATGAAGAAGAAACACCTTGAGGATTCCATGCCAACGATGCCTTATATGAACATGGATGCTGCCAAGGAAGTCCATTATGACCCGACGGACGAAGAGAACCAAAAGCTGTTTGATCAAGGGTTCTATTTGTAAGATTCTGTAGGGAATAAGTAATCTGTGATGAACATCTATTGGGAAGAAGCTGGAAGCAATCTTCTCTGACGCAGGAAGCACAACAATATATCAAGGAGAAACATAATGGCTGGTTCCTTCCTCATTTCACCAGGAGTACTTGTCAAGGAACAGGATTTCTCCCTCATTGTCCCAACAGTTCCAGTTAACATCGGAGCGGTCGTCGGTGACTTTAACTGGGGACCTGTTGAGGAAATCACACTGATTTCTGACGAGCCAACGCTGGCGCAAGTTTTCGATCCACCTGTCAATCGCAATGCGAAGGACTGGTTCACCGCGCGTAACTTCTTGACTTACTCCAAGAATTTGTATGCTGTGCGTATGATCGACGACGTTCTTACCAACTACGTTTCGTCAAATGGTAGCTCGGCAGTTGGCAACGCTGTTGACCTGACATACACCCCAACACACACTTATTGGAATGCTCCAGCCTCTGGAACACCTTCCAAGATCATCGTCAAGAATCATCAGGATTTCTTGAATCAGTATGACACTCTGAAGCAGTACACCAACGGCACCAACAAGATCAACTTCATTGCTCGTTACCCAGGCAGCAAGGGTAACAACATTCAGGTTGCATTCACAGGTACTGCTGGCTTCGGTGCATGGACATATGCTGATCGTTTCTCCTTCACCCCAACATTGAATGAATTGGCAATGGTTGTTCTGTTGAACGGCCAGGTCGTCGAAACATTCTTTGTTTCCCTGATTCCAGGAACAGTTGACGGCAATGGCCAGCCAATGTACATCGGCAACGTCTTGAATGACGAGTCGCAGTACGTCTATGTCCTTCCAGCCAACTTTGTCACATACACTGGCGGACACAACGGCGACACATATGTTGCTGGCGATGCTCCAACCGTTTACCCAACAACAGTGGTTTCATTGATCCATGGTGGCGACACCACAGCAAATTCATCCACAGCGATGGAAGCTGGATATTTCGCAGGCTGGGCATTGTTTGCCGCAGCTTCCGACATCTCAATCAACTACTGCATGCAGGGTGGTGCTGACCCAGTCGTTGGTAACTACATCATCGAGAATGTGGCAATGGTCCGTAAGGACTGCGTTGCGTTCGTTTCCCCACGTCAGCAAGACGTCGTGAACAACGCAACTCCATCAACCACAATGGTCAACTTCCGTCAGGGTGGCTTGACAGACCTGTCATACAACATCGACTCGTCATATGCCTTCCTCGATGGCAACTACAAGTACCAGTTCGACAACTACAACCTCGTCTATCGTTGGGTTCCATTCAACGGCGACATGGCTGGTCTGTTGGCTCAAACAGCTTACACAAACGATCCTTGGTGGTCGCCAGCTGGTTTGAATCGTGGCCAGATCAAGGATGTGGTCAAGTTGGCATTCAATCCAACTCAGGCAATGCGAGACCAGATGTACTCGGCAAACATCAACCCAATCGTGTCCTTCCCAGGACAAGGTGTGGTTTTGTATGGCGACAAAACAATGCAGGCTCGCCCATCAGCATTCGACCGCATCAACGTGCGTATGCTGTTCATCGTCATCGAAGTCGCTATCGCAAAGGCAGCTCAGTATTTGCTGTTCGAGTTCAACGACGTCTTCACACAGAATCGTTTCGTCCAGATGGTCGAACCTTACCTGCGTGATGTTCAGGCTCGTCGTGGTATTGAAAAGGTCAAGGGTCAAGATGGATTCTACATCATCGCAGACTCTCGCGTCAATACTCCACAGGTCATCGACTCCAACCAGTTCGTGGCAACAATCCTGATCAAGCCTGCGCGTTCGATCAACTTCATCACCTTGACATTTGCAGCAACGTCAACTGGTGTTGAGTTCGCAGAACTTGCAGCCGAGATCACAGGTTCGTCGCCAACCACTGGCACAATCAACCTCAGCGCGTAACAATCAACAGGAAAGGAATCTTCGAATATGGATATTGAACAGTTCAAGGGTGCGTTTAGCGACCTCGCTCGCCCAAATCGCTTCCAAGTGATTCTGTCGCGCGCTGGCAACTTGCAGTTCTTCTGTAAGGCAACCACTGTGCCTGGCAATCACGTCGCGGCAGCAGACGTCAACTATCAAGGACGTATTGTCAAACTTCCTGGTGATCGTGAGAATCCAGATTGGACTGTTACAGTCTATTCGGATACCACATATGCGGTCTATCAGGCATTCCAGGCTTGGCTCAAGGATATCAATGATCCTGAAGGCAATACTGGCAATACACCTGCGGGAGTGAAGGCCGATGGAATTATCAACCATCTTGGTCGTGACGATGCGGTCATCAACAGCTGGCAGATTGTTGGATGCTTGCCAACCGAACTCGGCTCTGTCGAGTTGGATTGGGGTACCAACAACACTGTCTCCAGCTTCACTGTGACGCTGGCGAACGACTACGTCTTGCCAAACTAAGCAGGCAGTAGAACGAGACCCACAGAAGGGAAGGAGTGATATCCTTCCCTTTTTAATTTCTGGCTCTACCAACAACCTAAGTACCACTGTTGAGATAGATTCCATATAAGGGAAATTCATGTTTAAGGTATTCGGACTCGAATTTGGCAAAGAAAAGCAAGCCAATGAAGAGGAACGCAAGCTACAGTCCATTGTCCCTCGTTCAGACCAGGGCGCAGTTGTCATTGACGACAACTATGTCGGGCGTTCTGCGGAATTCTTCATCTATGGCAACACTGCTGAATTCACCTTCCGCAGCCAGAAGGATCGCATCGAGCTGTATCGCAGGATGTGTGAGAATCCATATGTCGACACAGCAATTGATGACATTGTCAATGAAGCAATCACCTTCGATGTAGAGAAAGGCATTGTCTTCTTGAAGCTGGACAAGACCACATTCTCAGAGAGTATCAAGAAAAAGATCATTGATGAATTCAATGGCGTGCTTGAGCTCATGGAGTTTGATTTCAATGGTCCTGACGTATTCCGTCAATGGTATGTTGATGGTCAAACATATATTCATGTGGTTGTTGATCCAGAAGACCTCAAGAGCGGTATCCATGAGATTCGCTTTGTTGATCCCCGCGCAATCCAGAAGATTGTTGAGATTCAGACAGACCCAGCAACTGGTGTCGAAGTATCTCGCAATGAGTTCTACCTGTATATGCCTAACATGGCATTGGATAAGAACAATCTGTCCACCAAGACCAAGATGGCTCAAGAATTCAAGGCTGTCAAGCTGACTGCTGATTCTGTGGCGTATATCTGGTCTGGCAGAACCAACATCGATGGTTTCCCAATTTCCTACATGGACAGAGCCATCAAGGCTTGGAACCAAATCAATTCATTGGAAGACGCATTCATCGTTTTCCATCTTTCTCGTGCCCCATCCAAGCGTGCTTTCTACATTGACGTTGGCGATTTGCCAAAGCCAGCTGCTGAAAAGTACATGAAAGGCATGATTGAGAAGTACAAGAACAAAGCCATCTACGACATGAAGACTGGTCAGGTCGACAATGCTGCCCAGATCAATTCCATGTTCCATGACTACTGGCTGCCTCGTCAGAACGGCAAAAACAGCACAGAAATTGGAGTCATTGAAGGCACCGCACAGAATTTTGCTGGTCCAAATGAGTTGGAATACTGGCTCAAGAAGCTATGGCGCGCATTCAAGATTCCAATCACTCGACTCAATTCAGAGTCTGTAACTCCATTTGGACGTGGTTCAGAAATCACACGCGATGAACTGAAATTCCAGAAGTTCATCAACAAGTTGCGTGGCCGATTCTCACAGCTATTCTCAGAAATTCTGCGTCGTCAGTTGTTGCTCAAGAACATCATCACCCAGGATGATTGGGAAGAGAACAAATACAACGTGCGTTTTGAGTATGCCCAAGATTCCATGTTCTTTGAGATGAAGAGCACAGAAATTCTTGAGATGCGTCTCCAAACATTGAACACAATCACACCATACATCGGCAAATACTACACACAAGACTGGGTTGAGAAGAACGTGCTCATGTTGTCTGATGAACAGATTGATGAGATGCACAACAAGTTGGGTGAGGAAATTGGTTCTGGTATCCATGACAGTGACTTCACAGACAAGGAAGGCAACCCAATGCAGCCTTCACAAGCTGCGAAGAAGGGTTTGGGTGCGGGCGCTGCGTTCGGTCAAAGCACCAACGCGACTTCTACTGATGCCAACAAAAATTCAGCATACTCTTCACCAAAGAGCAAATCAAATCCAGGCAAAAGCCTGATTTCAACCAGAGACAAAGCACCAAAGGGAGCATAATATCATGGCAAATTTGAAGGAAAGAATTGAAAATCTGTTGAGAGAGAAGGTCGCCAATCGCGTCCGCTTTGAAGGCAAGTCTTTGATCAAGAAAGACATGAATGCCTACACCAAATTGGATTCTACTGGCATTTCAAACTCAACTGGCATTGCCACAGAAGGCAAGAAAGACAAGAAGTAGCCATTGGTTTGGAGAAATATGCTTGGCAAACCACAGCCAAAATTCTCCAACCACTAAGTAATTGATAGGAAATGGAATTTCTTCAGGGTTGAAAAGGACTTCAGGGATAATACAATGAGACTGCTTGTCGAAGACATCACAGAGACCAAGCTGGTCCATGAAATTAGTGAGGCCATCTCAGAGAATGGTGGCACTCCTATGAAGCAATATTGGCTGACAGGAATTTTCCTGCAAGCGGATATGAGGAATGGCAACAACCGCATCTATCCAAAAGCAATTTTGGATGAAGCAGTTGATGTGTATCGTCAGAAGTACATCGCGCTTGGGCGCGGATATGGCGAACTTGGACACCCTGATCCAAATGATCCTGGTATCCACTTGAACAACGTTGCAATCTTGACGCAAGACATCAAAGAAGATGGAAACAATTTCATTGGCAAGGCCAAGGTCATTGATACTCCAGCTGGTCGCATTGTGAAAGCCTTCATTGATGAGGGTGTAACATTGGGCGTTTCTTCGCGTGGTCGTGGCGATGTCAAGAATGGTATTGTCCAGAAGGGATTCCGACTGGTCACCGCTGTGGACGTGGTTGCTGATCCTTCTGCTCCTGACGCATTTGCATCTGCATTGGTTGAAGGCAAGGATTGGGTTGTTGAGAATGGCATCATGCTGGATGAGGAAGTTTCAAGTCTTCGTCTGGAATTGCTGGCTACAAACCGCAAGAATTTGGTTGCCAAGAAGATGGAATTGCTTCAAAAGTTCCTTGGAAAAATCTCAACTTAATAAGTAACTGTTGTACATGGAATTTCAACCGATTCGCGAGAAAGGAATCCAAACGTGAAAAAGAACAAAATTACAGTTGCTCTCGATGTGAAAGCATTGAACACAAATTACAAGGTCGAAAAGGAACTCAAGGAAGAGCTGCGCAAGATTTTGGGCGCAGAACTGACAGAGTCCGATGGCGACAAGGTTTCCGTCCTCTTTGAATCCGCAGTGAATGCAAAGTTGAACAAGCTGTTGCCAGCAGTGGCAAAGCAGTTCAACACACAAGTTGCAGCACGTGTGGTTGAAATCAAGGAAGAACTCACAGACAACATTTCTGACTATCTGTCATATGTCGTTGAGCAGTGGTTTGATGAAAACAAGCAAGCCATCACCACAGGCCTCAAGGCAGCACGCGACAATACTCTGATTGAAGAACTTCAGAAGGTGTTCGCAACCCATCTGGTTTCCGTTCCAAACAAGGGCGAGAACCTGGTTGAGAGCCTGGAAAAGAAGCTCAAGAAAGCAGAGCGTCAGTTGTCAGAATCACAAGACAACAACATTGCTCTCAAGAACCGCGTCGCTGGTCTCAAGTGCGAGCGCGTTTTTGAAGACTTGTCGGAAGGCCTCGCAGCAACCGAAGCAGAGAAGTTCATGACTCTGGTTGAGGACCTCGAAGTCAACGATCCAAAAGATTTTGAAACCAAGGCAAAGATCATCCGTGATGCCCACTTCCCAAAGGCCAAGACATTGGCTGAGTCGAAGGTGGACGCCAAAGCAGCAGCTGGCAAGGTGCTGACGGAATCCAAGCAGGTGGGTTCAAAGGCGGCATCAACTGCCAAGACCAATGATGGTAATGGAAATGTCATCGACATGTCCCGTGCTCTCAAGAAGTCGCGATTTGCTTCTTAATTTTTAACCAACATTTCAAGGAAGAATACAAATGAACATGAAAGTCGAACTCACAGAAGAGATCGTCGGCAAGTGGCATGATGTCATCGAGGCAGAAGGCGCTGTCGCGATCAAGGACCCAACGGTCAAGAAGAACCTCATCCGCACACTCGAAGTCTCCGAGCGTACCCTTCAGGAAGAAACCACAACTGGCGCAGTCGCAAACTGGGACCCAGTACTTGTTTCCCTGATTCGTCGTACACAGCCATCACTGGTTGCCAACCAACTCGTCGGCGTTCAGCCAATGACTGGTCCAACTGGCCTGATCTTCATCATGCGCGCGTTCTATTTCAACTCTGTCACATCAACACAGACAGAAACTTGGAATCAGGTTGCTCCTGATCCAAACCAGTCCGGAAACGGTTCTGGCGTGTCGATGACCACATCTGCTGCTGAGCAGCTGGGTACTGCGTTGGTGACCAACACTGGTTCCAACCCACAGCCAGTTCTGCCAACCGCACCATGGACAGAAATGAACTTCTCCATCGAAAAGAGCTCAGTCACTGCTGGCTCCCGCGCGATGAAGGCAAAGTACACTCGTGAACTTGAGCAAGACCTGCGCAACATTCACGGCTTGGACGCTGAGCAAGAATTGTCCACGATCCTTTCCGCAGAAATCACTGCTGAAATCGACCGCGAAATTCTCGCCCTGATCTTGTCCCAGGCTGTCAATGCTGGCAACTTCGACCTCAACACCGACACAGACGGTCGTTGGGAAGTTGAAAAGTACAAGGCTCTCGTCGTCAAGATCGAGAAGGAAGGCAACAAGGTTGCACGCGGTACACGTCGTGGCAAGGCCAACTTCATCATCACCTCGGCAAACGTCGCTGGTGCGTTGAACATGGCAGGCAAGATTGACGCGTTGACCAACTTCGGTTCGTTCGCACCAAACACAGTCGGAATGTCTTACGTCGGTGTCTTGGCTGGAACATACCAGGTGTATGTCGATCCATATGCTACCACAGACTATGTCGTGGTTGGATACAAGGGACCAAACGTGTATGATGCTGGTATCTTCTACAGCCCATACGTTCCTCTTGAGTTCCTCCGCGCAACTGGTCAGGATGACTTCCAGCCACGTATCGGTTTCAAGACACGTTATGGTATCATCGCCAACCCATTCGGTGCTTACACAGACCCATCCTCGAGCTCTGCTCCAGGATACCTGGGATCAGGCAACCAGTACTACCGTCTGTTCACAGTTTCCTCGATCTAATCATCGAGCAACTGAGTCACAAACACTTGGAAACCCGCGCAAGCGGGTTTTCTTGTTTCCGGAAACCGTATAAGTAGAGGCATGATTGAGCACTTGGATAACACATAATGATTCCTGAGAATGTATTCAACGATACCACCATCTGGCACGATGACAATCCACATCGTTCTTTGATTGTTGTAGACAACTTCTATCGACATCCAGATGCGGTGCGTGAACTTGCGTTGAGGCAAGATTATGTGGAAGACCTTCGATATTACAAAGGTCTGCGTACAAGAGAACAGTTCTTGTTCCCTCGCGTCAGGGAAACTTTTCAAGACCTTCTACAGTCCAACATAACTGATTGGACAGATCAATCATTCAATGGTGTCTTTCAACAAACCAATTGCAATGATCCATTGGTATATCACTCTGATCTTCAGAGCTATGCCGCAGCCATCTATCTGAATCCTGCGTACCACCTTGAAGGTGGCACATCATTTTGGGCTCATACTCTGACTGGTCAAATGGACAGCAGAACAGACGATCCAGACAACACCATATTCACCGCTGAATCTGTGCTTGACTCCAAACAATGGAGACTCGTTGACAAGGTGGCCCCAGTATACAACAGATTGGTGATTTGGGATGCGAAGCGTATTCATTCTGCTTCCTCATATCAAGCATCCACGAAATATGATCCTCGATTGGTGCAGTTGTTCTTCTTCAACACTTTCGACACCAAGTCTTAACCCAATTTTAACCTTTCTTGACGTATAAGTACAGTGTGCTGACACATCAAGAGACATGAAGAGAGATGATTTGTATGATACTCAACAACAGAATATTTCGGATTCTCCGAGAGATCAAAGAGGATATCGCACAGGTCATTTGTCTTCTGAAGAAGCTCGTCAGGAATCACGTCCCAGCTCCAACAGCCCTGTATGAGCTGAGATTTTCAGTCCCTTCCATCCATCAAATGTTTTTCCAAGGAGTTACACTCATGAATCTTACCACAGAACAGAAAGTCTCTGTAACCGTTACTGGCGCCAAGACAGCTCTGGGCAATCCAGCTCAGATTTTTGGTGCGGCAACATTTACTTCCGACACCCCAAGCGTTGCAACAGTTTCCCCAAATGCTGATGGCCTTTCGGCTGAAGTGTTTGCGGTTGGCGTTGGTGCAGCTCAGATCAATGTTTCTTTTGAAGGCGATCCAACCCCAGGCGTTGACACAGTTCATCTGTCAGGCGCTGTGAACGTTGTCGCAGCAGAAGCAGCAGTTGGTGAACTGACATTCGGTACACCAGAACTGAATACACCACCAGCTCCAGCACCAGTTCTCGGCGCAGGCTAAGAACCACTGTAGCACGCAACATTCGCAAAAGACCCCAGCAATGGGGTCTTTTTCTTTGTGGGATTGTGGCCCTAAGTACATTCATGTTTACCAGACACGTGCTCTAACATCATGGCAAATCAAGCAAACAGCGGCCAAATTGACTACACCTATGCCAATGAAAACAACTTCAGGGTCATCATCAACAAGATGCCCAAGGTGTCGTTCTTCGCACTGAACACCTTCCTGCCAGAAGTTTCTTCTCCAGGAGCAGGGGTCGCGTTCCCAACCCAAGACATCAATATCCCTGATGACAAGCTCATCTGGGCTCCGCTTGATGTTGGGTTTGTGGTTGATGAGGGCTGGTTCAACTATGAAGAAGTGTTTCGTTGGATGGAAGCAACTGTCATGCCGCGTAACACAGAAGCATCATACATTCAATACAGCGATGCCCTGATCATGATTCTGGACAATCTGAAGAGTCCAGTGCTCAATGTCAAATTCGCATCGTGTTTCCCTGTGACTCTATCACAGGTTGCTGTCAAGACGACAGACTCCACCACATTGTTCGGAAGTGTGTCTCTCAGATATTCATACTACACGATCGATCGTGTTTCTGAACTCACTCCGCCAATAGGCGATCCTCCTCCGATCCTGACACTCTAGAATGCCGAGAGTGCTTGTCTGAGAAGGTTTCTCATAACCTTCCTTGCCAACATCACTGAGATGCTCTCTCGTGCGGAGATTTGCGCTTGACTTTTAACCCAGTTTCATCATATAATAGTCAATCTGACATTGAATTCAACAAGGTTTATTATGACCAAACAGACAGTCGCCCCACAATCTCTTGATGCACTGATGGAAGAAGCCAAGGCTGATCTGGCTTTCGACATGACCACCGCAGAACATGTTTCTGTTAAGGTGCCTTTCCTCACAGAGAAATATGCCAGGAAGCTGGTGTTTGCCAAAGCATCTCTGCGCAAAGCTGAGATGGACATGAATGAAGTGTATGCGGAACGACTGCAGCACTACATAACATCCCACAATATCCGCATCGACAGACGCGATCTCGACACATATGTCAAGGGCGACAAGGAATACAATCAAGCAGTCGCGCGCATGGAGACAAAGAAACTTGAGGTGGAATATCTTCAAGCTATCATGAGCGCACTTGACAAGTTGAGCTGGAATGTGGGTAACGCCATCAAACTGTGGATTTGGAAACAAGGTGGCAGATGAAATTCTGTTATCGCGGCCCAGATAATTAACTGGGCCCAGATAGCAATCATGACTATAGGATACACAAGTGAGTGATGTAACCATCCAAAAACTGAATGACACTTTCCTGCTGGTCGACGCTGACATGTCGATTGCGGCAGAGATAAGTGATTTCTTCACATTCGAACCACCGAATGCCTTTTGGATGCGCAAGAAGCGCCCAATGTGGGATGGCAAGATTCGCCTCTACCACATGGACAAACGATTACTGTATGTCGGCCTGCTGACCCATCTTTTGGAGTTCTGCGACAAGTGGGGCTACAGTGTTGAACTAGACCAATCTCTCGTGCCAGAGATTGCCTCGGTGGATGACATTGAGGCGTTCATTGACAATCTGGACGTGCGCAACGAGGATGGTGACGAGATTGCTTGCTATGACCATCAGGCTGAGGCTGTTCAGCAGTGCATCCGCTTCGGCCGTCGAACCATTGTCTCCCCAACAGCATCAGGCAAGAGCCTGATCATCTATATTTTGCTGCGCTGGTATGAAGCCAAGTTGCGTGCAGAAAACAAGAAAACACTCATTGTCGTGCCAACCATTGGACTTGTTTCTCAGATGGCATCTGATATCTGGGATTACAGCAGTCAAGATGCAGAATTCGATGCTGAATATGATATCCTCAAGATTGCTGAAGGCTCTGACAAAAACTCAGAAACAGCTTGTGTCTATATCAGCACCTGGCAGTCCATCTATCAGGAATCACCTGAATACTTTGAACAATTTGGCATGATCATTGCAGATGAATGCCATCAATACAAGGCGGATGCCATCAAAGGCATTCTTGAGAAGAGCATCAACACGCCATTGCGTTTTGGTCTCACTGGCACGCTGACTGCTGATGGATCCAAATGCAACAAGCTCATCATCCAGGGATTGTTTGGTCCACAGATCAAGATTGCTTCAACGCGCGAGCTCATGGACAAGGGTATCATTGCTGGTATTGACATCAACATCATCAACACGTACTACTCAGAAGAAACAGCTGAGTTTGCACGCCACATGGACTATCACCAAGAGATTGACTTCATCACCAAGAGTCAATCGCGCAATGAGTTTCTGACGAGAATTGTTTCCGCAGAAAAGAAGAACACGTTGCTGTTGTTCCTCAAGCAAGATCATGGTGAGAGGCTTTTTGAGATGGTGGTTGATGCCAATCCTGGTCGCCCAATCTATTTGATCTATGGCAAGCATCCTGCTGATGAGCGCGAAGAAGTCAGACGCCTGATGGAGACCCATACTGACGCAATTGCCATTTGTTCATTTGGAACGTTCTCAACAGGCGTCAATATCAAGAATATCCACACTGTCATCTTTGCCAGCCCATCCAAGAGCGCAATCCGCGTGTTGCAGTCTATTGGTCGTGGTCTACGAAAGCTGGCTGGCAAGACAGTGCTCAAACTGATTGATATCGTGGACATATTCCAAATTGGTAATCGCAGACCAAACAACTACTGCGTCCAACACTCTGTCGAGCGCATGAAGCTATATGCAGCTGAGGAGTTCGACTATAAATTGATTGATGTGGAGATAGAATAACATGGCCACCAAAAAGAAAGCACCAGTGAAAACCAAGAAGCCAGTCACTCGCGGCACAACTGTCGCAAAATCAGTGAAGGCTGTCGCCAAGAAACTTTTGGACAAGCGCATCAATGGCCCCAATCGAAACACCAAGGTGTTTGCATTGCAAAGTGGGTTTGAATTGATTGGAACAATCGTCCATTCGGATGCCGAGAGCGTGTATCTACATCGCCCTGGTGCTATTTTGAGAATGAATCAGTCGTTGGAAGGTGGCGGGATTCAGCAGATTTACTTCTTGATTCCCTCATATGCATTTGCAGTGAATGATATGATTCAGGTGATCAAGTCCAGCATCGCAATCGTTTGCATTCCTGATGAGTACATGATGAAGACGTATGATGCCTTCATCGCGGGAGAGTATGATGCGATGATAGAGAAACCAACGAAAGAGAAGAAGTCAACCAAGAAGGTTGTTGATGGACAGAAGCTGAGTGATCTCTAGTTCTGTCGAATCAAGAAGTTAATTGAAAATTGCGATACCACTATATGGGTCACCCTTCGGGTGACGCTACGCTAACCCCATTAGATCAAAAACAATCATATCATTTTCTTCTTCAGGTGTCATCTCTTAAGTATACGAGCCGAACTTGAAAATCGACCTCAAAATGAGCATGAAATTTTAACCAATTGATTCGTTGCAAAATATACTTTCTGGTATCGAAAAGTTGTTAAGCTCTCGTTTACAAATGGTTGTCCCTTGACTTTGTAGACCATATCATCTATGATAGAGCAATACACCACTCCTATTGAGGATATTTCATGATTCGATCAAAGACTGCCAAGAAGCCAGCTCCTGCTAAGAAAAAGGCTTCATTCGCGAAGAAGGCACCTGTCAAGAAGATCGCAGCAACAAAGAAAGCTGCTCCAGTGAAGAAACAACCAACTCTGTTGAAGAGAGCACTGGGTCTGGATGTTACAATGGGCGTCGAGAAACCTGCCGTTTCTGCCACAAACAAGAACCACTACGTTAACAACGTTGAATTCTATCAAGAGATGATTCAGTTCCGCATTGACAATGCGGATCGCATAAAACAGGGACTTCGTCCCAACATCTCAAACTCCATCGGCAAGAAAATTCTTGAAATCTGCACCAGGTTGTCATTCAAGTTCAACTTCATCAAGTACTCCTTCCGCGAAGACATGATCTCTGATGCAATCCAGAATTGCATCAACTACATCTGGAATTTCAACCCTGAGAAGGGTAAGAATCCATTCTCATATTTCACCTTGATTGCATACCGCGCATTTGTGCGTCGTATTCAACGAGAGAAGAAGATCATGGCTGATCGTCAGAAGTACATGAACCAAATCCTGATTGAGCTGGAAACAGAAAGCAACGGATTGTCGGATGAAGAGAAGTCCATTGCCAAAGAGATTGAAGCATCCATCTTTGGTGATCGTCATGCGGTTGCGAAGGACCCAGGCTATGACATGGAGTTCAACAGTCAGGATGGCGCATATGACTGACAAGAAGTTTGCTATTCTGGGCGACACCCATTTTGGTGCTCGTTCAGATTCCCTGACGCACATGTCATACATGGCGAAGTTCTATGATGAGGTGTTCTTTCCTCGACTCGAGAAAGACGGCATCAAGAAAATCTTCCAGCTGGGTGACTTCCTTGATCGTCGCAAGTTTGTCAACTTCAACACGCTGAATCAGACAAAGGAAATCTTCCTTGATCGCGCTGAGGCTGCTGGATGTGAGGTCTACATTCTGGTTGGCAATCACGACATCTACTGGCGCGACACCATCAAGCTGAACTCCATTTCACAGTTGTACAAGTCATACAGCAACGTTCATTGCGTTGATGAACCTATGACTGTGACTGTTGGAAAGGATTTGGAGATAGACATCATCCCATGGATATGCAAAGAGAATGAAGCTGACATCATGTCCTTCATTGAGCACACATCCTCTTCCATCCTGATGGGTCATCTTGAGTTGTCTGGCTTCCCAATGTACAAGGGAATCACCTCAGAGCATGGCATGGGTTCAGGCCCATTCGCAAAGTATGACCAGGTGTTCACTGGGCACTATCACACCCACAGCGTCAAAGACAACATTGAGTATCTCGGTACACCATATGAGATCACTTGGTCTGATTGTAATGACAGCAAAGGGTTTGGCATCTATGATGTGAAGTTGCGCGCAATGGAGTTTGTCTACAATCCATTCCGTATCTTCCACAAGATCGTGTATAATGACAGCCAACACAACTACAAGAAGTTTGATTTTGCTGCTGTCAAGAACTCATACATCAAGATATTCATTGAGCACCGCAAGAGTGAAGAGGACTTTGACAAGTTCCTTGAGACACTCTACAACAAGTCGGAGCCACTTGATGTCACTATCACTGATCTCACCTCATCATACACTGATTCAGAATTGGATTCAATCCAAAGTCAAGACCCACTGAGCGTTTTGATTCAATCTGTTTCCGATGATGTGAAAGACGCAAAGGACATCCGAATGCTTATCCAGGAAATTCATGCGCAGGTGTTACAAGACGGAGCAAGTGAATGATTCGGTTTACAAATATCAAGGTTCGCAACTTCATGTCGGTGGGCAACAAGTGGATGGGTTATGACTTTGCTGAGGGTCAAAGCTATCTGGTGACGGGCAAGAATGGAGTAGGCAAGAGCATCATCCTGTTAGATGGTCTCATGTTTGCTTTGTTCAACAAAGCCTTTCGCAACATCAATCTGGGTCAGCTGGTCAATTCAATCAACAACAAAGAGTGTCAAGCTGAAGTTGAGTTTGAGATTGGCAAAACCACATACAAGATTGAGCGTGGCATCAAGCCCACTTATCTGAACATCTACATCAATGGCAAACTCAAGACGAAAGATGGCGACTTGCCATCGTATCAGAAGTTCCTTGAGTCCCAAATCTTGCGCATGAATGAAAAGACATTCAAGCAGATTGTGGTGTTGGGTTCCAAAGAATACACTCCCTTCATGAAGCTGTTCAAAGCAGACAGACGCATTGTTGTGGAAGACCTATTGTCTCTGACCATCTTCCAACAGATGGCAACAGTAGTCCAAGCACGCCAGAAATCACTGATGCAAGAGTCGCAAACACTGGCCACTGAGCTTCGGTTTGTTCAGAAGAGCATTGATGAAACAAAAGATTTCATCAACACCTTGCGCTCATCTGGGGATGAATACGTCAGCAACAAGCAGAAAGATATTGAGAAGCACCGTCTCAAGATGGATGAGCTCAAAGATCGTGTTGCTGAGAAGGAAGAACTGGTTGAAAAGGAACGCAAGGGCGAAGACCTTGATGCGTTGTTTGATTCTGTGCAAGAGTCAAAGATGAAGTTGCTTGAGATGTCTTCTGTTGTCGAATCATCAATCAAACGCATCAACGATGAACTGAACTTCTTTGCCAAGAATGATGTCTGTCCAAAGTGCCATCAAGATATCTCGCAAGAATTCAAAGACCATTTGAAGTGTGAGAATGATGACAAGCTGCGAGACTTCCACAAGTGCATCGAGACTTCCAAAACACACACCATCAAACTCAATGATGACATTGATCAGATTCAGGCACGCATGGGCACGATTCGCGATGCTCTGGATCAAGTACGCACACTGTATGCTGAGATACGTTCGCATGAGAACATCATCAACGTACTCAACACTGACATCAAGACGCATTCATCTCATTCTGATTCTGACTTGGCCACATTTGAACGCAAGCTGGCTGATCTGAATGATGACATGACTGCGAAGCGTCAGCGTGACATGGAGATCGTAGTTGAAGGTCGTCGCCTAAACTACATCTATGATATGGTGCGCGATGGTGGTATCCGTTCCAAAATCATTGATCAGTACCTGCCTGTCATCAACAAGTTGATTCGCAAGTATCTGGAGATCATGGAAAGCGATATTGACTTCTCATTTGATAGTGACTTCAAGGAGTCCATCAAGAGTCGTCATCGTGATGCCTTCACTTATGCCTCATTTTCTGAAGGTCAGAAGCTGCGAATTGACCTTTGTTTGCTATTCACATGGCGTGAAATCTCTCGCATGCGCAACTCCTCAGCCACCAACCTGATTGTGTTTGATGAGATTGGTGACTCTTCACTTGATGCTGAAGGCTTTGAATGCTTCATGCGTATTTTGAAGGAAGAAAGTGAGAAACAATGCGTGATTATCATCTCACATACACCTGAGAAGATTGCTGGCAAAGTGGATCGCATCTATGAGTATGATCTGCATCGAGGCTTCACCAATTTGAAGAAACTGACAAACAACGCAAATGAGGTATCACTGACATGAGTGGATTCATCACATTGAAATGTAATTTCATGGTGGATCAACCCACCATCAACAACCGCATCTATCCTCGCGCAATGATGGAATCTGCCATCAAAGAGTACCTGACCAACGGTAGTCGCGCGGGTGAGCTCCTTGCTTATTCAAATGGAAAGGAGTTTGGAGCATCTACCAACTTGAGAGCAGCTAGTCATGTTGTTCAAGATGTTCATCTTGAAGAAAATGGAGAAATCAAAGTTGATTTCAAGATACTCGACACAGCTGCTGGGAGAATGGTCGAAGCTCTTTTAATTGAGGTGCCTGGTTCACTTATGCCAAACATGATCATGGCTGGTAAGCTCAAACAGCACAAGAATGGTATGGGTGAATTGACTTCCTATTCTGAAGTCGAAGACCTCAAGGTGGCTTCGATTGATCTGTATTGTAAGCCATTGAATGAACAGAAAAGTTAAGAAGGCTTGACTTTTGTTTTCGTTCAAGGTAGACTAACTCTGTCATCTATATTTGTTGAGGCTATGCATCATGAGTACAACATTCCACGTCGACTTCATCGCTGACTGTGCGCAGAAAGTTCTTACGCGGTTCCCTGGAAATGATTCTGTAGAAAAGGCTCTCATTCTTCTGATGGTTGGTTTGTATGGTGTTACCTACAGCGATGAACAACTGGCATTGGCACTTCAGTTAGTTCATGATGAGAGTTTGACACCCGAGGAAAGCTATCAGAAAGCAAAGGCTGCTGGTCTTACTCATCAACACTTAACAGGAGCATAATTCATGGATTCAGCAGCAATCAAGATTCTGGAAGATGATACCAGACCAATTGAACAACTCAACAAGTTGTTCAATCCAACATTCGATGCATTTTCGAGATTCAGGTTCCGTGGTCGTCCATTGCGGACCATGCGCAAGCCTGAGTTGATTGAAGAACTCAAAACAGAAGCTGAGGCAAAGCGCGCTCGCCGCCGTGCCCGCAATCTGAGGATCGTAGCATGAAAGCAAAATTCTTCCTTGCCAACTTTGCATTAACTTGCATCACCATGTCATTCATTGCTCTTCTCTTCAAGATGCAAGGTCTTGATCAGTTGACGTGGCCCATGGTGTTGGGTCCAGTGATGCTTTGTGGCACAGTGTTCATCAGCCTGTTTGCTGTCATTGGGTTCTTGTTCTCATTTGGGTTCTTGACAGACGAAACGTAAGTCAATGATCAATTGGAAAATTTAGTGCTTGACTTTTGCCTTCAAAGAGAGTAAGATAGCTCGTTGAGATAGACTTTTGTTGTTCACTGAGAGAGCACATGGCAACCACCCAGCAAACTGAAGCCAAGACCATAGCCAAGCGTATGGTTGAATTGAGCAAACGGTACGTGGCAAATCCGAATGACAAAAACTATGCGGAGTTTCATGCCTACATGAGCATCAAGAATGTCATGTTGGTCGCATTGCTGGCGCTAAATGAACTGGCTGAGTAAGCCTTAATCTATCACCACCCAAACCAAGGGAGTTTCAGTTCCCTTGATTTTCGTCATATTCCATACAGGAGTTTCATCATGCAGTTATCTGAAAAGACCCTCACCGTTCTCAAGAACTTTGCGAAGTTCAATGAAAACATCCTCATTGAGGAAGGTTCTGTCCTCAAGACAATGACAAACCAGAAGAACGTGTTTGCCACTGCCACCATTGAGGAAGAGTTTCCTCGTGAAGTGCCAATCTACAACCTGACTGAATTCCTCAATGCGCTTTCGTTGTTCAAGGCACCTGAACTTGAATTCGAAGATGCCTACATCGAGATCAAGGACACATCTGGACAGGGCATCAAGTATTTCTATGCTGACAAGAGTGTGTTGGCATATCCTGAGAAGGACATCGCCTTCAAGAAGAAGGACTTGGAGTTCAAGTTGACTGCGGTCAAACTTGAGAAGGTTCTGTTGGCAGCCCGTACATTGAACTTGCCAAATGTCACATTGGTCAATGATGGTGAGAAGTTGTTCCTTCGTGCCCATGATGCGGCCAATGCCACATCCAACAAGTTTGACGTCACCATCGATGACTTCGATGTTTCCGATGTCAAGGAATTCCAGGCTCACTTCAAGATGGAAAACCTGCGCTTGCTTGAACTGGATTATGATGTCGCTGTCAATCTTCAAGGCATTGCTTCTTTCAGCAATGAGAACTACAATCTGGTGTATCTGATCGGATTGGCCACTGCCAAGAAGTAATCATTGCATCGGCACATAACTGGATCGCGCCGATTGTGATGGCGCGATCCATCACCAGAAGGAAGTCATTATGAGCAAGTTTGAAAAGAAACTTTGGGTTGAGAACTATCGTCCACAAACACTCAACGATGTGATTCTTCCGGAAACATTGAAGGCTGAGTTCCGAAAGTTTATCGAAGAGAAACAGGTGCCTCATTTGCTCCTTTCTGGACAAGCAGGCACTGGCAAGACCACTATGGCGCGTGTACTCGCAAACGAGATTGGCGCCGACTTTTACATGATCAACGGCTCCAAGGAGTCAGGCATCGACACACTGCGCACGAAGGTCGTGTCGTATGCATCAACCACTTCTCTTGAACACCCAGGCCAGCCCAAGATTCTATTGATCGACGAGGCTGACTATCTGAACGCAAACTCATTCCAACCCGCATTGCGCGGCATCATGGAAGAAGTTTGGGAGAACTGTCGTTTCATCTTCACATGCAACTACAAGAACAGGCTGATTCCAGCCTTGCATTCTCGATGCACTGTGATTGACTTCTCATTCTCTGCCAATGACAAGATTGAGATGATGGGCGCATTCATGTCTCGTTGCATGAAGATTCTGAAGGAAAACAATGTCAAATTCGATCCAAAGGTCTTGGCAGCATTCATCAAGAATCACTTCCCAGACATGCGTCGTACACTGAATGAGCTTCAACGCTATTCAACCTGTGGCACCATCGATGAAGGCATCCTGAAGGCATCAGGGCAAGACCTGATTGATCAGATCGTGGTTTTCTTGAAGAACAAAAACTTCAAACAGATGCGCGATTGGGTTGACATGAATGAATCCATCGATGCTTCGGTGTTGTTCGACAAGCTGTATGATGAACTCACTCCGTTCCTCGCTCCGCAATCTGTTCCAGACCTCATCCTGGTGTTGGATGACTATCAGAACAAGGCAGCCATTGTTGTGAATCAACGCATCAATCTGGCTGCCTGTCTGACAACTCTGATGTCGACACTGGAGTTCAAAGCATCATGAAATCTGTCAAGAAAACTCCCAAAGTTGGCGACTTGAGGATACGCAGAATATTCCTTTTCAAATCAAGGAATCTGCGTCGTTTTGAGGGCGGCATGGAAAAACGTTGGTTAGAATTTGCTGATGTGATTCAAGAATGGCAAGAGTGGACTGAGTGGGAATACACACCAGAAGGCGGCGAAACAGGCTACTATTCTGGATGGAAAGATATCGGATGGTGGGATGAGGAGCGAAACTTATGAGTGAAATCAAACCAGCAACCATTTGGGAGCTGTTGAATGATATCACATCAGAGAAACGTGGCTTGTTTCACGAAGATGAAATGCACCAAAAGGCATACAACATCTTCATCTTCAATCTGATGCTATCACAGCATCCTGATTGCATTCTCATCATCAATCAACTCAATGCCCATGGATCATTGTCCAAGAAGTGGCATCATGATTTTCTGTTCCACAAGCTGCCACGTCGCAAGCGATTCGCGAAACTGGCAAAGCCTGAAGAAGATCAGAATCTTGACAATGTGATGGAAGTATTGAACCTGTCCCGAGAAAAGGCATCAGAAATGATGTTTGCTTTTTCCGCAGAAGATTTTGCGGAGATGGCAGCCTCGTTGGACAAAGGAGGAAGGCATCGTGGCACTAAGTAACTCTGATATCTACCTTCTCGATGACATAGGATGTAACATCATGGATGATGTGTTTGAACGTTTTGGAATTCTTGAGGTTTCATTGGCCTCGCCTGACGACTTCTTGAAGATCAAGGAGACGCTCACGCGCATTGGCATCCCATCCTTCAAGACAAAGACCCTCTATCAGTCCTGCCATATCTTTCACAAGCAGGGACGCTATGGTATTGTCCATTTCAAAGAACTGTTTGCCCTTGATGGCAAGCCTTCGGAGATGACGGCTGATGATACTGAGCGCCGCAACCTGGTTGCCAAGCTGATTGTTGAATGGGGTCTCTGCAAGCCAGTGAACTTCGACATCGCCACATTTAATGTTGGCAATGCGTTCAACAAAACCAAGATCATCAAGTTCGGCGAGAAGCATGAATGGAAACTGGAGTCGAAGCATTCGCTCGGCAAGGTTTCATTGCGCGAAGAACCAAACCAAACAGGAAGACTGGCATGAAGTTCAAACAATCTGTAGAGCTCACAGAAAGCAGAAGCATCACGTTCTATGTCGAAGGCGCTGCTGAGGGTATCGACAAGAAATACAACGATCACGGACCAACCGTCAATTGGTCTGCTCTGGGCAGCGTTGAACTTCCTCAGGCAATAGCATTTGTCAAGTATCTTCAGAAGGCTATTGACACAGCCAAGTCACTCAAACCAGGTCAGCGAGAGAATTTGAATTTCAGCATTTAATATGGGGTATTCATTATGGCAGTTGGAAACATTGAATCTGAGGACAAAGGCACAGCAGCACGTTACAATGACAACAAGATTGAATATGAGTTGATCCCAACTCATCTTCTTGAGTCCACTGCGCGCGTGTTCATGCATGGCAAGAAGAAATACAAAGCATGGAATTGGGCCAAGGGCATGCCATGGTCTGTTGTCATTGGTTGTATGAAACGTCATCTGGCAGCCATTGAGCGCGGCGAAGACTTTGACGTTGGCAAGAAGGGTTCAGGATTGCGCCACATTGGGCACATCATGTGCAACGCAATCATGCTTGAACATTACATGAACACCTTCCCCGAAGGTGATGATCGTCCAAAGTGGTTCAATGGCAAAGCGGAAGGATCGCTTGGTCAGAACGTTCCACTTGAGTCTGAAGATGAACCATCAGTGTTGGGTGGTGCTCTTGCAGAACATCCAGCACCAATGCCAGAAGAAGTTCAGAATCCAAAGATTTTGCGTTTGGATATTGGAACAATGACTGAGCAAGAAGCCACCAAGGCAATAGCCAAAATCCAAGGTGAATTGGATGACAGGCTTCTCAACAAATTGTTGGTCTCAACGAGCATTAAACCAACATTCCCATGTAACTCTGGAATCCCAGGGAACTACGAACATCCAACAGTTTCTGGTGGTGATTTAACCTGACCATTGACTTTCCTCAACTATCCAGCTACACTAGCAGAGGCTGGAAGCAAATAGGAGTTCCTCATGTATACATCTGTCGTTCCCTATGGGAACTCACTACTCATACGCGAACGTGATGCCAAAGGTCGTTTGAAGGCATGGCGTGAGCGTGAGTTTCAGCCATCTGTCTATATCCATTCAGAGAAAGGCAGCTTCACCAATCTACGTGGTGATCAGAAACTTGCTCGTGTCGAAACTGGTGACATCGCAGCAACCAAAGACTTCATGGAGTCTTATGTCGAAAACAGCAACGTCTCAATCTATGGGATGGATAACATTGCTCTGCAATACATTCAAGCCATGTATGACCGCAAGCAACCCATTCCCAAAAGCGCCATTCGAACTGGAACGCTCGACATTGAAGTTGGTTCAGATCAAGGTTTTCCAGACCCCATGGAAGCCAAATATCCCGTCACAGCAATCACTTATTTCGACTCATTCGATAACATATTCCACGTTTGGAGTACATGTGCTTGGGAAAGTTCCAAGAGTGAACTGAAGCCTGATGTTCTTCACAGAGTCAAGTATACGCAATGTGATACTGAAGAAGACATCCTGCGCGGATTCATGGAATACTGGACAAGCAACTATCCAGACATCATCACTGGTTGGAACACAGATGGATTCGACTTGATCTATCTCTACAACCGCATGGTTGGTATTTGGGATGAAACGGAAGCCAACACCATGTCTCCATGGAATGTTGTGCGCACCAAGAAGTTCACCAAGTTCAACAAAGACCAGCATGAAGTCAATCTGCTGGGCATCAATCAACTGGACTACCTGAAGCTGTATCGCAAGCATACATTCAAGATGCAGGAGTCTTATTCGCTTGACCATATTGCTTCCATTGAGCTCAAGGGTCATCGCAAACTGTCTTATGAAGAAGTCGGTTCTCTTCATGAACTCTACAAAACCAATCCCCAAAAGTACGTTGATTACAACATCACCGACGTTGATTTGGTGTTGCGTATTGACTTCAAGAAGAAGCTGCTGGCTCTGGTGATTGACGTTGCATACTTCGCTGGTGTCAACTACGACGACACGTTCTCTCCAGTGAAGATTTGGGAAGCCAAAATCTATGACTATCTCATGAGCAATGGCATCATTGTTCCATGGAAGTCCAATCAAGGAGACAATGACTCTGGCGGTGAATTGCTTGGAGCATTTGTCAAAGAGGCTCCAACTGGCAAGATATGGAAATGGGTGATGTCTTTTGACTTGACCTCATTGTATCCATCCATCATGCGCCAATGGAATCTGGGTCCAGACACACTCACATTGCCTCGCAATTATGAATTGCAGCAAATCCATAATCTGAACATTGTCAACAAAATTCTCAAGATGGAATTGACAGAAGGTCAATTGGAAGCATTGCGCATGGAGAATTTGTGCCTTGCTGGCAATGGAACATTCTACACCAACAGCAAAAAGTCCTTCATGAATGTGCTCATGGAAGAATTGTTCACTGAGCGCAAACGTTGTAAGGACTTGTCGATTGCGGCAAAGAAAGCCAAGACGCATTTGGAAGAAGGCTCTGATGAATGGAAGAAACAAGATGCCATCGTCAGTGAGAACTTTGTTCGCGAACAAGCACTCAAGGTGTTGCTGAACTCAGCATATGGCGCTTTGGGCAACGCATACTTCATGTTCTATGATTTGGATGTGGCAGGTGCTGTGACGTATTCAGGTCAGGCCATCACACAATGGATTGAGATTCGTCTCAACAAATATCTGAATGATCTGTTCAAAACCCAAAACGTGGATTACATTTTGTACATCGACACTGACTCAGTGTACATCAACTGCGAACAGTTTGTCAAACGTTTCATTCCAAAGGGAACACCAGAGAATGACATCGTTGATTTCCTGGACAAGGTGGGTCAGAAGTTCCGCGATGATGTGATTGATCCAGGCTATGAGCATTTGCAGAAACACCTGAATTGCATGGAACAGCTGATGATCATGAAGCGCGAAGCCATCGCCTCGGCCGCATTCTGGAAGGCCAAGAAGAAGTATGCCATGCGCGTACTTGATTCTGAAGGTGTCCGTGAGGAAGACTACAAGATCATGGGCTTGGAAGCAATTTCAACCAAGACCCCAATTTTCTCACGCAAGGCGCTCAAGGAAGCATACAAGATCATTCTCACCAAAGAGAATGAAGCACTGCTTGACTTCATTGATGAGTTCCGAACAAAGGTCGATGGCCTGTCCATTGAAGACCTGGCACTTGGCACATCTGTCTCTGGTCTGAAGAAGTATTCAGATGATGAAGGCTATCCAATCCAAGGCACCCCACAGCATGTAGCAGCCGCGTTGCTCTACAATCGTCTGATCAAGCAATATGGTGTGGATGGCACCTATGAGTCCATCAAGGAAGGCGAGAAGATGAAGATGGTCTATCTTAAACAACGCAATCCATTGAAGACCTTCACTGTAGTTGGTTTCTCCAGCTTCTGGCCTCGTCAATTTGAGCTTGACAAGTTCATTGATCGCAACCGCATGTTTGAGCGTGGATTCTTGTCACCACTCGCTGAGATGTGCGACACATTCAATTGGCAAACTGAACGTGTTGCCGATTTGACACAATTTTTCACATAAGGAAACCCCATGTCCAAAGTATCCGAACTTGCTAAGAAACTCCTGGCGTCATCGAAGTCTGAATATGCCTCGATGATTGAAGAATCAGAAGTGTTCAAGAAGACCTTTGTCCAAACTGAAATTCCAATCATCAATGCTGCTCTGTCTGGACATCTTGATGGTGGTTTGACTTCAGGTCACACAGTGCTTGCTGGTGAATCGCGTTCATTCAAGACCTTGATTGGTTTGTTCTTGATGCGCGCCTATCTCAACAAGTTTCCAGACGCAGTTGCCGTCATGTACGACAATGAGTTTGGTTCTCCTCCGATCTATTTGGAAGGCATGGGCATTGACACCAAGCGCCTGATCCATGTTCCATTCACCAATGTTGAGCAATTGAAGTTCTCACTGGTGTCCCAGTTGGACTCAGTAAAGCGTGGCGACAAGGTGTACTTCTTCATTGATTCCATTGGCGCAGCAGCATCCAAGAAGGAATTGGAAGATGCGCAGAAGGAATCCAGTGCAGCAGACATGACGCGCGCAAAGCAGATCAAGTCGTTGTTCCGCATGATCACTCCATACTTCTCATTGCTGGATATTCCGTTGGTGACCATCAACCATATCTACATGACGCAAGAATTGTATGCACAGGCTGTCGTGTCTGGTGGTACTGGTGTCATGTTGTCAGCAGACACCTGCTTGATCATCACCAAGTCGAAGTTGAAAGAAACCATTGGTGGCAAAGAAAAACACAGTGGATTCCAATTCAACATCAATGTTGAAAAGAGTCGTTTTGTGAAAGAAAAGTCGCGCTTGCCGTTGACTGTTCGATTCGATCGTGGTATTGATCCATGGTCAGGCTTGTTTGAACTTGGTCTTGAATTGGGCTACATCGTCCAACCAAAGAACGCATGGTATGCGCGCACCTTCCTCGACAAGAAGACAGGTGAGTTGGTTCCAGAAGCAAAGAACTGGCGCAAGGAAGATACCAAGTCCACTGAGTTCTGGACTGAATTGATTGAGAAGTCTGACTTCGCAAAGTCAGTTTCCCGTCACTATGCTCTCAAGAGCGAAAACCTTGTATCGGAGGATTCCAATGCGATTCTGGCAATGTTTGAAAACGCTCCTGAGTCGGAAGACTAAGGAAGCAGACATCATCCGCAGGAACGTGACCATCGATGGGCGCAAATGGCCCATCATGATCACAGACATCAGACCCTGTTTTGAGATTGATGGCAAAGTTGGTATTCAAGTTGATTGGCAGCTTGATTTGACTAATCCTCGTCTTTCAGGTATGATAAAGTCTCTACAGCTTCCTGATGGTGAAGTTGTACCGCACTCCGCGATCAAACCAAAAGAACTCGATGAAGTGATGACCAAGATTGGAGACTATCTCCAAGCTGAACTCGCTGAGGGTTTCAAACAAGGATAACACATGAGCGATGAATCACAACAGAAGAGCATCAAATCGCTGTCTTCTGTTCCTGATCTTGTTCTCCATGGCCTGTTGTTCAATGAAGAGTATTTCCGACATGTAATTCCATACCTGAAGAAAGAGTACTTCGAAGATGAGTCATCAAAGATCATCTTCGATACTATTCAAGACTTCGAGAAGGAATACAGCAGCCGCGCAACGCCTGCTTCATTGTTCATCTCAATTGAGAAGCGCAAGGGCATCTCAGAAACAACGCTCAACGATTGTGTTCAAAAGATCGAAGACATTGTTTCTCATGAAGAATCTGGACTAACAACAGACAATCAATGGCTCACCAACTCCACCGAGAGTTGGGTCAAGGACCGCGCGTTCTTCTCTGTGTTGTTGAAGGCAGCTGATGCTGTCAATGGCAAGAAAGAGATGTCGCAACTTGGCATCCCTGATGAGATGAATGAGGCCATGTCCATCTCATTCAACACTACGATCGGTCATGACTATCTGGTGGACGCTGAGAAGCGATATGAGTTCTACCACAAGAAAGAGAACAAGATTCCATTCAAGATTGAGATGTTCAATCGTATTACCAAGGGTGGATTGGTTCCGAAGACACTGACATGTTTCATGTCGAACACGACAGGTGGATTCAAGTCAGGTACGATGTGCGATTATGCGGCATTCTTGTTGACACAAGGCTATGATGTGTTGTACATCACCTTAGAAATGTCTGAAGAGAAGATTGCTCATCGTATTGACGGCAATCTGATGAACCTGGAGTTGGATTATGTTGAGACCATTGGGCGCGAGAACTACATGTCCAAGGTTGAAAAGATGCGCAAGGATTACACTGGCAAGCTCATCATCAAGGAATTCCCAACATCAGGCGCGCATGCTGGACACTTCCGCTATCTGTTGAAGGAACTCAAGCAGAAGAAGAAATTCAAACCAAAGGTTGTGTTCATTGACTATCTGAATATCTGCTCTTCCTCGCGTCTCTCTGCTGCCACATCAAACAGCTACAGCTATGTCAAGTCGATTGCCGAGGAGTTGCGCGGACTTGCGATCGAGATGGACTTTGCCTGTGTCACTGGTACACAAGGTGGTCGCGATGCGATTGAGTCCACTGATGTGGGTCTGGGTGATGTTTCTGAATCCATCGGCCTTCCAAACACCTGCGATCTGTTTCTTGCTATCATCACCACTGAACAATTGGACAGCATGAATCAGCTGATGTTCAAACAGCTGAAGAATCGCTATGGTGATTTGGCAAAGTATCGAACCTTTGCAGTGGGTGTCAACAAGGCCAAGATGCAATTATATGACATCAGCAACCAGCAACAGCCTGGAGTAGTCGCGCCCAAAGGTCGTACAGTGACGACAGGAAATGGTTCTGAGGAGATCAATCTGGAGACAGGCGAAGTAACCAAGATTGCGCAAAGCAAGAAAGGCAACTTCGATGGATTCAAGTTCTGATTGTTGTTACTTCTCGAGTTTCTGAATGCCTTGCGATGTTTCTTGGGCAGGCCACAGGTGTCTGTCAACATATGGAGCAAGGAAGCTCATGATGGCAAGAGCACCAATCAACAACCAACGCGCAATCTCAAGTTTGCGGATGCGCTCATCTCTGATTTTGTTGTCTTCCTTTCTGTCAAGTTCGCGCTGATCAGCTTCCTTGCGAAGCTGTACAACTTCAGCATCGTTGTCCTTCTCCATTCGCTCAAGGTTCTTTGTAAGAACATCATCTTTGGAATTCAGCAACTTTTCCATGGTGAGCATGGTTCGTTCCTGAATGCTGATGACAGCTTCAAGTTTGGATGTGACGCCATCGATCTTGCTGACTGTGTTGTCAATTTTTCCATACAAGAACTGGAGTGATTGAATGTCACGTTTGACAATTTGGATGTCAGTCTTGGCGTTTGCTAGGTCGCGTGCGATTTCGCCTTCGAAGAAAGATGAGTTATCTTGTGGTCTAGGCGACATTGTTTTACAATCCCTTGAGAAATTTGTCAATTGATGAATCGCACTTTACTCCACCATCATTCTCAGGTAGAATAGAAAGAAACCGCAAGAATGAATTCAGCTGAGGCTGAAATTCCTTGGGGACGTAAAAGTGCAACAGTTTGTTTGTGGCTTCTGCACCAAACAAATTGTTCAGTGTTATAATGTGGTTCAACGTCAGATGATGGTTGTCTGATTCACCTTTCTTATATCTGGTCATCAACTTTTTGATGTAGAAGAAGATTCGCATGTCCTCATCGAATTCATCTCCATTGAACATCTGGTCATTTTTGTAGTGCCGCCAGGCATATTTTCTCACGCTGTCTTTGTTCAATACTTCATCTTGGTCGTTCATATAGTCCATGTCGTTAATCTCAGATACCAAATTCCTGCTGATGATCTCTCATAAACTTGAGGGATTTCATCAGACATCCTCAACGACATGGAACTGTCGCTGTCCATTGTGTGGTGACTCCGAGAAGAAGAAGTCCAAGATGCGTGGCTACTTCTACCCATCAAAGAATGGAGACTCAATCTCATTCAAGTGTCACAATTGCGGTGAAAGCCACTCGTTGTCTTATATCATAAAACTGGCAGCCAAAGACTACTATCAACAATACTTATATGAGAGGCTTGTGGGAAGGCAGGGCCAACGCAGAATGCGTGCACTAGACCCTGTTCCTCAAGAACGAAAGCCAAACAGAGCAGTTGCTGTTGACAACTTCAACAAGCTCATATATCGCATTGATATGCTGCCAAAAGATCACGACGCACCACAGTATCTAGCTTCTCGATCTATACCAGAAACAGCTTGGAAAACCATGATGTGGACGCCTACATTCATGGCATTTGTCAACAGTGTTGTCCCAGACAAATTCAACGAGCGATCCCTAAGTAACGATTATCCAGCATTGATTCTTCCCATGATCGACAAAGACAACGTTGTCTTTGGCTTTCAAGGTCGATCTCTTGTTGATGATCCATACATTCCAAGATACATCAGCATCATGCTGGATGAGAACAAGGAACGTTTGTTTGGGCTCAACAGAGTTGACATGAACAAGAAGTTCTATGTCGTTGAAGGACCACTGGATTCTCTCTTCCTTGATAACTCTATTGCCGTTTGTGGGTCAGACATGCAACGAGTCGAAGGCACCAACGCGGTGTTTGTGACTGATTGCGAACCACGAAACAAACAAATCGTCGGGAAGATACAGAAGCTCATCGAAGCAAACCGCAAAGTCTGTCTGTTGCCGCCAGAAGTTTTCTCTGGTGAGGACATCAATGACATGATCGATGCTGGTTACACCCAAGAAGAAATACACGACCTGCTTGATATGCACACATATCAAGGAGCAGTCGCATTCATTCAATTCCAGAAATGGCGCAGAGTTTAATACAGGAGCAACACATGTCTGATACGCAGGAACTCATTGACTATTCCACACCTGGAGTCATTCCACCTTGGTCCACCATTGGTTTGATCACAGCAAAACGAACATATTGCCGCAGACTGGATGAGAACAATGAGGATGGTCCAAAAGAGGAATGGGATGACGTTTGCAATCGCGTTGTAAACTCTGCAAGAACACAATTGAAGGTTCCATTTGAACCTGGTGAGGCTGAGTCCTTGTTTCATATTCTCCATGAGCTCAAGGGAAGTGTTGCTGGACGTTTCTTGTGGCAGCTTGGAACATCGACTGTTGACAAGTTGGGAATGGCTTCGCTTCAGAACTGCGCAGCTGTCGTTGTTGATGAGCCTGTGCGTCCATTCACTTGGGCCATGGACATGCTCATGCTTGGTTCTGGAATTGGTTACAATATCCAGCGCGAGTATGTGTACAAGTTGCCGAAAGTGAAGGAAGATTACATCAAGCCTGTGCGACAGGACAATGCTTCTGCTGACTTCATCGTGCCTGATACTCGCGAAGGATGGGTCAAGTTGCTTGAATACACACTCAAGAGCGCATTTGAGGATGGTCACAAACCAGGCTTCAAGTATTCATCTCAGTTGATTCGTGGTAAGGGCACCCCAATCAAGGGATTCGGTGGAGTTGCCTCTGGTCCAGAAGAACTTTGCCTTGGCATTGGTCAGATTGGTGAAGTGATTGAGAACCGTGCTGGCAAACAGCTGCGTCCGATCGACTGCCTTGACATCATGAACATCATTGGTCAGATTGTTGTTTCTGGTAATGTTCGTCGCAGTGCCCAGATTGCTATTGGCGATGCGGATGACTTCCAGTTTCTGCGTGCTAAGAATTGGGCATCGGGCAACATTCCCAACTGGCGCTCCAATTCAAACAACTCTGTGGTCTGCAACAACATTGATGATCTGCCAGATGAATTCTGGAAGAACTACAATGGCAACAGCGAACCATATGGCTTGATCAATCTCAAGCTGGCGCGCTCGATGGGTCGCACTGGCGAAACCCAGTACAAAGACAAAGAAGTGATTGGATTCAATCCATGCGCAGAACAATCACTGGCCAACAAAGAAACCTGCTGCTTGGCAGAAGTGTTTCTTCCAAACATCAAGTCAGAAGCAGAATTGTTCAAAGTGGTCAGGCTACTCTATAAGGTCTGCAAGCATTCACTTGCACTCAAATGTCACAACAAGGACACCCAGGGAATTGTTCACAAGAACATGCGCATGGGTATCGGTGTCACTGGATATCTCCAGGCTACTGAGGAACAGCGTAGTTGGTTGGCAGAATGCTACAAGAAGCTGCGTGCCTTCGATGTCGAGTACTCCAAGGCCCAGGGATTCACCCCATCCATCAAGCTGACCACTGTGAAGCCATCTGGCACGCTCTCGTTGCTCCCAGGTGTGACTCCTGGTTGCCATCCAGGATATGCTCAGCATATGATCCGTCGCATCCGTGTGGCATCCAATAGCCCACTGATTGAAGTCATCAAGAAACATGGCTATCATGTTGAATATCAACGCAAATTTGATGGCAGCAATGATTACAACACAATGGTGGCTTCGTTTCCATATTCCTATCCAGCAGGCACCAAGCTGGCCAAGGACATGTCAGCAATTGATCAGCTGGAAACAGTTCGCACTCTTCAAACAGATTGGTCTGATAATTCAGTGTCTTGCACAGTGTATTATCGCAAGGAAGAATTGCCTGAGATCAAGGAATATCTGGCCAAGCATTACAACAAGAACTTCAAGACACTGTCATTCTTGTTGCATTCTGAGCATGGCTTTGATCAGGCTCCATTTGAAGAGATCACTGAAGAGGCTCACACCAAGATGGTGTCCAAGTCCAAGATTATCTTGACAATTGATGATGCTGGTGAACTTGATGTTGATGCTGAATGCGCAGGTGGTGTATGTCCAATACGATAGAATGTCCTAATTGCTTTGCGAAACCAATGAGTCGAATTCGGATGGTCAAACATCATGAAACTTGTTGGCCAACGCATATAAGTACCAAGTCAGAACAGGAGTTACCATCCAATGGCAGCACTCGAAATTCCAAAGAAGAAAGAACTGCAAGAACAAGCTGATGAGATTCTTGGTCTTATTGCTTTCCAGCCTTTGACTGAAGCAGTCGAAGTTGTGAAGGAATACAACAAGAATCATGAATCGCATTTCTCGCTCGTTTACAACAACCAAACCCGAACAGCAACAGTGATGAACAAAGGTCGTCGATTCTTTGAGATCACTCCTGACGGAATGTAACAAAGGACATCATATCATGATAAATTATGCAGCAATTGCGAAAGTGGCCCATGAAATCAACAGAGCATACTGTCAGGCTCTCGGTGATTTTTCTCAGCAATCGTGGGAAGCAGCCCCAGATTGGCAAAAAGATTCTGCTGTCGCTGGAGTCAAATTCCATTGCGATAATCCATCAGCAACACCTGAACAGTCTCATGAGAAGTGGTTGGAAGTCAAGAAGGCTGAAGGCTGGACGTATGGTCCTGTCAAAGATGCCGTCAAGAAAGAACATCCTTGCTTCATGCCATATGATGGCTTGCCTGTTGAGCAACGCGCCAAGGACTATCTGTTCCGCCAAACGGTACACAGCTTGAAGGACATTCTTGCCTTCCATACAAAGAACGCTTGACTTCTTTGTTCAACTCAGGTAGAATAGATTCCCTTGTGATAGGAGTATATCATGCGCATTCGTTACGTCTCAGATTTACATCTTGAAATCTCCCGCGACAACTTTCGCTTGGACAACAAGCAGAAGGATGACGTTCTTGTTTTGGCTGGAGACATCTGCTGCTTGATGGATGTGTATCATGCTCAGGACTTCATGGAGGACGCACTGTCCACTGTGATGAAGGATGTCTACATCAACTTCATCAATGATTGCTGCAAGAAATTCAAGCATGTCATTATGGTGCTCGGCAACCACGATTATTGGGGTTTGCAGATTCAGATGCAGCCTGACAATCCTCACTATTTCCTGAGCAACAATCCTCAGGCAGACAAGAGTCCAATCATCTATCAGCATCTGGCGCAAAAGAATGCCAACTTCCATTTGCTGAGTGGTAATTCTGTCTTTGTTGACAATGTGCTCTTCATTGGCGCGACCCTTTGGACGGATATGAAGAATGGCGACCCAATGATCTCCATCCAGTCGAAGACACATATGAATGACTGGCGCAAGATTTATGTGCAATCCAAGTATAGTTGCACTGCGATCACACCTGCTGATTGGGTCAAACTAAATAAGATTGACACTCAGAAACTCGCTGGCCAGCTCAACGCAGCAATCAAGGCCAATGTCGAGAAGATTGTTGTTGTCACTCACATGGCTCCATTCTCCGAGTCAGTTGGTGCAAAATTCGTTGGCAACCCAATGAATCACATGTTCCACAACAACAATTTCGGCTCAGTCAAAACAGGTGCAGTTGCGCCATTTGATCGTGCCAACATTTGGATCCATGGTCACATGCATGATGTGGTGGACTACAATGTCTTGAATGACAACGATACCGCAACTCACGTTGTTGCCAATCCACGAGGATATGTCTTCAAAGACAATCATGGCAAGTGGGTGTCTGAACGTACTAACTTCAATCCCAACCTCTTTGTAGAGATTTGACATATGACAGCACGCCTGCGTGATTACATCCGCATATACGATGATGCGATTCCAGCTGAGGCTATCGACAAGCTGCGTCAGTTCTACTATTTCATGGAGAAGAAAGGTGATGTGAAGTTGGTTGATGTTGAGAACTATGCCAGATACTATCATGTTCCCATCACATCGTCAATCAAGGAAAAGGAAGATGAGGCGCATCTATGCCATAAGTATTTGGCAAAGGTTCAACTGCATTATTTCCAGGAATATCAGAAGCAAATTGGTATCTCACATCAACGATTGTTCTCTTCTGAATCTGATGGCGACACCACACGCGCATACAATGAATCATTCTTCATGCGCATGTATGCTCAGGATTGTTTCGTTGGCGAGCAGTATGATGCGCGTTGCCACAACTCTGGTCGTCGTTTCTTGTCTTCAGTTTTGTTCTTGACCAATGATGAACAGAACTCATTCCACTTCGATACTCCAGTGGTTGCTGAACCAATCAAGGCAAAGGAAGGTCGTCTTGTGATCTTCCCATCCAGTTGGCAGTATGTCCACAAGGAACTTCCACCAATTGAAACTCATCCGCGCATCAACATCTATGGTTTCTATAGCTGGTATGATGAACTCGCGGCCATGAAGAAGATTGAAGAGGCAAAGAAATCATGAGCGCAATCAACCACACACAATTCATGAACATCGCCAAGGAAGTGGCCAAGAGTTCAAATTGTATCTCACTCCAAGTTGGTTCAATCATTGTTGTGGACAATCGTATTCGTTCCATGGGTTACAATGGAACACCAAAAGGATTTGTGAACTGTTCTGATCTGTTTCGCGAACGCGGTCCAGAACACACTAAATGGTCCATGGATCATGAAGTACACGCGGAACTCAACGCTGTTCTCTATGCAGCAGCCGAGGGACTTCCGATCAAAGGCGGCACCATCTACACCACAGTTGAACCTTGTAAGAATTGCATGAAGCACATGATCGGCGCTCAGCTGAAATCATGTGTGTTCGATCAAGCATACTACAATGAACAATATGACGACAAGACCATCAAGCATGAGCTTGCCAAGGGATGTGGCTTCGGAGTTTATCAACTCATCAACGGGATTGCTGTCGATTGGACACTAGCACAAGATCAACCATAGGAATTGACTTCTCAATGACTTCCCCTGCGCTGTGCCGCTTCATTGGCACTCCAGGGGAGTTTTCGTTTGAAGGATGTGAGTTCCTGTTTCTCACAGGAAAGAAATTCCAACAGAAAGAACACTTGAATGGCTCCATGATTGGCCGCCCATTCAAGGCATATCGAACAGACACAGAACGTTTTCTACTGAACGCGCATGACATCAAACACTGGGTTAAACCGTCGTCGCTGGTGGACATATACATTGAAGGCTATTCATTCGGGTCAAGAGGCTCAAGACTTTTTCAGATCGGCGAGGCGGTGGGAATCCTCAAGACACTGTTAATGCATGACCAGGATGGTAGAATGATCAATGAGGGAAGGAACATATGTCCACTGGCGCCGTCGGCCATCAAGAAGTTTGCGACTGGAAAAGGCAATGCAGACAAGCAAATGATGTACAATGCGTTCTTCAAAGAGACAGGATGCAACCTGCTCAACACATTCAAACAACTCTCCGTGGCTTCTCCCATCAATGATATTGTCGATGCATATTACATCTGCAAATTAGGAACGACTCTGAAGGGGAATACATATACAGGTACGACAACAAAACAACCAGGATAATATCATGGCAAAGGGTAGCAAGAAACAATTTGACGATTTGAGTCCCAAAGCATTTCCTGTTGTGGGTCTCGATGCCCCAGCTGGAGAAGAGGAACAACTCATTCCATCTGAAAACACAATTGGCGATCCAAGACCACAAACAGTTGATGGCTGGATCAAACTAAATGAACAATGGATTCGCACTGAGGCTCGTGGCCTCTATCAAGTGGTCCGTCGTTTCGTTTCCGACTTTGATCTGCTTCCTATCATGGAATGTGATCTGCAACGATTTGAACCTTCGCTTCAAGTCCGCAGAATCCTTGAGAAGTTGCTGATCAATCACAGAAAGGCATAGGAGAAAACTTATGGCAGCTGGAAAACCAGGTCGCCCACGTAAGGCACCACCAAAGACACCTGCGACAGACGCAGCTTCAGCAGCAATTGCTGAACAGGCCAAGCAGGAAAAAGAAAATGCAGAACCAGTCACTGGCGAATTCAATGCCAACGATTTGGCTCCATCTTCCGACCAAGGCAACGTCGATGCTTCTGAGGAAGATGGCGACGATGATGAACAGGAAGAAGTGCAAGATGACGATGATGCTGTTGCTTCTGATGAGAAAGAAGAACCAGCATTCAACAGCGATGACATTGAAGATGTCAAGATTGCTGCTCTTGAATTCCTGAGCACAGATGAATGCAAAGAACTTGTTCGTCGCGGAAACAGCGCGAAGAAGATTTTCCAGATTGCTCTGCACAACGCAGGTATGAACACTCATACACATGCATTTGCTGAGCAGATGCGCAAGCACTTCACTGACCATGCTGATGTGTTGAAAGACACTTCGGAACTCATCAAGGCACTGTAATCAATGGTTGCTTCCTTCAGGCAGTTCTCTGGAGAGCTGACCGAAAGTGGAATGTCTTTTTCAGGCATTCAAACTTCGCGCATTTCCAAAGAGAACATTGAACCTACTGTCAATTCTGTGCTGGCCAAACTGAAGAAGTATGGTTATCGCAGAAGTGACTTGTCATTGCTGGGTTCTACAGGCAAGAAGGAGAGCAGCGGTGATATTGATGTGGGCATCCACACCGAACCACTGCTCAATGCCACCAACATGTCTGAGATTGGGCCTGCTCTGAAGAAATTGCAGAGCTATCTGGCTGGTTTCTATGGCGATGTCAAATTCATCTTTGGCATGCAGCTATCCATGGGTGTGCCTGTGGTTGGATCTTCTGGAAGACCAACTGGTGAGTTTTGCCAGGTTGATTTGATGTTCACTCCATCATTGGAGACATCTTCCTTCTACTATCACTCTCCTGCCCAGAGTGAGTCTCAGTACAAGGGCGCATACCGCACCACCCTGTTGTTCGCGATTGCGATAGAGCACCAGCGCGTTGATCTAGGTGATGGTAGAGAGGAACGATACTGGTTTGACAAATGGTATGGTCTCCTGAAGGGAGTTGAAGCCAAAGTTGGCAACAAACGAGTTGCCTCTGACAAGGAAATGGTCACCAATGTTCCTGATGAGATTGTCCAGATTCTATTGGGACCATCCTTCACAGTTGCTGATTGCAATTCATTTGAATCCATTTGGAAGGCAATCCACTCGTCAAAGTTTGTTGGTAAATCCACATTAAGTCGAGTTGTGTCCACATTCAAGGACATCTGTAACAAACAAAAGATGCCGTTGCCATCAGGAGTGTAACAAATGGCAACCAAGCTGTCTCCAGCCGATGTCCAGAAGTACGCAGCATTCATCACTTCAACTTTGAAATACAAGGTGAAGAAGGTGGCTGGTAGCAAGATCACCTTGTTTGCCAAGTCATCTGATCGCATGTCTGAACTCAAAAGTCTTCAGAAGAGTTTCAAAAACAGCACCTGGGAAAACAAAGATTCATCAGTGGGTCGATTGTTTCTGAAAGACAATGGGGTGATGATCTATCTGAAAGATGAGACAGTCGGTTCTGAGTCATTGGGTATCAAAGCTGAAGCCATGGTCAAGATGGGCAAGAGCATTGTTCGTTCCAAGTGGATTGCTGGTGGCGGTGTTGAGTTTGATTCTGTTGTCCATACAGATGCGCGCACGTTGCGTGCCTCGGTTGTGGCTGCCTTCAAAGCCAATGCCAAGACAAAGAACCTGGCGCCATTCATTGACCAACTGTTTGACAGGAAGAACTACAAGAAGATTCCATGGCCGCATGATGTGCCAGAAAATGAGCGCGCCCAGATTGCTAAGTACGTTGGTGAGGTGCTTGTGGGTTACATGGCACTTGATGGCAACTACAGCTGCATTCGCAATCTGAATCCAGGAAAGAAAGCAACTGCTGTTATCTTCCCAATGTCAGCAAACATGAAGGGAATTGATTCCATCATTGTTGTTGGCAGCAAACAGTACCCAGTTTCTTCCAAAAGCGGAACAGGTGCCTCGGCTTCCTGGTTTGCCAACATTGCGCCGTATGCTATCAAGCATCTGAATGACTTCAAGTCTTCTGAGCTCAAGACCATCGCCACATTCATCGCAAGGTCTGGTGTTGCTCCAGACAAGAGCGGAGAAGCCATTAAGTTGCTGTATCGTTATGGACTCTCTGTCATGAAGATCAAAGACATTGATCCGCTGCGCTTGTTGACCAAGGTGAAAGCACACAACAAACGTGATCCAGAAGTCATTCACATGATGTCAGAGATCAAGATGCGTGGTGAGAAGTTTCTGAATGATCCAAGAACATTACATGAAGTGATCAGCAAGTTTCCAGCATCAATCAGTGGTTTCTTCTCACGCATGATTGCGAAGAGGCTGAACTCTGATCCAGCATCCATCCAACAAATGAAAGACCTGATTGCTGCCAAAGGCTTTTGGCAAGTCAATTTGGACAAGAACAAATTCATCAAAGACAATGGCGAAATCATCTTTGATGCGAAGGTCTCCAAGGGAGGAATCAATTCTCTGAAGATCATTGCATCCAAAGGACAGCTGACAGACCCTGGCCTCAATCGTGGTCTCCTCAATTACGAGCTCAAATAGCATGTTGAAGGTCAAACCACTCAAGCAGTATCTCACAGAACTCCTGCACTTGTCAGACGCATTTGACAAGAAGGGCGCTGACTTTGTTCAGCAGCTCATTTCACAACACGTGGTTGTTTCTGTGAAGGTCGACAGCGCATCGCTTGTGGTCATGAATGACAATGGCACGCTGCGCTTCTATGGACGCAATGGTGCTCAAGAAATTGACCTGATCAAGCGCACTGGCTTTGACTTCTATGAGAAGGCCATCAATCATTGCGAGAAGATGCAGTGGCGTCGACTTCCATCTGGTGTCCAGTTCTTCATGGAGATGTTTTCAGACATTCTCAATCCAGTGATCAAGTATGCTACTCGCCCGCGCAATGACCTTATTCTATTGTTCGCAAAACGTGGTGGCAAGATTCTGCGTCCAGATGATCCAATGTTGTGGAAGGCTGCTGAGATTCTTCAGATTGGCGAACCACCATTGATCTTCTCTGGAAAATTGGATCAAGACCAGAAGGAACAAATCTTTGATTTCATCTCAGCTGAACCATCTGAGCGCAAGCGCATTTTTGGCGGCGATGATTTCAAGTACATGATCTTGTCCATGTTTGCTGTTCCAAGAGTCACTGACTATCTGATCAAGAATGGTCTTGAAGGTATTGTCTTGTACTTTGGCAATTCAGATGAACCAACTCCATTCAAGATTGTTGATCCAAAGTTCACAGAGAAGGTGCTTGACAAGATGGATGATTCATCCACCTATCTTCAAGACTTGTATGATATGGCTTTCAACAATGCTGTTGGTTATGCCTCGCAGATTTTGAATCATGAATTCAAAATGTCCAAGACAAATGTTCAACAGGACTATGTTGAATTTGTGGGTCAACTCACCAAGAGGATCGTGGATTCCCAGGGCAAGCAGATACTAAGTACAGTTGGAAAGTATCAGACATATGTTCAGAAGACGCGATACAGCGGTCTGAACATGAATCTCGCACCAACGTACATCTTGGCATATTCCAAGAAGTTCTTCTTTGTTGATGACTTGTTCAGGACGCTGCTGTTCTCTCTTCAGAAGAGTAATGTGCGCTCCAACCCTGCAAAGGGCATCACAGTCAAGGTCAAAGACGCACTGAACACAATTGCCACCATGCTCAAAGCAAAAGGACTTGTCTAACATGACATCTGGACCAATCATCTCATTCAACCGATTCCTTGCTGAATCGGATTCCCTCACATACATGAAAGTGGCTGCCAATCAAATGGTTCAGTCTTTTCGCTTTGCGCGCTCCGAAGGAGTTGATGCAATGGGACGCTGGATTGTGTTTGTTGGTGAACAAGACCCAAAATTGCTTGACTCTTCACTGCGTGCCATGGGTTATGAGTTCTTCGAAATGACCGACGATGACGGCAATGCAGTCACAGGTTACATGAAGGATTATGTGGACTTGCAGATCATGAAGGCTTCCCGCATTGTGGCTTCTGGCACCATTGTTGGATACGAGATTGCAATCTTCGCCGACACTGATGATGTTGAGGCTCTGGGCCTGACACCAATGGAAGGTGATTCTGGCGATGGCGATTCAGCAGACGATTCATTCACAGACAACATGCGCAATCAGTTTTAATCATTTTCCATCCGAGGATTGCTGTGAGATCATTCAAAGAATACCTGACGGAAGCACGCTCTACAACAGCGACATTTTGCTTCGGTAGGTTTCAGCCTCCGACGATTGGGCATGATAGGCTGTTGGGTGCTGTGAAAAATGAGGCGCGTGGTGGAGAATTCTTCATCTATGCGTCTCAGTCTGAAGATGGCAGGGATAATCCACTGCCATACAAGGCAAAGATTGCCATTATGAGGACAATGTTTCCTGGAGTGGCAAGCGAGATTCAGCTAGATACTAGCGTGGTGACGTTTTTTGACGCCGCCAAGAACCTAAGTAAGAAGGGATACAAGAACTTACGGATGGTTGCTGGTTCTGATCGCGTCGGAAAGTTCAAGGAATTGTTGGATAAGTACAACGGCGATCTGTACAACTTTTACTCCATTGATGTTGTCTCGGCTGGTGAACGTGATCCAGACCAAGATGGTGTCGCAGGCATGTCAGCATCAAAGATGCGACAAGCTGTCAGAGATGACAACTACTCAGCATTTGTTGCTGGGCTGCCAAAATCATACAAGGACAAGCAGGCTCTGTTTGACCTGCTGAAAACAAAACTCTCTTAAGGAAAAGGACACAAACATGTCATTGACTATCAACTACACCAAACTCTTCCACCAGATTCTGAAAGAAATCAAGGAAGATGAGGACAACAAAGACAAAGTCCTCAACGGCGATGAGAAGGCCGAAGGTGATGAAACCCAAGTTGGCAAGGGTGAACTCCCAGTCAATGGTGATAAGGAAAAGATCACCAAGGGCGCGGTTGGAGAGGGTGAAGACGACAAGAAAGATGATGACGAGATGGAAGAGGAAGAAGTCCAGAACGCTGGTGGCCCAGCTGCAAAGATTGGTTCAGGCACACTTCCTTCTGATGGCAACAAGGCTCGCATCAAGCAAGGTCAAGTTGGTGAGAATGGCCAGAAGCTGGTTGGTTCTCTCGGCGAAGATGAAAAAGATGATGACAAGAATTCCTTCATGAAAGAAGGTGAAGATGAGCTGGATGCTCTCAACGCTAAGAAAGATGAGAAGAAGGAAGGAATTGAAGACATCAACAAGGACAAGAAAGACGAAACCAAGGAAGGCGATGAAGGAAACCTCGACAACCTGAAGAAGGATGACGAAAAGAAGGAAGGCGAGGATGACGACAAGGACGCTGACGACAAGAAAGATGAGACCAAGGAAGGCGAGGATGACGACAAGGCTGACGACAAGAAGGCCGAGAAACAAGAGTCCATCCGCTTCAAGATGTTGAAGGACAGGGTTGCCCGCAAGAGCAAGAAGTAACAGTTTCACACACTGAGACTTTCAGTTACTTGAATGGCTGGCGACCCACAAGTTGCCAGCCATTTGTTTTGCCTATCGATTTTGCGTTTTCCATTGAAAGAATTTACTTGACTCTCTCGTAAAAGGGAGTAGAATACCCTCAATGTCAACAAACAACTACACCAAACTGTCGTCTGTGATTGTGAAGCCTCGCACTGAGCGCGGCCCAGCATCCATGTCACATCTGGGTTGGGAACTTTGGATTGATCATGAGTTCAATGGTTACTTTGCATCCCAAGATGAAGCCAACAACATGGGTATGGCATTGACTGGTCTCTTCGGTTGAATGTAAACGAATTGTAAACCATAGTTGAGCAACCACTTGACTTTTGGGTTTGAAAGGCGTAATATAGCTTCTCTGGTTCGGTAAACACTTGATCTGCACTAGCAGCCCAAAATTCACCAACAGGAGAGTGTCATGTAACTGCTGTTGCTTTGTCTCACAACATAGCTAAGTATTGATACATGAGATCGCGGGCGCTCAAACCAGCCCGCACTGAATTCGCGTAAGTCTGACTGATCACATAGCGAGAATGCAACTCTAGTGTAGATCGTATCAGCGTAGTGGCGCCCACGACAATGGCGCCGCCAAACATGAAAGGTTTGGGTCTGGCTGCATTATGCGCTGACCCTTTTGTATAGCAAGCCAGCCGCATGACCGTTCCGGCAGGTGAAACCCAAAGGTCACAAATCATGGGTGCTTGCGTTTGTTTTGGTAGTTCGATCATGCCACCATAAGTCTGAGATAAGACGCGGCCTGACGACTTGTACAAAGTCCTGTAAAGTCAGGAGATGTCTAGGGAAGTTGGCACTTCCTGGATCGGTCTACCAATCTTTTGTTATGTCAACAGCGCAGGGTTGATGAGGCCTGCGTGTCCTATCCCAAGGATATCTGTCAAGAATCAAGGCAGAACGTTAAGCGTGGTTGGCTGAGCACAGCGGCCCACGGACGAGAAATTGGGAAGCCATCGTGAGAGTGCAAGGTTCCATTGTGAGAGTGGAATCCCCGCATTGAAGTTGCGGGTTGTTTGTTTCTCATAAAGATTACATGGTCTGTGTAACTAAGAGCTAACTGGTGTGGCTGCCTGGCTGTAAACCAGGTCCCTAATGGGCATGAGGTTCGATTCCATCCATAGACCACCATATTCACAGCGTTGAGGCTTTGTACTCAGATAGCTGGAATGGTTTGACGGCTTTTCCTAAAACCGTCATGAATTATTGGGCTGCTAGTGATAATGGGAGCACATCTGCCTTGCACGCAGAAAGTAAGAGTTCGATTCTCTTGCGGTCCACCAGGTTGTGACGCTTCAATTGCTGTTCTAGTGTAATGGAAGCACGCCCGAATGAAAGTCGGGAAGATGGGTTCGAGTCCCAAATACAGATCGGACAATTGATATAAGCTAGATCACTGTCAAGTACCCATTATCCGAATGGCGAAAGCAAAATGCACAGCCGTCTTAGAAACGGCAGGATCACTTGATCGGTGAACCTGGTTCATAGCCAGGCTGGTGTATAAGCTGAGTCACATTTATATTCGCTCCTGGCGCATTATGCGCTGAGCAACACGTGAATAGAGAGGCGCGGGTTCGAATCCCGCATTGAGTAAGGCGTCCACAACTAGCTTGTTTGTGCACAGACAAGCATATCTCGCCATGGGTGCACCTGGTGCTGGGACGTTTTGATTGGCGTAGTGGTAGCGCACTCTTGCTTATTTTGTTGTCCAAATGGGTTGCAGGTGTTATTGGCTGCATGTCAGACTCTTAATCTGTTCGGTTCGAGTTCGAATCTCGAGCAACCCACCAATTTCAATACATCGGAGTGTAGCTCAGTTTGGTAGAGCGCTTGCTTTGGGAGCAAGATGTCGCGAGTTCAAATCCCGCCCCTCCGACCAATTTTATGTAACACAATGGCCTTGCCTATTCATCGGCTCGTCGAGCGTAACGACAGAGGCACGCCAAATAATGGGGCACTAGGTGTAGAGCGGGTTCGAATCCCGTATGGTCCAGAATATGGGCTTGCATGGCGCTAGGACGACGGTCCGCTATTGGGGTTCGATTCCCCTTTGCTCCACTCATAATAACATGAATTATATGATCACAAAATGCCCTCGCTGTAGAGTTGATCTTGTGCTGGGAAAGGCAATTGACACTGGTTCAAGTCTATATGATAGAGCAATTTGTGCATTCAAGCGTGTCTTGAAATGGAGTGAACTACGAATTATTGATTGTCTGAAGTGTCCGAAATGTGGATTTTCAGATGATGGCGGGTTTTCAGTTTATGAAGAACAACCTGCTCTCTTGGTGGAATTGGCAGACACGCATCCTTGAGGTGGATGTGCCTTTACGGGCGTGAGGGTTCGAGTCCCTTGGAGAGCACCAAGAAAACAGCATCACTCAGCGAGTAGCTTGTAAACAGAGTATCTGTATCAGAAGGATGCGCTTGAAAAGTGAAAGTGCTGCTCAGGCGGGACTGATACCCTAACCGAGTCAAGAGTGAATTATTTCAAATGGTCCGGAAGCTATCCTGGGAAAGCGATAGGCTGTTAACCTATGAGAGACAGGTTCGATTCCTGTACGGATCGCCAACAACAGAACGAGGAGTACATGTATAATGACATATTAGGTTCCTACAATGGAGTTCTAACATGTCTCGTACTTTTCGAAAGACCAGACCACGTGTGTCCAGAATTGGACAGTGGTTGTCAGCAAAAGATTCAAAGGGCAACTCACTGCCGCTGAACAAGCGCAATGTTGCTCGTGATGGCAAGAACAAAGTCGTTTGGGTGTGCAATTGCGACTATTGCCTTGACAACAAACTACACCATCTCAAACGTCATACGACAGTTGAATGGGAAATGAAGAACATGGGTTGCTAACTCAATTGCGCAGAGTCACGCCTTTTAAGCGGAAAGATGTGGGTTCGAGTCCCACGCAACCCACCAAACATGCGTCCTTAACATTGAAGGTCAATGTGCCCTCCTGAAGAGTGGGATAACTCAGTTCGATCCTGAGAGGATGCACCAAATACCAATGCACTTGTAGCTCAGTTGGTAGAGCAAAGGACTGAAAATCCTTGTGTCAGCGGTTCGATTCCGTTCAAGTGCACCAGAAACAATGCCGTCGTGGCCAGACACTGTACAGGGTGTGTAATCCCTGGATGGCACCATTTTGAGGAAGAAGAGAGAACGCAACGTTCTCCATTTGTGATAAACAACTCAAAGAAACATGCCATCTATTAGGAGACTATCCAATGAAAACCAGGCAGCCATCAACAGCACCAAAGACCAAGAAGTTGGTCAACAATGTGATCTTCGTCATTGATTCATCGTCCTCCATGGACCGTCACGCTCGTGCCGTCAATCAAGTGATCAATGATCTCATCAAACCGCTTTCTGCAACAGGCTATGCCAATCAGCAGACGCGAGTATCCCTCTACACATTCAATGATCTGGTAACCAAGCACAAGTTCTTGGTTGATCCAGTCTATCTCCAGAATTTCTCCCTCATTCCTCAAGGTTACACTGCCTTGATCGATGCCACATACACTGCGATCGCAGAACACCAGATTCTGGAACGTTCTGACTATGAAGACAATACCTTCTTGCTCTATGTGATCACAGATGGTGAAGAGAATCGTTCGCGTCACAATGCTGCACAACTGCGCCAGTTGTTTGCTGGATTGAATGATTCATGGACACTGGCAACAATGGTTCCAAATCAGACTGCTGTGCATCACGCTAAGAACTTCGGTTTCCCTGCTGGCAACATTGAAGTTTGGGACATCTCTTCTGATCATGGTTTTGAGGAAGTCGGTCGCACTGTTTCGCGCTCGTATTCTGACTACACCAATCTGCGTTCACAGGGAATTCGTTCCTCCTCCAATTTGTTTCATGTGAATGCCAACAACATTTCAACACAGGCTGCGAAAGCCAATCTGCAAGAAGACTACACAGCCAAGTTGTATCCTGTGAACTTCACAGGTCAGATTCGCGAAGTGGTTGAAAGTGTCACTGGACGCCCATACATCCTTGGCGATGCGTTCTATGAACTCATGAAAAAGGAAACAGTGCAGCCGCAGAAAGAGATTGCCATTGTTCACAAGCGCGATGGCAAGAAGTATTTCGGCCGCAATGCACGCATCATGCTGGGTCTCCCGCAGACGCCTGTCAAGGTGATCCCTGGTGACTTCGGTGATTGGCGCCTGTTTGTTCAGTCAACATCTGTCAATCGCAAGGTCGTTCCTGGAACTGCGCTGCTGATTCGATCATAACGCAATTCATCGCTTTACTTTGAATCAAGGCTCAGGTAGAATAAGTCTCCTGAGCCTTTTTCGTCTATGAGGAGTTTGCTATGTTCGGCTGGTTGTATCGAATCATTGATCGTTCCGACGCCAAAGAGATCGCTCGCATTGAAGCACTCAATGCGCGCCTTGTTGAGTCTGAGAAGGCTCGTGAGCTTAACTTCAAAATCTCAGCATACGAGAAGCAGAAGTCCAGTGCTGAATTCCCGCCATTGGCTCTTTCCTATGCTGATGATGGTACTCCAAAGCTGAGAGAGGCTGTATGTGCAGGTGATTTTCGTGGTCTCTCGCCAACAGATACAGGCATTGAAGTAAGTATTTTGTAAGTTCTTGAACTTTTGGAAAATTTAGTTTAAGAAATCGCTTGACTTTTGTTTCCAATGAGAGTAGAATAGCTTCTGTCAGTCAAGGTGATTGACAGTTTTCAACCCTTCCATTGATTATGAGGTCTTCATCATGTTTCGTTCGAATCGTTTGGCTGCTGTTGTTTTGGGTGTGTTGATGGTTTCTTCGACCGCGTTCGCTGACAACTCGTTCAGTCGTTCGCCTGGTGGTGTTGTCAATCACAACCCTACGCCCAGCCCATTCAATCGTGTAATTCCGCGCTGGAAAATCAATATTCTGTCTGCCCAGAATGAGCTCACGAATTTCAGCAACTGTGTCATCGACACCGAATATGCGGGCAGCAACAATGCTGATCCTTCCGAAGTGTTGGTGGTCAACTGTACTGATGTTCGCTTCTGGGGTCCAGTTGGTCCGCCAGTTGGTCCTGGTCCGTATGTTGCTCCTCCTGGTTTGACGATCGCGACCGTTGTGATGAACGGTGCGAACTTCTACAACTGCACCGTGACTGGCTTGTTTCTGAACAGCAATGGTGAAACGCAGACCCAGTCGTTGACTTGTGAGTTTTGATTGATTCTTTGTGTCAAAACACAGTCTTCATAGCAAGGTCCTAACAGACCATCTGGCATCACGTGGCTTGTATGTTGACAACTATAAGCACGTGTTCCTGGACGAGCAACAGCTAGTTGTTTCCTTCCCGCTGTACACTCTCACAGGAAAGCTGGTTGGCTTTCAATACTACAGACCATTTGCTGATCCAAAGCAAAACAAGGCGCATCCTGAGCTCGGGAAGTATTTCCCTGATGTCAATGAGTTCGATGTGCCTTTGTGGGGCACAGAGAAGTACGATCCACATCAACAGACCTGTTACCTGGTGGAAGGCATCTTTGATGCAGTTCGCTTTCACAATCTTGGACTCAACTGCCTCGCAGTGCTGTGCAACAATCCTAAGCACGCGAGAGCCCAACTGAAGGCACTTGGGTGCCGTCTTGTGGCAGTGTGTGACAACGATGTTCCTGGACGCAAACTCGCAGGGTTCGCTGACAACTTCATCATTTGCGATGGAGCTAAAGACCCTGGAGACATGACAGAGCAGGAACTGACCAAATTCCTTCAATTGTGAGATACAATGAAACTTTCGTCATTTGCTAATGCAAAATACACTGGACTTCGCGAGCAGGTGGTTAAAATGCGTGAAGACCTGGAACGTCTTGGCAGTCAAGGCAGCCATGATGACTTCTACAAGATGGGTCTTCGTCATGCAATTGAGCGCATTGACATGATCCTGAAGACCAATCCTGCCAGCCACTGAGCAGGCTAAGTAAGTCCTGTACATTCACATGGATTGACAAAATGAGACTCAAGGAACATGTGCTGACTGAGGGCAAGAAGACGTTGATGGAATCATCTTCGCCATATGGCTACAGCATCAAATCAAGCACTGTTTTGACAGACAAAGAAGGAAATGTCTTCAGCAACTTTGAAGTCACTTTGTTGGTTGGAGCAAATGGAACTGTCACTCCGTGGCTCAACTATGTAATTCGCATGGCCAAGAAGCCAGGTGAAGCGGAACACAACAGAATCAATGAACAAAACAGCGTGAATGATTTCCTCAAAAACTATTTCCCACGCTAACTAACAATCGCGAGTTCGATCTCCGGGAGATCACTGGGCTCATAACCCAGGAGCCATAGTGCTCAAGCCTGTTCGACTCAGAGACTCGCTACCATTTAAGGAAGACCATGGCTGTTGCAGGATATATCAAAAATTCAGACAATGCCAATACACCGATCAACCTGAATTTGGTTGTGTCATACGGCATCAGCACCAAAGATGGTGGTTTGAGTGTTTACTTCGAGACAGTCTACGGTCGCATTCTGTGGAAGTTCGCATCTGCACAAGCAGCAACGGATGCGAAGAACCTGGTTGACACATTCGTGGCTGCGACAGCACAGAACGTCACATACTTCACGTTGACGTATACCGCTGGCGCGAACGGAACTGTCACTGGTCCAAGTCCACAAACAGTTGCTTCTGGTGGTAGCGGTCAAGCTGTTACTGCTGTTCCAAACGCTGGAAAAGCATTCGTGAACTGGAGCGATGCTTCAGTACAAAACCCACGTACAGATACAAACGTCTCTGGCAACGTGACCGTCACAGCAAACTTTGCTTAATCTTTAACTCTAAGGAAGGAATACAACAATGACAGCTACTGTCTCTCTGATTTCAAACACTGACGTCTCAGTCAGCCCAAACATCGTGAATCCAAACATTCCTCTGGCAGCTGTTGTTTCATACGCTGCTGCAGCTGATGGTGTTCATTTGGTGTTTGAATTCGCAGGCGGCAACAGCATTGCATGGCGTTTCGCAAACAACACCAAGTTGCTTGCTGCGAAGGGTCACATTGATGCTCTTGTGACAGCTGCACAAGCAATCGCAAACACTTAACGGATTGTAAACGGCATTTCATCGCCCACTTGACTTTCCGGATTCATCAGGCTATACTATCTGTCTGTTGAATCAAACCAAGAACAATTCTCGGGGAGCCTGTCGGATGGGCGGTCGGCTGATAACCGTTGAAACTGAGTTCGACTCTCAGCCCGAGAACCAACAATCAATGCGCCAATAGTCGAGGGTGCCTTCTAAGCATTCATCCGTAACTGGAACTGAAAATGCGGGTTCGAATCCTGCTTGGTGCTCCAAAAGATACAATGTGTCATTGCCAATGAGCTCTCTTGTTGCTGGGACAAGGGATGACGACAATGCCACAAAGGCCCAGCAAGAATTTATGGGTTAGTCGTCTAACGGCAAGATAGCAGCTTCCAACACTGCCTGATGAGGGTTCGAATCCTTCCTAGCCCGCCAATTTATGTCTCATTGCGAAAGCTGAATTCTGGTGAATCGATGCCAGGAGATTCCCTTCAATGGGGAGATGGGACACGCCTATATGACAAACGAAGAAGCAATCGCAGCCAAGAGCGCGGAAGTTGAACATTACATTGGTGTCCTCAGCCGATATGGAAGAGGGAGATGGTATGACATGGGTTGTCGTCATCTTGCTGAACTCCGTGAAGAGTTGAAGGCGCTACAAGATCAATGGCTAGGTGACAGAAAGGTTATGTGACGGCCTGCAAAACCGATACATGCTGGTTCGAATCCAGTCCTAGCTTCCAAATTCGACTATGTACCAACACAATGCACCTATCTTCTAACTGGTCTAGGAACTCTGACTTTCAATCAGAACAATGTGGGTTCGAATCCCATTAGGTGTACCAAATTCAAATGCGTCCGTAACTTAATGTAGAGGATCACCCTGTCACGGTGGAAGGTGCGAGTTCAAGTCTCGTCGGGCGCGCCAAGTTTTATGGAGCCGTAAGCATCTGGTGAGGCTGCCGAGCTGTCTACTCGGTGAGGTGGGTTCGACTCCCATCGGTTCCGCCAAATTGAAATTGGGTTACAATGGTGAGATAGGTCGCGCCTATTTCTGTTGTATCCTGTATTTCCGCGCAGTGCCCATCCTCGCGTTATAAGATCGACGGCACGAATATCGCTGGAGCGTAAATGTTGTCGTCGTTGGCAATCTACACTCAAGCAGGTTCCCGATTCAAAGGGATTAAAGCCAGGTTGGCGCCAATTTTACATGGGGTGTCCGCAGGGGCGGAGACTGCACTTGCAATGCGATCGCGATGGGTTCGAGTCCCATACATTCCACCAATTCAAATGCCGTAGTAACCCGCGTGTCTACGAAACACGACTCAGGTAACTGGAGGAAGATGCAGGTTCGAATCCTGTCTGCGGCTCCAAAGTTTCATCGGTGTGTAGGCTAGGTTGGAGAGTCACTCGGTTTGGGGTCGAGTCCACGCAGGTTCGAATCCTGTCACACCGACCAATTTCACAAGGGTAGTTTCTGCATCCATAAAATCTTGTTGGTTCGACTCCAACATCTCCCGCCACTATGGGAGATGCGCCGCTTGGGCGGCACATTTGAGGTGGTGACACCTCATACTATCCTGTTTTATTGTTCCACAAGGAGTACGATATGATCGCAGGTTCAGCAGCTGGTATTCTGATTCTCATCGCATTTGTCTTGACTATTGTTGACATTGTGCGCGGCGCTTTTTCTCTGCTTCATGCTTCTGTTCTTCTTGTTGAAATTGCATTGTTGATCGGTTTCTCTGGTCCAATCTTTTTCAAATAACACAACAACGCGCGATTGGGTCATTGGTTGATCACCACCTTGCCAAGGTGGATTAAATGGGTTCGATTCCCATATCTCGCTCCAAATTATATGTGTCCGTAGTATAGAGGCAATTATTCCTTCCTTCCAAGTAGGAGATGTGGGTTCGATTCCCACCGGATGCTCCAAAATGACGCGGAATAGAGAAGTGGCATCTCGCTTGGCTCATAACCAAGAAATCGTGGGTTCGAGTCCCTCTTCCGCTACCATTCACAAAGAGGCAAAATGTCCACATTGGGTTCGGCAAACAAAACAGAACCAGTGACATTGAAGGAATTCATCCTCACCGAATCCTTTGAACCAGTGTCCATTCCATATGGCTTTGACTTCAAAATGAGAAACGGCAGATGGGATCATCTGGGTGGGTTTGATTACACTTTCTTCACTCTTGATGGTCTGTACTACATGGTGACATTGAAGAAGCCAAGTGGAATTGTTTCCTTTGGTACTTCAGATGAAAACACCACAGACCCAGGCTTGTATGATCAAACACCATATCAAGCCAAAGATGCGCTACATGTTTTCAATAGCGTGATCTATGTTGCACTCCAAGGCGCCAAGAATCTCGGTTACACAAGACTCAGATTTGACGCAGCGAGCCGCGCCTTGGGTCGAGTATATGACGCAATGGTTCGCAACAAATTCTTGATCGACAAACTTGCTGGATATGGTTGGAAGTATCTTGGCAAAGATGATGACAACAATCATATGTTTGGTCGATCCAAATAGTTCAATGCCCCTGTGACGGAACGGCATACGTGTCAGTCTCAAAAGCTGAATTTTGTGGGTTCGACTCCCACTTGGGGTACCAAGTTTTTTTAGAATGCATACAGCCACCAAACCAAAGTCAAACCTGTTAAGTCTGACGACTAAATGCATTCTGTGAGTTTTAGGTTGCCTACAGCAAACATTTCTATTGGTTCGACTCCAATACCTGCCGCCAAAACTGGCAAGTTCGCTCAATGGTAGAGCAATGGGCTAATACCCCATCTAATGTGCAGCCTGTATTTCGTTGTCTATACATCATGAGGATATCTGATATGGTCCGTCATCTTCGTAAGGGTCGATTCGCTCTTCAGCTGCGCCGTGAAACGGCATTGAGGAATCTCAACAAGAGGATTCCACTGATTGAGCAAGAGATCGACAGATTGACCAAGGTCGGAAAGTTGACAGACATGTCAATCCTCTTGAAGCAAGTTGATGGCAAGCACACACGTGCACTCGGTGAGAGACAATCACTGCTTCAACATGGCATCGCATAATGAGTGACTGTCCGTGGGTCGGAACTTCCAAAGAGAAGGACTGTCCTGTTGCCAAGAATGCTCCAGCCAATTGTCCATATATGAAGTCTTGTTTGTCGTTGCTTCCTCGCTTCGAACAGCAAGCCTTCCTCAACAAGAACAAACAGTCTGAGAAGTCAATCTCATCTCAGGAACTACTTGACAATCTATTGAAGTCAGGGAAACATTTATCATGATGCCACAAGTCGCTGACTTTGCCAATGGATCATTTGAGATCATTGGCGCCATCTGCAATTGGTTGAATGTTGCCACCTATTTGAAAGATCGTGTGGTGCGTGGTGTGTACTGGCCAACTTCATTCTTCTACATCGGTTGGGGTTTGTGGAATCTGTTGTATTATCCTTCGCTTGATCAGTGGTTTTCATTTGTCGGTGGTTGCTTCTTGACCGCAGGTAACATCACTTGGATCGCGTTGGTGGTCTATGACAAGGCTTTACTTTCACGCAGGACTCAGGTACAATAGGGTCTTGTGATACAAACAAATCAATGCACCTGTGATGTAACTGGTAAACGTGTTGGACTCAGAATCCAAATTGTGTGAGTTCGAATCTCACCAGGTGCACCAAAGTTCAATGCGTGCGATTGTGGGTTGGTAACTGTCTGATCAACAGTATGGTAGACCCTGAGAGTGATGAGCACTCCTCGCGCGCTCCAAATATGGGTTGTTGGCAGAGTGGTTATGCACCAGACTCTTAATCTGTGACGGAAACGTCAATCTGGGTTCGATTCCCAGGCGACCCACCACTATTCGTTATGAGAGGGACAAGTGAAGATCATCAGCAAGTTCAGAGACTTCTATGATGGAGTACAACGCACATCATTTGATGAGCATGTTCTTTACATCAGAGAAACCAAGAACATTGAATTGCAGTCTCACAAGTTTCTTCCTGTTGACCAAGACCGCTACAATGTTCTTGGAAACAGAAGTCGTTCGACATTGTTCTGCGCAGTACTCACCACGCGCAACTATGTCGCAAAGCTGGAAGGCAACCTGCTGTGTTTCTGCGGCAAGACCTACACACTGTTTCGTGTCAAGATTTACAAGAATGAATATCGATACTATGAGATGAACGACCCGATTTGGGTTGACACTTTCCCAACATGGAAGGATGCGATGGTTTGGATTCAAACTCAAACCAATGAAGAGTTCATCATCCCAAAGTATCGAAACAAGGCAGGGCATCTTCTTGGCTATAATGAAGAAGATGCCCTGAAGGCACTTGAGACTAAGGCAAATGAGCCTTGTGATCAAGTTCATCTGGAATTCAAGAGTCCTGTCGTGTTGTTTCGTTTCAACAAGACTCGACAAATCAAAGCAAACTATTTGACACCAACGTTTGAAATTGTTGTCAACCCATGTTTGAAGGATTATCACTTCCAGCGCATCATGGATGCATATGGAACGTTTCAGGAAATCTTCATGTACCAAAGTGGAGTGCTGGCTGGTCCAGAACGTCCCATGGTGCAACTGAGCGACAAGACCCTTATAAGTAAACATGGATTCGATGTGAAAACTTCCTTCAGGAAAGCGAAGGAAACACATCACAAAGGTTAACAAGTGGGATGGGTACAGCACCAAATCTAACAGAAGGCTTCGGCCATGATGTTAAACTCGGAGGCTAATTTGTGGAAGGTCCAGAAGACCTGTCTACGATGCAAGAGAACAAGAGTTGGGTTCTCCCAAGGCCATATAACAACAATGGTGTTGAAAGAGCACTATGATCTTGTCAGAGTCACAGTGGCGTGAGTGGAAGTCTGTAATCCTTCGGGTCATCAATTCTTAGTAGTTGATGTTGGATGGAAGCACATAGCACTTGAAAGAACTGAATAGGGTCCGTCACCGAAAAGACGCCTGTAAAGCCAGGAAACCATCCCGAATACTTTTTTCAATGGTGACCTAGTTGTATCTGGTGTGCATAGCTGCCTGTGAAGCAGCTGGAGAGAGTTCGATCCTCTCAGGTCACCCCAAATTTTCAATGACAAGGAGTGTCAAATGCTTACCCTCGTTCTCTGCGCTGCATCGTTTGTTGCTGGTCACGTTCTTGCTTGGCCAACCTGGCTGCAGAATGCTTGGGCCGCAATTGTTGCAAAGTTCAGCTCAAAAGTCGAATAAGAAACACAGTTTTAATGGAAGGTAAACCAGCCAGGGCGCTGGGCTTGTTTGCTAAACAAAGCGTTCGGGCAACTGAATGGTTTTCGATTAACCTGCCTTCCTCCACAGTTTTAGGATCAATTCAGCAACCAAATCGCGGCCCACGTGGCTGCACCATGGACTGGTAGCCTCGCTACTCTGATCCTGTATTTTATGTTCCCTTCGTCTAGTGGTCTAGGATACCAGCCTCTCAAGTTGGGCACACGGGTTCAAATCCCGTAGGGAACACCAATTCATAGAAAGTGAGATTCACATGTCGTTACAACATTTGTTGATCGCAGAACAAGATGGCTATACTATCCAGTCTCTGCTTGAATTTGTCATCTTCTCCTGAAGGAATTCCATATCATGAGCAATGCAACTCTTCCATCCAAGTACCAACTGTTCGCTCAAGTCGCATACAAGTATGACAACAGCGATCCAGAAACTCGTATTGGTCAGGTTGTTTCCGTCAAGTTCACTCCATCAGATGTGATTTACAATCTGGTGAATTTCAAGACAGGTGAGCTCAACGTTGATGTTCCTGAAGAGTTTGTTTCGACAATCAACTAAGTACACAACACCACGCTCCAAAAGCATTAGTGGCGATGCAGTTGCCTTGTAAGCATCAGAAGAGGGTTCGATTCCTTCTTGGAGCACCAAATTGAAACCCTCGCTCGGCGGATCGCCTTAGATCAAGATGGCAACACTTTCTTGAAGCCTAGGACTCCGTGATCAGGTAACCAATCCTTTCCGAGCGACATCTTATTATGGAGATACACATATGTCTGGATCATTCACGTCAAACTTTGCAATCGGCGACACAGTTGTAGCATCTGTCGGTCTTACCGAAGTTCAACATGGTGTTGTCGTTGCAGTTCGATTCACAAAGGGCAAGGTGTTCTATGACATTCTTGCTGACTATGATGCCAGGGTGTATCTCGAAATTCCATCGGATGATGTGAAAGCCTACACACCATAGGCAACCAGTTGTGCGCATAGGCGAGTCATCGACCTGTAATTCGATGTCCTACCAGCAAACGTTATGCTGTGACCGTATGGAACAGACATGCCGCCAGGGACCGTAAGTCCCCATGAATTCAAACGTGATCTGCCAGTCTGGGTGAATGGCGCAGTCTCATAAGCTGTCGAAGGTGAGTTCGAATCTCACGATCACGACCACATTTATCTGGAGTTTACATTATGTCATCCGTGCCTCTCTCCAAGATTCAAGATGATGCTCCACTTGCGGCTGCCTCAGCCTCAATCTTCACAAAGCCTGTAGAAGACAAGTATGTTGGCGCTCGCCACAGCATCAAGCAAATCAAGTTGTTCCTGTCTCGTGCTACTTCCAAGGCTGAGCGAAAGGCCATCGTGTCTCTCGCAGGTGTTGGCAAGAGGACTCATCGAAAGCACTAAATATCCTTGATAATTGACCTTGTTGAGGATGATGACCACATGACAACTGCGGCCTGGGATGGAATTACACTTGCAGCTGATACGCTTGCAGCTGGAGAATCTGGATCATGTGAAGTAACAAAAATTCATAAGGTCAAAACCACAGGATTTGATGACCAAGAGGAAACAGTCCTATTTGTCGCGGATGGTGGACTTGAGTATGGGCCCATCATAGCACACTGGATTGCCGAGGGCATGCTAGAGGACCAAAGGCCACCCATCAAAGCCAAGTCAGACTTCCATGCGATTATCATCCGCCAGAATGGTGATGTGTATTACATGGAAGATGCGCTGGTCCCCATCAAGATTCACAACAAATTCTTCTCCATTGGTTCTGGCAACAATTATGCCATGGGAGCAATGGAAGCTGGTGCTGATGCTGAGGAATCAGTCAAAATCGCCAGCAAGTATGATCCACACACAAATGGACACATCGAAACATTGAGTTTTGAAGATTGTCCAGCTTTGTTTGTGTAAAAACAATGCGTCTGTAGCTTAACTGGACAGAGACTCTGGCTTCGAACCAGAGGGGTGTGGGTTCGACTCCTGCCAGGCGCGCCAAGAGTTTATGCGGAAGCAGCTGGTAAGAACAGCACGTTCAAGACCGCCATCCTGGACGTGTATGCTAAAGGGTAAGTGAGGATGGCTCACGAAAGACTAACCGCGCGTTGGTTTCCCTAAAGGTTGGCTCCCTGGGGAGTTGCTACAATTGGTGACATGGGCCGCAAGCCTGAAGAATCCAACTTCCGCCCTCTACACAACGAAACTTCTTTGACAGTCTTCAACTCAAACATGTTTGTGCAACAAAAAGAGGAGAAGCATTATGCGATCTATAATTCTATCCACAATACTTGCATTTGTCATTTCACTGGCATCTGTTTCCACACCAGCAAATGCTGGAGTTCGATTCGATGTACAAGTGCCTGTTGGTCCAGTCGTTATCTATGATGACGTTGACCTAGTTGACTCCGATGCCTGGGTTGAACCAGAACCAGGTGTGATTATTGACTTCGGAGATTGCTGGCACTGCTATTGGAATGGTGGTTTCTGGATTGATACCCACGGACATCGTTACTTCCCACATCATGAACGCCGAGAAGGCTTTGACCGCCATGAACATGAATGGCGCCACCATGGTGAACGACATGAGCATCGAGAATATCGAGATCATGACCGTCACTAAGTAATTGATTTGGTGAAGTTTAATTTCGCTTTACTTTCTCCATTGACAGGCGTATAATAAGGCCATCAATGGAGAAAGTTATATGAAAGATCAAGCACTGTTGCTCGGAGAGATGATTGCTCTTGCGGCAATGGGTCACAAAGATCAGCTGGATCGTGGTGGTGCCGCATACTTCCTGCATCCGCTGCGTATTCTGTTTCGCCTGCGCACTCGTGACAATGAGTTGATGCAAATGGCAGCAGGACATGATCTAGTGGAAGATTCAAACATCACTCTGGATCACTTGCGCGCCCTTGGATTTTCTGAGCGTGTGATTGCTGGTCTGGACTGTCTGACGCACCGTGAAGGTGAGTCATATGACGCCTACATAGATCGCATTGCAACCAATCCGGACGCAGTGCGTATCAAACTTGAAGACCTGCGAGATAATTCTGACATCACTCGAATGAAAGGTGTCCGAGACAAAGATGTTGAACGTCTCAAGAAGTATTTCCTGGCGTTCCAGAAATTATCTGCTCTTGTAGTGTAACTGGATAGCACCGACGGCCTTATACACCGTGCGCAGCCGATTACTGCCGAGCCTGAGTTCGATTCTCAGCAAGAGCACCACCACATGGAGTTATCATGGCAACAGTGACATTGAAAGACGGAACTGTACTTGAGATATATCGCAACTACAATGACGTCAACTTTGTGATGCTGGATGAAGCAATCAAGAAAGTCAACATCCTTCGACACAAGAAAACATTCATTCAGTGGTTGTTGCGCCGTCCCGCCAAACAAATGGCATGGACACTCTTCTTCATCAAGCTGCAGGATTGGATTCAGGAACAGAATCTTGGATATTACTGCTTCAGTGAAGATCAACATCCGAACTTCGATGAAGTGTTGAAATATGGAACCTTCCTGCTTGGCGGTGTGGTTGCTGAAGCGATTGCCAAAGAACAACCATGTGTGATTGTTGACTTTCAACCAAAGGTCAACAAGGAACAAGAAATCAAGCATATCAAACCAAGAGTTGAAGACACCAAGCCTGATTTCAGACCAATGGTGGACAATGGCAAGTTCAAGATTTCAGAACTTCAACCAACAAAAGATGCGCCAAGAATTATCTTGGCTAAGTAACAAATACAATGCCTGTCTCGGCGTCTGGTGATTCCATCCTCCTTACAAGTGGACACAGGTGAGTTCGATTCTCACGGCAGGTACCAAATTCCATAGTTCCTCAGCTCATCGGTAGAGCATTTGGTCGACATCCAAAAGGCGGTCAGTTCGATTCTGACAGGAACTACCATTTTACAATGTACGAGAAGAACATCTTCCTCGACATGATCAACAGTTTTAGGCTGTCTACAGCAACCAAGCGCCTTCGGGCACTTTCCTATCCAGGGAATCATAAGCACAGCCTGCTAGTTTTAGGATACCTACAGCCAACAATTACTGCGATTGGTTCGCAATTTGCCTTAAAAGCAAACCTAGATGGTTCAATTCCATCGTACCGCGTATCCTGATTTCTCTTATTTCAACAGTTTTGGAATGCCTACAGCCTATATCCGCATTTGAAGCCGAAGGTCGTGTGGTTCGATTCCCACCTGCTCCACAAGAGTGATTTGCTCCAGTGTCATTGTCTTTCTCCAATAGTTAGCAAAATCACAGCAGATCACTCTTTTGGGGCAGTAGCTCAGTGGTAGAGCAGCGTAATGCGCATTCCGTTTCTATAATGTAACCATAAGGCCACAATCCCGTGTGCCTGTTTTGATGAAAGAGGAGCATCACCATGAACGCACTTTTGAATGCAATGAACCAGACTGGTCGTACTGCGAATGGCGCAGCAACCAACTTGTCTTCGCAGTCGGCTGTTGTCGATTTGTTCTTCCTTGCTGGCGCATCACGCGGCAAAGATATCACCAAGGCATTTGAACGTGCACTTGGCGAGAATGAAGACCTGGCAATCCGTATTCTCTTGTGGCTTCGTGATGCTCGCGAGGGTGCAGGTGAGCGTGATCAGTTCCGCAACCTGTTGAAGTATCTTGTGTCCACTGGACGCAAGGAACTCGCAGAGCGTGTGCTTGCACGTACTCCATTCCTCGGTCGTTGGGACGACGTCGTTGAGTTCCTCAATGGTGAGCTGTACCCAACTGCTGTTCGCTTGATTGAAGGCGCACTCGAGAAGCAGGACGGATTGTGCGCAAAGTGGATGCCACGTAAGGGTCTGCTTGCTGTTACATTGCGTCAGGCATTGAATCTTTCGCCAAAGCGATACCGCAAGACATTGGTCAACCTGTCCAACACTGTTGAGCAGGCAATGTGTTCTGGTGATTGGAACGACATCAACTTCTCGCATGTTCCATCGGTTGCTGCTGCGCGTTACCAGAAGGCGTTCACTCGTCATGATGGTGAGCGTTACAGTGCATATCGTGAAGAGTTGAAGAAGGCACCAGCTGATCGTGACCCAAAGGTCAAGATCAACGCAAAGGCAATCTTCCCATATGACATCGTCAAGTCTGTTCGCAGCGGCGATCGTGATGTGGCTTCAGCCCAGTGGTTGGCACTGCCAAACTTCTTGGAAGGTAGCGATGAGCGTCTGATTGTTGTCGCAGACGTTTCTGGTTCGATGAGTTCACCTGTCTCGCAGGGAACAACTGCAATGGATGTTTGTATCTCCCTGGCAATGTATCTCGCAGAGAGACTCGAAGGTCCATTCAAGGACACATTCATCACGTTCTCGCAGCGTCCAGTGTTGCAGCGTCTGAAGGGACCATTGTACTCGCGTATTGAGCAGTTGAACAAGGCTCAGTGGGACATGGACACCAATTTCGAGGCAGTGTTCAATCTGATTCTGAAGGCAGCGGTCGACAATGACGTTCCTCAGAGTGAGATGCCAACAAAGATTCTGGCGATCTCCGACATGGAGTTCAACGCATGCGGTGGATCACGCGTCAACTCGACACTGTATGACGCAATCAGCAAGAAGTACGCTTTGGCTGGTTACGAAATGCCAGGAATTGTGTTCTGGACTGTCAATGCTCGTGAGGGCAATAACCCAGTTACAATCCGTGACGCTAACACAGCGTTGGTGTCTGGTTTCTCGCCAGCGATCGTCAAGAGCGTTCTTGGTGGTAAGGACATGTCCCCAATCTCAGTGGTCCTCAAGACAGTGGGTGTGGATCGTTACAACTACTAAGAAGATGTAACATTCGTGTGGGAGCAGATCATCGCTCCCACACCTTTTCATATAGGAGTTTGAACATATGTGTATGGTTTCAGCAGTTGGCGATTCTTGGCGTCCAATCACTCCTGGCATATGGCCATTACCAACTGGTCCGTATCCTGGTCCAGTTACTCCAAGACCAACCGTAGAACAGATTGATTCAATCTTTGATCGCATCAGCCGCGCTGAATTCGAGGCGCTGAAACGTGAGATTGAAGAACTCAAACAGCTGTTGACAGCAGCAAAGAAATTCGATGAAGCCACAGGCCAGAAAGACTGTGAGATGGAAGACAAGGTGCGCTTCCTGAAACAAATGGCAAAGCATCTGGGAGTTGATCTCAGTGATGTGTTTGATGCTAGAACCTTTGATGAAGAACCACTGATTCGCAACTGAAAATTTCGCTTGACTTCTATATTGAATCAAGATAGAATATAGGTTCATTGATAGGAATCTGTTATGAACACTTCTGAATTGGCAGCTACATCCAAACGTGATGGATATGCTACTGAAAGTTTATGTAAAGCAGTAGCATATTATGCTGGATATGATGTCGAACATACTGATCCGCATCAGAAACATGATGCTCGTTTCATTGATCCTATTTCTCGTCAAGAATGGAAAGTTCAGATCAAGAAAGGTAGACTCAGTAAAGGTAACAAAGGATCGTTTGCTACTGTCGCAAACAAAGCTAGATATGATCCAACTTCTGGTAGGAAAGTTCACGAAAAGATTCACTACACATCAACTCAGATTGATGCTTTCTTGACTTGGATTCCTGAGACTGGAACCTTTCATCTGATTCCATTTCATATTGCTGACAATCATTCCAAGGGAAGATTCTATTTTTCCATTGATGATTTCTTGTTTGGCAATATAACTTGTAAAGTCAAAGAATCAAACAAGAAACGAGTGTTTGCTGAACAAGAGTCAAGAAAAACCCCGAACATCTTTGATTTGGCTGACTAAGGATTCGCTATGGCGCTTGATATTGTTGTGGATGATCCACCTGTTGATTTGGTTGGTGTTGAGATCAGAGTTGGAGACACCATTGCTTTTGCCAAACGCGAAGGCAACTGTGCCACCTTGTGTCTTCGCAAGGTGCTTGAGGTTCGTTGCAAACAGGATCGATATTACAGCCACACTCATAAACAATGGGTTAGCGGCAACATTTACACCTTGTCCATATGCCCATTGAATTCCAAATCAAAAGGCACGACACCAACTCTCAACAATGTGCTTGTTCTCAGCCGCGCAGATGGAACGAAATTGATATGAACAAAGAATTCGAAAAGACATTCCTGACCAATACCGATGAGACAGGCCGATTCGTTGTTTCGTCTGTCAGAACTGGGCGTAAGTATTTTGTGGAAGCCATTGGTGATCCACATCGCAAATGGGGCTCAATCATCCCTGGCGATCCTTCTCACTTGGCAACCAAGAAAGGCGCAGGCAAGTATCGCGGTTCCATTGATGCTGAGAACAGCCTGATCTCTGAAGAAACTGGTTTCGTGAAGGTTCACGATCTTGAGCCTGGTATGAGTCCAATGGCCTACATTGACCATCTGGATGAACAGTATCCTGACAAACCACAAGCATGAATCCTTTTGTTTTCAACGAAAGGCTGACTGCCAAGTTGAATGAGATCAAGAGTCAGACATTGACTCCAGAACAAAAGAAACAAGCAGTGCATGAAGCAATTGCATTGATGAAAGAAATTCAACAACAATTGCGCCCTTGCCAATAGGAATGGTGGTTGCCTCCTAAGCAACCGAGATGTGAGTTCGAGTCTCACCAAGGGCACCAACAAATTCAAGTTCCGAGCTATCGCGGGCAGTAACTCCTGTCTGAGGAAGTTCAGGACTGGCGCAAGGGACGTGTGGAAGATGGTACGGAACATCGTTAACACCACCGTGATGATAGCCAGCAAGCCAAACAGAACTAGGGAATCTCTTGCCTATTGGTTCGGGTGGGTGCATAGTCGAATGATAGCATAAAACAGAATCCTGGCTACGGGAACTTGAATCTCTCTTGAGGTATCCAATCATGATTGCGCGTTTGTATTTGTGGCTGTTTCCTTGGAGTTATTCTGAGAATGGATTCAAGCGTTGGCATAAACTCTCAGGAGAATGTGAGGTTTCTTATTCCCAATGTCTCTATCCATACAAACCAATTTGGGAGAGATTTTCATGGGGCGACAAGTAACATTGTATGATTTTCGTTGTGTTCAGATTCAGATTGGGGACGAGGTTGTTTTTGTTGATCAAAATGACTTCCGTGAAGCTGTTGTACATGACATAACCGAGCGCGGGATTGTTGTCCTCACAAAGGATTCCCAAATGCTCACACTTGATCCTCTCAAGATTGTTGTTGTCGAGAGTTAATCAAGTCCAACACAGGAGATGTAAGATATGAATCGATTGTCAAAAATCTGTTTGTTTTTCGTTCTCGCGCTGAGCTCAGTGTTTGCTTTTGCTCAGTCCTGCCCAACCATCGCTTCAGCTGATGGCACTGTGGCGAACTTCACACAGCTGACAGGGCAGTCAAGCGTCAACTACTTCGGTGCTGGCACTGCTGTTCGTGATGTCACTTCATTCAAGTCTGTGTTCAATCTTCCAGCTGGTACAGCTGCTGAATGGCCAGGTGGCTATGGTACATTTGCCTCATTGAGTGTTCCTGGCAACAAGTATGTTTCGCTGGCGTTCAAGGTTGGCCCAAATGTGTTGCCAACAGCAGATTCACTTGCAACATCCATCTATGGTCGATACACAGTTGGTGAGAGTAGCTTTACAGCACCTGTCTCAATGACCATCAGCACTTCATGCGGTGACTTCAGCAATCCAAATGCTGCTGGTTCAACTGTTTTGAAGGGTTGTATTCTGAATCGAACCACAGCCAACAATGGTCTTGCATGGCGCAATATTGCGAGCCAATATGGATGTCAGATTGAGAATGGCAAGTCGTATTACCTGAATCTGATCAATGCTGATATCACTGGTGTTCAACCAGGCGGCAAGGGTTCAGCAGCTTCATATTCAAACTTGACGTTTGCCAACAAGCAGAAGAATCCGCGTTGCCCAAATGGCACATGCACGATTCCAGTGTTGAATGGCTATGGCTCCTGGCCAGGCAATGTAAACCTTCCATAAACGCGGAAAGTCTACAGAACCAAATTGACAGGGAGCTCAGGCTCCCTGTTTTCTTGTTGGGCTTTACTTTCACTCGAAACTCAGGTATGATAGTTGAAATACAAAGGCTAAGTAGAACATCAATTGGTCGCAAATCGATTGCAGCAGATATGAGGCTTTGACCCTCAGTGACTAGGTTGGATTCCTAGGCGGCCAGCCAAATTCCATATATGAACAAGTTCAAACAATTCCTCTTCGATGATCGATATGGGCTTGCTGCCTTAGCAGCACTTGTTGGACTTGTCATCGCACTTTCGGCAATCGCTCACTATGTTGAGCATTTGCTGGGTATCAGATAATTGGGGTGAGCACAGGCGTAGGCAGAACTGCCTCTGAAGCAGTTTCTCGAAGTTTCGAATACTTCCACCCCAGCCAATACAATTGGAGAAGAGTCGTCCAGGTGACGACAACGGACTGTTAATCCGTGGAGGCTGGTTCGAGTCCAGCTTCTCCAGCCACAATTTAATGGAGCGTGAACCAGCCAGGGCGCTGGAGCCGCTTGGAAAGCGTCCTGTTCGGGCAACTGAATGGTCTTCGATTGATCCGCGCTCCGCCACAATTTATGGAAGTGTAACTGTTCCGGGAACAGTCCTGCCTCGAAAACAGAGAGAACCTGAAAGGGTTTGGGATTCGACTTCTCACATTTCCGCCAAGTTTTATGGAAGATGATCTGCTCTGGGAGCAGCCTTGTCTTGAAAACAAGTGGAACCAGCAATGGTTTGCAGTTCGATTCTAGCCTTCTTCCTCCAAATTATATAAGGATTGGTGCAGCCACCAACCAAAAGTATGCTCAAAACAACGAGCCTGTTTCACCCCAGTAAATCCTGGGAATCCAATCCTGAATCAACCACACAGGAAATTCTGTCATGAGCACCGTGAAAAAGCCTCTGCCCAAACGCATCCTGTTTTTGGATGTTGATGGAGTTCTCAACTCCATGTGGTCCTTCCGCAACATCGGCCGCTCCTGGCCTCATTCCGATTCAAAGAAAACAGAAGCCACATACAAAACCAACTGGATTCCTCGCGCAGTCGAGATCATCCAGAAGTTGGTCAATCATGATGAGTTCTACATTGTGATGTCATCCACATGGCGCAAGTTTGAAGACAATGCGTTCTTTGCCAAGCATCTTGGATTGCCATTGGATCGTTTCCTTGGCAACACACCTGAAGGCATTCCTGCCAATGGCAGGCTCGGAGTTGAGTACGTCATCCGTGGTCTTGAGATTGAGCACTGGTTCAAGGAAGCTATCAAGAACAAGAAGATTGATCCAAATGCCAATTACATCATCCTGGATGATGACAGCGACATGACATTTGAGCAGAAGAAGAATCAGTTTGTCAAGACCCAGTTTGCCACCTACACTGGCAAGGATGATGAGAGCCATGGCTTGAATTGGGATCACTATGAGATTGTGAAGACGTACATGTCTCAGTGGCCAGAGAACTCAGGTTCCCAGGCGAATAAGTAGAGGCATGATCAAATCAATAGTTCTCTCAGCCATCCTGCTGGGCTCGATGGCTGGTTCCTCTCCACTACCATCAGTCCCAGTGTCATATCCATACAAGATGATCCTGACATTTCCGGATCGCAGCTTGGTGATATGTCCTGTGTCTGATTTTACACTTGATTATCTCACACTCACAGTGAATGCAGAAACCTGCGTCTCTGACAACATTTTCAAGAATGGGTTTGACTAGGGAAAGTCACCATGAAATTCAAGGACCATTATCTCACTGAGCATCTCCGCAAAGTCGGAGGCAAGTGGGCCATCGTATCGAAGTCAACTGGCAAACCTTTGCGATATTACAAAGGCGAAGGGAAACCATCCGCTGAATGGGTGGCACAACAAGAACGCTCGATCGAATACTTCAAACATCAAGGATAACACAACCATGAACGTACTCGTCCCAATTCTGTTTTTCGGCGCACTGATTGCTTTCTTCGGATACAAGTATTACAAGAAGCATCACCCAACTGTTGCCCCACCAGCAGCAACTGACGCAACAAAAAAATAACAAGATTCATATGCTCCTGTGGCGCAATGGCAGCGCATTTGTTTGGTAAACAAAAGGTCCTGAGTTCGATTCTCAGTTGGAGCACCACTATATGATAGAGACAATTGATATCAAGGATGTTGATCCCAAGTTGTTTGTTCAACTTGGCAGAATGACATTCCGTGATGGATCATTGATGCGCCAAGCATTGTATGATCTTCGATCTGATCTCTATGGAAAGATGGGTGAGAACACGATGTATCCTCACAAGGGTGTCGTGTTCTTGCTTAAGATCAACAATGAGTTGGTAGGTTGGGCATTGACCCACCGTCAACTCTGCAAGATCACTCGCAAGTACGAGACACTTGGTATGTTGTGGGTCAAGACAAAGCATCGTCGCAAGGGTTATGGAACAGAGCTATACAATGCCATGTTCTATCATCACACCACAATGAGCAAATTCCAAGTCATCCCACATGATTACACCGCGAAGATGTTCTTCAGGAACTTTGGAATCACATTCAAGGGAGTTGTTCCCATTGAACGCAAATAACAAGAGGACTGCATGCCAATCTTTGAATATGACTGTGCTGAGTGTCATCAGGCGTCTGATATCCTTGTTAGACATGATTCTGACATTCCCCATTGCACTAAGTGTGGTTCTGTTAGGCTACATAGAAAGGTGTCTGCTCCCGCTTTTCATTTGAAAGGCAATGGCTGGTACAAGACGGACTTTGGTGGCAAGAAGAACCATCACACAGAACGTATTGATCATGAACCAGTCACCAAGATGGATAGTTACTTGGAAGATCGTTATCGTGCCAATGACAAGGATGCTCATGGCGCCTTGAAGGCTGATGGTGAAAAGAATCTCAAGGATGGAGGAGTGCGATGAACAACGGACAGGGCGATTGCATCGATAAAGGCACTACAGATATCAAAGACCCAACAAGTTGCGATGATTATGAAGGTTTCTGACGACTTCGAAGGCTTCTAAAACAATGTTCGATGATGATTATGAACCAGAGGAAGACATTGATCTCTGGGGCGACTTTCTGCTCTCAAAGCATAACTGGTGATGCAATCGCCTCGTAAGCGATAGAACTGGGTTCGATTCCTAGTGAGAGCACCAAATTGAGGTTGACATGATAGATGAGATCACAGTTGAAATCCAAGCAGAACTGAAAGCAGAATGGCCAGACAAGACCATTGTGTTTGATTCTGAGTACATCAGCAGAAATACTCCAGTTGGATTCTCTACTCGAAAACTCAATCATCATGTTGTTGGACCAGTAGAAACACTTATGATCAAACGATTTGGACCAAATGGTCTTTTCGAAGAAGTGAAATATACTGGACCAATGGTCACAGCTTATAAGATTCGATACAAAGAAGAACAGCACAAGGTGATCATTGCATTGCTTGAAAAGATGCGCGGCCTTCCGGAAGAAACCATAATTTAGAACAATGCGCCAGTAGTCCAATTGGTAGGAGACAACAGGCTTAGACCCTGAACAGTGTCGGTTCGAATCCGACTTGGCGTACCAAACAACATGGGAATTCACAATGCAACTTGACAATGAAGGTTTGACCCCAGAAACCAAGGCGCGAATTGATGCACACCAGATCACTCTCAATGAGATGAAAGTCAAAGACCTTCATTTCTGCTGGGGTCCGGAAGCGCACAAGAAAACCAAAGAAGAACGTGCAATTGAAGTCTGCAAGGCTTTGGATGCAATCTTTGCTGGTGAATTCACTCCAGCGCCACCAATTGGCGATTCGAATCATATGGAGACAGCATGAGTAGCAATGGTTGGATTGGGGTTGACTTTGATGGAACATTGGCGTTCTATGAGCGCAAGAAGTATCGCAGCGGTGAGGTTGGTCCACCAATTCCAAAAATGCTTGCTCGCGTCAAACAGATGCTTGAAGCAGGCAAGACAGTCAAGATTTTCACTGCTCGTGCGTATCCATTCACTGATGTGGATGCTGATGCTGACTACATGGCACTGCAGATTTCAGCCAGAGCACTGCGCGGCGAACAAGCAGACAGAGCCAATGATGCGTTGCTGAACATTGCTGCCATCAGAACATTTTGTATGGATCATCTTGGACGAGTGCTCACAATCACTTGTGTCAAGGACTTCTACATGGATGAGTTGTGGGATGACCGCGCGATCCAGGTAGTTCATAACACTGGAGATCGTGCAGATGGCACTCCGTAAGAACGTCATTCAGGAATCAATGCGATTCTTGAAGAAGAGCATTTTGACAGAACAGGTTTCCCAGAAAGGCAATGATTTGTACATCAGTGTGTACAATGATCATATGGGTGTCTCCAAGGTTGAAAACTCAGCTGGAATGTTTCGATTCAGAATCAATGGTGAATTCATCAGACTGGATCAAAACCAGATGAATGCACTCAGGAAGTTCATTTCATAAGGAAGTGGCAATATGACAACCAAGGTTGTAGTGATGCATGATCAACCCGAGTACGACAAGAAATTGCTTGTGCGTACAGTTCAACACGGTTCTGATTCCAATTGCCCTCATTATCAAGAGCAAACAGTTCAACCTGGTGCTCATCTGACATTCTGGGTGCATGCAAATCAGCACTTGGTGATCAAGGAAATATAGGCAAATGAAGTTCAAAGAATTCATTGACTTTTCGCCCGATTCAGACTATACTAAGATGAGGCACAGCAAGCCTCAAATCGACGATTACCCTGCCTTTGCGGATGACCTACATGCAAACAACATCGACTCCAGCGTCAGATTCGAATCAGCTGAAGACCTCATCCCTACGCAGAAGAATTTCAACGTGGCAAAGGTCAAGAAGTTTTACGATAATGATGAGGCTCGCACAGCTTTCCCTGTCACTATCTCTGAAGATAATTTCGTTGTCGACGGTCATCATCGCTGGGCCGCATCGCTTCAGCATCGGGAAACAGTGAAATGCCATTGCATTGCGATGACACTCCAAGAATGTAACAAGTTCCTCAAGAACAAGCCTTATACAAGCAAGAGGGGTGTCAATGAAGATTTACAGCATTGAGAACCTTGCAAATGGCAGGAAAGATTCTCCAGAAACAACTCAACGCAGAATAGCAGCACAACGTAACAGAAGAAACCGTGAACAAATTCAATAATGCCCTCTTGGTGTAATCAGGCAAACACGGACGTCTTAAACACGTCTTAAGCCATAAGGCTTGTCGGTTCGATCCCGACAGAGGGCACCATCTCTTTTCGTCATATTCAGAAGGGTATTCATGATGTGCGGAATAATTGGCATCGTTGCCACCAAGTCTTCGTTTCCGCTTGACAAATTCAAAGCACTTCTCCAAGAAGCCAAAATCCGTGGGCTGCATGCCACGGGATTGGCTTTTGTCGATTCTGGGAAGCTGGTTTGCGAACGTCAGGCCACCAGCGCAGAAACATTCAAGTTTCCCGAGGCAGTCGCCAAGAAGTCGACGCGGGTTGCCATTGCGCACACTCGCTACAGCACTTCGGACTTGAAGTTCAATCAGCCTATCTTTTCACCCACCAAAGCAGTTATACTAAACGGAGTGATCTCTCAAGCCGATCCTTCGGAGTGGAAGAAGCTATTTGGTGTTGAGTGCGAAGGTCGCAATGATGCAGAGATTGTGTTACGCCTGCTTGAGAAGCAAGAACATCCACTCAGTGTAGTGGACTCTTCACAGGCATGCATCTATGTTGACACTGAACTCAATGAGTTGAAGTTCTGGCGCAATGAACAGCGTCCACTGTATTGGCTGGAGACAGAAGATTGCTTGATTGTTGCTTCCACCAAGGACATCTTCAAACGTGCTGGATTCAAACAAGCACCAAGCAATTGCACACCATGCGTGGAGTATGGCATCAATCTTCAATCTTTCAAACGCACCAGCCAAATCATCCGCAAGGCAAATGAGGATTTACAGAATGTTTGACCCCAAGACATTCACCTATGGCTTCGAAATGGAAGTGGGTGATGTGCCTCGTGCACTGATGATTCCTTCACATTTGGGAGAGTGGGAACATTCTGAGCGTGACATTGTCAATGAGCGCGAGCCATATCGAGGCATGTGTTCTGATCCAGATGGCATCAATCCACCAGTCGGCGGCGAGATCAACACCAAACCAACATTGGGATGGCCAGCTCAGGTCAAGCGCATTCTGGACATCAAAGAGTTCTGCGTGCTCTCTGGGCACATGCCCACTTCACCATTCACAACCCACAATCATCTTCATGTGCATGTCCCTGGGTTGATCGAGGACATTGGAGCACTGCGTCAATTGATGGCATACATCGGCGACAACCAACAAACAATGGTTGACAGAGCATACCAGTTCTATGATCTGCCAACTATGAAGTTGGTTCCAAAGATCAAGACCTATTTGCAACATGATGGCGGCCGAATGTTCCATCCATGGCAGATCAAGAACATCATGTCTGCCACCAACTTCTATGACTTCATTCGCGAACACAGACGCAATCAGCGTGGCACTGTGCTTGACCGAGTCTTGCGCAATGCAATCAACACATACTGCTTGAAGTTTGTCAAGACGGTGGAGTTCCGTTGCTTCCGCGCATCATTTGAAGAATCTAAGCTGGAATCATGTTTCAAGGTTGTTGAAGCCTTCATGGACAATGCGCTGAATCATCCAGAGCGCAGCATGAATGAGTTCTTCAATGAGACTGAACTTGATTTGCCCATGATGACCTTTGATTTGGAACTGGCCCGAGGCTGGGCAGCAACCAAGGTGCCTGATCTGAATGACAACATGGGCACCAGAAAGAATCGCACATATTATGAGGTGGAACAATGAAACTTGGTCCAACAACTCGTGAAGCATTTGTCAAGGCTCTTGAGCTCACACATGATCCAAGAGACAAATTTGCCAAGACATTTCTCCGCAAGGGAGATATGGTTGGTGGTTGGGGAGAATGGACTCTTGGAGCATTCTCTGAAAGTGGTCATCTGATGGGCGCATGCATGTTGTCTGTATCCAAGCGCGAGCCACATGTGATCAATCTGCAGTTGCTTCATACCTTCGCAATGTATCGTGGTTTTGGTATTGCTTCCAAGCTCATGGCATGGGCAGTGATGTATGGTTGCGCTGTTGCCAAATACTTCCGTGTGTCATCTGAACCAGAATCCATTGAGTTCTACAAGAAGATTGGATTCTATTTCTGGGGCGAACAGAAGAGTGGTTGTGCATTGTCGATGTTTCGCTATGAAGCAGATGCCAAGTGCGCATATGATCCACATGACCCAATTATCAGTGCCGCATTGAGCTCCAAGCGTCGCGGTGGTGTTCATCAGATGTATCCAACAGAGTTTGTGACTCTCTCATACGAGCCATACAATCGCTTCCAGGATGTACCATGTCTGTCGATTACCGTCTGAAAGAAAATCGCAAGCAAGCATTTGTGAAGTGGATGGTGTGGTCAATGCTCTATGAGGATTGCGACCCATCTTTGTTCATGACCAACTACCTGTTTGATCGCTTTGAAGTCAACTCAGAGCAACGACTCTGGTTGTGCTGGCTGTATGGCACCACGTACTATCTGCCAACAGCCTGGGTTATCTTCAATGAGTTCCCTGACTTTGAACTGGTGGATCAGAAGCGTCTTGAAGATTGGAACAATGCCAACTACAAGAGGCTCCGCTATCAGACTGACACCAAGTACAACAAGGGTCATTTGCCTGCTCAGTTTGCTTCCTATCGCGCATGGATTCATTCCACTGCCAAAACACAGCGCGAGAAGTTCAAACAGTTGACCACAAACAAATGCCCAGAGAAGAACTATCAACTGGTGTTTGATGAGATCACAGGCAATCTGCACAAGTTCGGCCGATACACTGCATGGTTCTATATCCAGACCCTCAAGCACTGCGCCAAGATCAATGTTGATGCGCCCAATCTCATCCTTGAGGACTTCTCTGGCAGCAAGAGTCATCGCAATGGTCTCTGCTATGCAACTGGTCATGATGAATGGGTCAACCAGAAGCTGACCAAGGAACAAACAAACGTTCTCAATGTTGAAGCTGCCAAGATGCTCAAGGAAGTCAATCTGTACATGATGCAGCTGGACTTCACGGAGCAGGCTGACTACTTCGCCATGGAGACCTGTTTGTGTTCCTTCAAGAAGCTGTTCCGCAAATCTCGAGGCAGGTATCTTGGATACTACCTTGACAGACAGGCTGAAGAGATCGCGAAGGTCGAGCAAGATGGTTGGAGCGGCATTTGCTGGAAACCATTATGGGATGCCCGCAATGAAACCATCAAGCGTCCTGAATTGTTGGGCGGTAATGTGGTGCCAGAGCGAATGGTCCACTTCCTAGACAATGGCTCGCTCGAAAGATTGGACTATCTGTGGCCTGAGGACAAGACCAGCACTGAGACACTCTCGTTTGATCTAACTAAATTCTCTGTATAATCAATCACTTATTGTAAGTGTTTGAATGTTTGGAAAATTTAGTGCTTGACTTTTGAGAATGACAGGAGTAGAATAGCTTCTGTCAATTGAGAGGAATGTATATCATGTCAGACCGCAAATTGCTCACCATTCGTGAATTTCTCCGTGCCGAATCACAAGGTGCCTTCAAGGCTAGTGATGTGAGCACGCAATGTGCCGCAGGCTGGTATGACTGGTTCTGCCGCGATCATCTCCTGGTCGACAAGACCGCCAAGCTCACTGGCTTGCTGCGCTCAATCTGCTTGAGCAAGAAAATCAATCTTGATTCGAGCTATGTGTTTTTCAAGAACAACTGCCCCATGGTCGGCAAGTTGTATGATCAGTTCTCCATCTGCGATATCGAAACTGGTGATGTGTTGTTCTGTGTGATTCCTTCATGTGGACATACTCGCACCAGCGGCGAAGCCCAGGTCTATGCGCGCTCGAATGGATTTGAAGAGCCTGTTGCCAAGGGCAACTGGAATGATGTAGTCGCATACTTCAACGAGGTCTAATAGACATGGCCGTTGTCATCCGTCATTGGAAAACACGCACACGCCTTCAGCATCGTTCTTTCATCTTGCAGGGTGCGCCATGGGTTTCCTTGTACAACAAGGATGGCAACGTGATGTTCTACGGCACCAAGGCACTGTTTGATGCATGTGTGCAACGTGGTTTCTTTGAGTTCGAGGAAGTTTGAAATATGAAACATCATTCGACCAATGTGATTTGCAACGTCATTCACTCAAGCGACATATTCACTGTGTTTGAAGAAGATGCAGTGATGTTGGCTGACAGGTCGGACCTTGGTCCGCGTTCTGAATCTCAAATCTACGCCGACGCCTGTGATGTTGGGTTTGGCATTGCGTCAACCAGAACAGGTGAATATGCCTTCTTCTATCGCGATGACACCATTCGCGATTCTGAAGGCGAAGAGATATATTCTGACTATCTTCCCATCACACAATCAGTGCGTCTATTTCCACGTCTTGCTGCTTGGAAGGTTCGGGTGTTCAATGACTAACTCACATGATGCACTGGTTGGTTTCTCCATCATTGCCAAATTGTTCGGGACTGATGAAGACAAAATTGAAACAGCACCTGCTGTTGCATTAGGTCACTATGATACGCAACTCAGAGCCGCATTCGCGTTCACGCTGTTTCCACGCAATGATTCTGCTCTGGTTGAGTTTCACCTGGAACGACTCAAGAACGAAATTCGCTTGGGGCTGTCCATAGCAATCAAAACCCTTCGCAACATGGGTATAGACAATGCGCAGTCTCGTTTCCTCAACATGAACAAGCCTCGGCCTGAAGGCACTACTGCGGAACTGGCCCAGAAGCTGGGCATCTCCAAGAGTGAGGTTCGACGCCGCAAGGCTGCTGGAACACTTTGATTTGTTGGAAAATTTAGTGCTTGACTTTTGCTCTCAATGAGAGTAGAATAGGCTTGTCAATCAAAGGAATCATGCTCATGTTTCGTGCCATCCGCAAGTTCTTCTCCAAAACCACATCATATCGCTTTCATTTGATCAGCGGCGCATCAATTGATGTGCATGATGTTCTGAAGCTGAAGATCGAATGGAACAAAGAAACTCAGCATCTCAATTCATATCATGTGACTCATTCCAATCCGTCGAGCGCGAAATTGTTTTATCTTCAGGTTGATTCAATCATTGCCATTGAGGAAATCAAGTGAAACCTTCCATTCCTCAGCTCAAAATTTTGGCACATCTGAATCGTTCCACTCAATTCGCAGGTCGGGAACCAAATGCAATAGCACTGCGCGCCTGTTTTGAACGTGGTTGGATACGACATTTGATCCCTAAGGGAAGTGCTGATTCTGTACCACATATGTATGGAGTTTTCCAGCTGACCAAGAAAGGATTGAATGTTGTGTTTGAACATCGAATGACTCCAGACATCTATTTTTGGTACGAGAAACAAACATGAGCAAGAAAATCACCATGCGCAACTTCGACCCCAACAAGGCGAAGTGGATTGTTCTGTGCGTCAACAACATGTACATGAATGGCATTCACAATGGCATTCAGGCCGCACATGCGGCAATCAAGTTGGTGTACGTCAACGCAATTCATGATCCACGTCTTGGAGCCTGGTGCTGCAATGGTTCTGAAACACTGTGGGTCAAGCGCGGTGGAATGCAGAAAGCCATGCGTGAGTTTCGTGACCTGTTCATGAAGGCATGTCAGAAACACAAGATTCCGTTGCTGCCAAGCGCATGCTTCTATGAAGAGGCTGATGCACTGAATGGCACTCTGACTTCAATCGCATTCCTGATCCCTGATCCCGATGATCTGGCAAACTTCCCGAGCGCATACAAGCGTTTCTGGACTGAACTGGAAACCATCATGCCCAGAGGCTGGGCTTCTTAAAAGAAACACACAACCACTGGAGTTTTGATCATGTCGCAAAACAAGATTGACGTTGAGGAAATACGCCAGTTCATGGCGACTCAACCTGACACGACCAAGGTGTATCTCGGCTGTGACTCGGAGCGATTCAAGTCCAAGGGCAAGTGGTTTGCTGACTACATTCTCGCCGTTGTGATCCACATCAATGGTTCCAAGGGCTGCAAGATTTTCGGCGAGATTCAGCGTGAGGCTGATCATGACCAGCGCGTCGACCGTCCATTCACTCGAATGATGATGGAAGCGCAAAAGGTTGCTGAGCTGTATCTCTTGCTCCAGGAAGTGTTCTATGATTTTGAAGTTGAAGTCCATCTGGACATCAACCCAAATCAAAACCATGGTTCCAACTGCGCATTCCAGGCTGCTGTGGGTTACATCAAGGGCATCTGCAATGTGACTCCAATCGCAAAGCCTCATGCATTTGCTGCATCTTATGCAGCTGACCGACTGCGTGAACTGGGTCATGTTCAGTACATCGACCAGGTGAAGGTGGCTTAATTTCTCTTTCTCAACAGGAGTGTTGTTATGAAGCGTTATTTTGTGTTGCAGATCGCTTTGCTTTCTGCTCTCGTTGCCGTCACCTTCACTGGTTGCACCAGCAACAATGATGCTCGAAAGGCACTCGATGATCTCGGGTTCAAGGATATCCAGACAGGCGGATATTCAGTGTTTGGTTGTGGCAAGGAATACAGCTTCCATACCAAGTTCACTGCCACGAATCAGAACGGAAAGATCGTCACTGGCGTTGTTTGCAGTGGCTGGTTGATCGGCACTTCTGTGAAGTTCGATTGATGAACGATTTTCACAATCCAGACTTTGTTCGTGATTTCGTTGTATGGCACGAACAAAGAATGGTTGAACTTGGATATCCTCCCAAAATCTGCGATGAACTTCGCAGATACAGGCACAAGTTCGTTCCTCCTGCAACTCGAGAAATATCATTGGGATACAACCATGTCATTCACATATCACCCTGACTTCACAGAAGCGATGCGGGATGCCTTCTGCAATGGTGACAAGTGTCCGCAATGCCTGGGCTCCAATGTCAAGTGCGTTGGAGCCGCTCCTGATGGCATCCGCATGAATCACTTCTTCGACTGCGAGGAATGCGGTGCGCAGTGGGAAGGCGATTGACAATGCGTGTCCACTTCCATAGGCTCACAAGCAACGTTCTTGTACCCTGTTACCACAGTTGCAAGAACGTCATCTTTTCTGGATCATTTTGGATTGGGGTGACTTGTTCATTTCCACTGGAACATTTCTTGTGGGAGAAGGTATGGCCATTCAAACTGCTGACGGCAATCCTCCTGACTCCATAGTTGTGATGTTGTGTTACAAGTGTCGTGAGCCACTCAAGTCTTTTGTCATGGGCAGCTATGAGGCATGTCCATGCGGTGTTCTTGGATACCTGTCCAATGTGATGCCACTGCCTAAAGATCGTTGGTGGCCAATCACTTGGGCTCAGGGATTGGTCGTCTACAAACCAATCAGGGAAACGATTGTCATGAACTAAATTTTCCAACGAGTCAATGGCTTAGTGTAAGTCACTGATGATTTGGAAAATTTAGTTCTTGACTTTCTCGGTCAGTGGGAGTAGAATAGGCTCTGTTGTAAAGCTAAACCACTTCCGAGGAACACCCATGACCAATTGGTCGCCGCTTCAAGCCAACATCTTCCAGTTTGTGGAAGACCCGAAGGCTGGCAATGCCATCATCAACGCTGTTGCTGGTTCAGGTAAAACAACCACAATCGTTGAAGCACTCAAGCGCGTCAAGGGTACAAGCATCTTCCTTGCTTTCAACAAAAGCATTGCTGAAGAGCTCAAGAGTCGCGGTGTGAATGCCCGCACGTTCCATTCCCTCACCTACATGCCTGTGACCAAGTCAAAAGGCACCCACAACGTCGACGTTGACAAGCTCAAGAAGCTGGTCAAGACGTTGTTCTCGTATGATGAATCGCGCGTCTATGGTCTTTTCTGCCAGAAGTTGGTGGGCCTTGCTCGCCAAGCTGGCTTCGGCTGTTTGGTCACAGAATCCAAGGCAGCCTGGGAAGACATCATCGACCATTACAATCTCGACCTGGACAATGAAGGCGCGGACATGGACAAGGCCATTGAAATGGCGTCCTACCTGCTCCAAATGTCCAACAAGTCGTCGCTGGTTGACTTTGATGATCTGCTGTACATTGCAGTCAAAGACAACGTCAGCCTGCCGAAGTATGACTTCATCTTTGTTGATGAAGCGCAGGACACCAACGCCATTCAGCGCGCCATCCTGCACAAGATCATGAAGCCGAATTCCCGCATCATTGCGGTCGGTGATCCAGCCCAGGCCATCTATGGTTTCCGTGGTGCTGACTCCAACAGCTTGGACCTCATCAAGAGCGAATTCAAGGCTGTTGAACTGCCGCTGAGCATTTCTTACCGTTGCCCGAAGTCTGTTGTCAAGTATGCCCAGGAATGGGTCAACCACATCCAGGCGTCAGAGACTGCGCATGAGGGTGAAGTCAAGCACATGAATCAGTCCTGGACCAACCAGCAGTTTGCCATTGGCGACCTGGTGGTTTGTCGTCGCACTGCGCCACTGATCAAGTTGGCATATAGCTTGCTGCGTGACCGCATTGGTGTCCAGGTGCTGGGTCGTGACATCGGTGAAGGTCTTAAGTCGCTGGTGCGCATGATGTCAACCAACACCATTGATCGCCTGATCGACAAACTGGACAAGTATGAAAAGCGCGAAGTCTCCAAGTTCATGCGCAAGGAACAGGAAGCCAAGGCTGAAGCAATCAAGGATCGCGTTTCTGCCATCATGATCCTGATTGAATGTCTGGGCGAGAACAATCGCTCGGTTGATGCGCTGATCCGCATCATTGATGAGCTGTTTGCTGACAAGAAGGCTTGCGTCACGCTGTCAACCATCCACAAGGCCAAGGGTCTGGAAGCCGACCGCGTGTTCTGGTTGGACTATGATTGGACTGCTACGTGGCCGATGGCAGTGTGGCAGAGACAGCAAGAAAGCAATCTGTGCTATGTGGCCGTCACACGCGCCAAGCAGGTCTTGCACACTCTGCAAGTCAAAGACACCAAAGCCAAATAATCAAGAGGAATCGTATCATGAGTCGCTATGTGTATGTTGTGTTCAGAGATTGGAATTACGAGGGATATGAATCTCCTGAAGATGTGTTTGGAACCAAGAAGGCTATGGAAAAGGTCTATCCTGGTATTCAAGACGATTCCCATTGTGTTGATGACGGCACTGCTGTTTATTCCAGAATGAAGGTAAAATGAGCTACATTCTCCCAATCGACTATCGAAAGCTGACGCAGAATGAGCGTCGGCTGGTTCGACTCCAGTACATTGAGCAGCAAGGTGGCAAATGTCACTACTGCAAAGGCTCGCTTGAATTCCAGCCGCCTGAAGAGATTCGGATGAAGCCGATTGACTGGTCTTTGTTCCCTGAACTGTTCTTGAAGTATCCTGTTCATCTTCATCACAGCCATGTGACTGGGCTCACCATTGGTGCCGTCCATGCATATTGCAATGCGGTTCTATGGGTTTATCATGATGAGTAAGTGATTGAACTTTTGGAAAATTTAGTTTAAGAAATCGCTTGACTTTTGCTTCCAATGGGAGTAGAATAGTTTCTGTCACTTGAGGAAACACCTACATTATGAGCAACCACATTCAAACCTTCCTTCATCATGCTACCAACTGTGGCAATGAAGAAGTCGCATTGCACATCACTGCGCTTGAGGGTGATCGCTATCGCGCCGCCATTGTTTCTGCATCCAATCATGAAGACGTGGTCACCATGGAATCTGATTGGACCATCAACATGGAAGCAACGCATGCGACCATCGTTGGCGCATTGGCGTGCCTTGATGTTTTGTGTTTTGAAGACCTGTCTTATTCTGGAGCACTCGAATGAGTTATCCTGGTCCCGTCACTCCTGTTGTTGGTATGGGCGCAACATTGCGCCTTGGTTCTGACGCCTATCCATACACGATCGTCTACGTGTCACCGAATGGCAAAACCATCCATGTGGTGGCCGATGAGCATGGGCCCAACAAGAAGACATGGCCTGATCAGGACTTCGACTACACTCCTGGCAATGGTCCGCCTGAGAAGTACAGCTTGCGCAAGAATGGTCGCTATCATGCTGTTGGTTCGGAAATGGCCACCTGGAGCGCGATCCACATCGGCAGCCGTCGCTACTATCAAGACCCATCTTTCTGAGGATTTGACATGATTCGCGTCGGAGACACAGTTAAACTTCGCGCACGGGTTCCGCGCAACACAAACATACCTGAAGGTCGACAAGACTTCCGCACCGCCAAAGTCATTGCATTCTTGGATACACCATACATTGGTGGCGTCCGCGTTGATCGTGATCTGAATGGTATGGTGTTTTGGAACGTTCAAGATTTGGAGAAGGCTAAGTGACACCACGTAGAAAACTCGCTGATCGTATCAAGTTTCTTGATGAGCATAAAGACACCATCGCTCTTGTCATCGGCTTCATTGCCGCCACTGTTGTTTGGTTTGCCAAAATCATGGGAACAATATGAGCACTCAATCTCTTCGTCCAGTTTCTGTCATCGCTTCTGAAATCTATCAATGCTGGAAGCCTCGCGTCAACCCAACTGCCGCACCCTATTTGGATGCGATGCTTGATTTGGAAAGCATCAACGACAAATACTTCCTGGACAGTGGCCGCAGTGTTGTTTCGTACTTCCTGGCCAATGCTTCCTCATTCAAAGGCGAAGATGCTCGACGCATCAAGGCTGAACTCAACCAAATGTTGAAGTAGACAATCATGATCCGCGAACAGAAATATGTGATCATGGAGCATGAAGGTGTTGAGAAGGTCTTGACCTTCCCTCGACATCAAGAACATGCTGCTACTGCTCATCAACATCCAGGCACGCCAGTTGCCGCAGGTTTCTTCACATTGGAACTGATGTCAGATAGTTCCATTGAATGCGATGCCTATGGTGAGAGCTATTCACTCAATGGACTCAAGTCACGCGAAGGTGATGGTGAGTTGATCCTCAAACATATGGGAATGGTATGACAACTGAACTCATGCGCAATCTGGATGACTTAGTGGTTCGCCGCTACGTCAATCTGCGCGTGAATCCAGAAGGACTGCGCATATACAAGTACAACAAGAATGTGTTCTTCAAGGATGTTTGGAAACAGAATCCATTGTTGCTTGAGGCGCGCGGCATTGTTCTCGACAAAGAGGGCAACATCGTTTCCTATCCATTCTCCAAGGTTTTCAATGATGGTGAGTGGAACCATACATTTGATCGTGGTGACCTAGTCTATGCCTCAACCAAGATTGATGGCTTCATGGCTGTGGTCACTTGGCACAATGGCAATTTGTTGGTCACATCCAGCGGCACCTTTGATTCCGACTATGTCAGATATGCAAAGGAATGGTTGCAAGGTGAACGCGTGCGCAAGATGTGCGAACATCATCCTTCTACCACATTCATCTTTGAGATCGTGGACTCACGTACATCAAAGGTGATTGATGAACATCTTGGAGCCTATCTCGTTGGTGCTCGTGAGAAGGTGCTTGGTTCAGAGCTATATTCTGAACAAAACTTGGATGACATCTTTGTTGGTTACATGAAGCACACGTTTCAGTTCTTTCGTCCGAGTTGGAAGCAAGTTCCGTTTGCTTCAATTGTAGATGCTTGCGATCATGTCGATGGTGAGCATATTGAGGGGTATGTTTGCTACAACAACATTGGTGAATGCGTCAAGATCAAGACCCAATACTATCTTGTCCAGAAGTTCCTGTCGCGTACCAATCGCAACATGGATGTCATCTGGACTGATCAAGCCAAGGCAATGAAATCATTGCCATATCATTTTGAGCGCATCATCAAAGAACTGCCTGAATGGCACTCTGCTGAAGAATGGCGCGCGCTTGATGAGAATGGCAAGTTGGCAACTCTTCGTGACATCCTTTCTGAGGTATAAACACATGTGCTTGTTCTTCCACAACTGGTATCGCGGCAAGAATGGTTTTGACACTTGTGCCAATTATGGTATCACTGGACCGCTGCCTGGTGAATTTGCATTTCATCGAACTGATAATGGTGTTTGTGTGTATCGTCGCGAACGCCATTGTCTTGATTGCGATCGTGTGGATTATGCGGTCTTGTTGCCATATGAACAACACAGCACTCGTGATTTCACTTGGGTCAACATCAACCACTTGTTGACAGATACAACCATTCGTCGTGCTGCGCTCAAGGTTCAGCAAATCAACGACAAGATCAAATATCTACAGGAAATCTTGCCTTTGTTTGAGAAAATACACAAAGAACGATTGAGTCGCCACATCATTCCGGATATGGAGTAACACATGTCACTTCTCGCAACCGCAACAATCCATGCTGATGGTCTTGCAGATATCAACACGCTGACTCCAAAGTCAGCATGGGACAAGAAGGTTCCTGTTGCTGTCAAACTCACAGAAGAAATGGCTGAACTTAGTCAACAACTTCTCAAGGTCTTCTACTTCGGCAAGTTCGACAACGTCCAGCACATGTATGAAGAGACTGCTGATCTTATTCTCTTGTTGGACCAGCATCTGCGCATGATCGACCAGAACCAGGTTGACAAGTGGGTTGTGTTCAAGATCAATCGATACAAGCAACGTGAAATCAAGCGCGAAGCACTGGTTACCAACAGGGAAATCAGCTTCATTGATGATGGTGTTGGCGCGGGCGCGAGTCACACGACATGATAAGAAGCACTGGACGACCAACCATCTGTGTGATTGGAGTCACCGTTGATCCATCTCCATTCTTCAAAACTGTTGGAGAGGACTGGGAAGAAAAGGACTTTGATGTGTATTCATGTGCCTCAGATTCCAATCTCAATCTGATCCTTGAGCAGTATGCTCCACAGGTGATTGTCACCATTGGCAACATCGATGACTTCAAGGAATTGATGAGTGCCACATTTGAAGTGCGCCGCCATTGGCTTCACTTTGAATCGCTTGAGACGGTCAACCCTGACGCAGTGTATTGGTGCTATGTGTTGTCATCCATTCCAATCGCTGAACCTGATGCTCCGCCGCTGGTTTCGGTGTTCACTCCTGTATACAACACAGGCACCCAGAAGTTGTTGCGCGCCTATGAATCACTGAAGAGCCAAACCTGGACCAATTGGGAATGGGTCATTGTAAATGACTATTCTGAGGACAGTGACACTCAGGAAACCATTCAAGAAATCATCACGGATTATCGCGTGCGCTATGTCAACATGAATGATCCATGCGGTCGAATTGGTGAGCTCAAGGCGCATGCGTGTCGCAATTCAAATGGGTCGATTTTGGTTGAGCTTGACCATGATGACATGCTGACACCAAACTGCTTGTTCGACATCGTCAATGCCTTCAGAGAATTCCCAGAGGCAGGCTTTGCTTACACTGACTGGGCTGAACGTTATGAGAGCCACGATGGTTGTCATTCCTATGGCGATCACTATGGCTTTGGGTTCGGCTCAGCGGTTCTTCAAGAACATCCTGACTATGAGAATCCTGAAATCACCCAGAAGCGCGAGTATCTGGTCCAGATTGCTGCTCCAATCAACCCAAAGACCATCCGACACATTGTTGGCATGCCCAATCATGTTCGCGCATTCCGCAAGAGTGTGTATCAACAGATCGGAGGCTACTCCAAATTGAATGTGGCTGATGACTATGAACTCATGGTCAGAATGTTCCTGGCAACGCGCATGGTCCATATCCCGCGTCTGGGATACATCCAGTTCTACAATGACAATTCCATTGGCAATTCACAGAAGACTCGCAATGCTGAAATCCAGCGCGCGGTGAAGTACATTGCTGTCAACTATGAAGATGCAATCCATGCGCGCCTGACTGAGTTGGGCATTGAGGACTATGCTTGCAGCAACGTCAAACCAGCTTCTGAAGAACAAGCCAATCTCACATCCACTCTTTCTGATTGAGGACATACACATCATGGCCACACGTCTGACATCCACTCACAAGCAACAGATCGTTTTTGCTGTATTGAATCATGCCTTTGGTTATCGCGAAGGCACAATTCGCACGCGCGAAACGCAGCTGGCACATGAGGTCTATGCCAAGCTGTACACACCAGAGCAACTCAAGCAAATGAATGATCTCGGCTCAGAATTCTTTCAACATCGAACTGACATCAACATCAGAATGCCCAAGAAAGATGGGTACAATGTTTGGTTGGAACTGAGGCTCGGTGGTTCCAAACCATTTGGACACCAAACACTCCAGAGAAATCTGGATTATGCTGATTTCGGAACTGGACTCCAAGATTCATTGGGCCAGCGCATAGTGGACTTCTACCATGTAACAGAAACCATTGGAAAGGAAAAAGAAGATCGTCGTCGCGAGCTCAACAATGCTCTGGATGGTTTTGGCACACTGCGTCAGTTGCGCGAAGCATGGCCTGAGTTGGTGCCTGTGCTTGACAAGCTGGGTCTTGAGAACAAAACTCGCCAGCTGCCTGTGGTTGTCAATCGTAGCACTCTGAATGCTGCTCTCGGCCTGCCGCCCAAATGAAGGTTGTAGGTTCTACACACCGCAAGAGTTGGCCAGGAGTCGTCAAGGCTCTTGGCCAAATTAAGCGATTGATTAAGCAGCAGAAACTGCCGCAAAGTTCTGTTGTTGTGACTCCAGGTTGTAACTATTGGAAGATCGTCTGGAGTTATCAAACGCCTGAACCCAAGGACGAAACTATTTTACAAGTGGATGATTCTCCAAGAAATTTAGTGCTTGACTTTTGAGTTGAATGGGAGTAGAATAGTTCCGTTGTTTCGACATTCACATCACTTACTTGAGAGGAACTTTGATCATGGGTATGCGCGTCTCAACCATTCAACAGAACATCGTCAGTGCCAATCTCAGCGAAAATGACCTGCGTGCGCTCAATGCCACAGTGGTTGGTTTGCTCCGTGCTCAACATGCCAACACAATTGTGAAGGCTGCTGTGCAGTTCCGTTTTGGTCAGTTGGTTCAATTCCGCAGCAAATATGGTCAACTTGTCAAGGGCAAGGTGCTCAAGATCAATCCAAAGACCATCGTGGTTGGTGTCACTGCTCCTGGCGCGGTCACTCCGTTCACCCAGAAGTGGACTGTCACACCGACCTTGCTCCAGGCCGCTGTTTAATTTCCCAGGAAATTCATGGAATCCCAAGCACACAACACCTGGTTCACTTCTGACACTCACTTTGATCACTTCAACCTGACAAAGTATTGCCCGCGCACGCGTGGTCACTACAACAAGGAAGGAATGACAAAGACTGCGGTGTCAGAAGCCATGACCAATGATATGGTTGCTGTGTGGAACAGCCGCGTTGGTGAGAATGACGTCGTGTATCACACTGGTGACTTTGCCTTCATCTATGGCAACGCCAAGGACAAGCTGCGTCATCTGATCTCGCGCCTGAATGGTCGCATCTTCCTGACGCTGGGCAACCATGATGAGGACATCATCAACAATCGTGCGGCTCTGACTGGTCATCCAGATCAACCATCACACATTGGACGTTTTGCCGACATTCGCGACTATCGTGAGATCAACATCGCTGGTCAGAAGATTTGCATCTTCCATTTCCCAATGGCCATCTGGCACAAGAACCACAAGGGTGCTTGGCACCTGTATGGCCATTGCCATGGATCGTATCCTGGTCATGGACGTGGCAAGACCATGGACATCGGTTGGGATACCAATGATCTGGGAACAGATTGGGTGCCTGGTCCGATCTCCTTTGCCGCAATCAAGCAGGTGATGGACAAGCGTGCAATTGTTGCACTGGATCATCATGACCCTGGTGCTGATCATGACATGTGAAGAACATCCAGTCCTTCATGCATGGTGCGACAAGTGCAAAGTGTTTCATGCCACTCATTATTGCGAACGCTGTCGCAAGTATCATGAGTTTCATCCAACATGGAAGGAAACTGAAGAGATGGTGATTCAGCAAATGGCGAATGAAATCACCAAGGAAATTGATGAAAAGGTGGTGCAATACATCATTGAAAAGGCACTCAACTCATGAAACGTCCAGACAACACACGATACTATGGAGGCGACGGAACCATCCATCGCACTGGTGAACTTGATGTTGAAGTTCATGAAGGCAAGGTGGTTGCTGTTTGGTTTCGTTGCGCGATGCTTCCATTTCGTCAATGCGATTGTGATGCTGATCGCGCTGCATCCATGAATGCTGCGTACTCCGACAATGAGAAACTGTCAATTGTCGGCATCGATTTTGCCAAATAACCTGTGAGGATTCATCATGTTACTTAATGTCAATGCTTGGTACTCTCGTTCACTGATCGGTTGGAACAAACACAGCAGAAGTGATCTGATTGAAGGATATCGAGCACCCAAATCGCTATGTCAATTGGTGCGTTCTTTGGTGTTCCTGTATTTTGGTGTCTTCACTGGATTGTTCTTGGTTGGTTTCTGGGTCGTGATGCCAACCATATTCACCATTGTTTGTTTCATAACTGATCCTGCCACCTGGTGGACTATCAATCTTCAAGAACACACCAAGCTGTTTTCTAGCGAAGGATTTGTTTCTCTTGGCGCAATTGATATTGGTGCTTCAATTGGTTTGGGAATCATCTTTGGTTTGTTTTGGTTGAGAGAACAGTATCGCGAATGGGCTTATCAACGCAGAATTGTCGCGCGTAAGCGTCGTTGGGCTGAGCTTGAAGCACATTATGAAGGACGCGATCCTTTGCCAAAAGAACCCAATATCATTGCTGAATGGTTGCGTTCAATCCACAACAAGGTTTGCCCATCCATTGATTTTGTTGAGAAAGATTGATTTTGTTGTGTTTCGCGCCTAAATAGTATGTTCAATACACGGAGCATGCTGTTATGAGTGATGATGTAACTGTTGACACAACTGTCCAAGTCAGTCCAACAAAGCGAAAGGATGGACACATCTCAGCTGGCCTGAGCGCGGATCAAACATTGTTTGAGCGCGTTCAGTCAACCAAGTTGTTGTTGGCATTCTTCATTTTCTCAGTTTCGGCCGTCTTCTGTTGGTTTGGTAAGATTGACGCCAAGGCGTATTCTGACATTGCTGCATGGGTCATCATGGCATATGTTGCAGGTGATGTTGGTACGAGTGCTGTTGATGCATTCAAAAGTAAATTCTCCAACAATTTCAACCACGATCATGATAGTGATGGTAAGTAATTGATGTTTTGGAAAATTTAGTTTACGATTTCGCTTGACTTTTGATTCCAAACAGCGTAGAATAGGCTCCTCAGTTGAAGGAATGTCTTTATGGAATTTCAGGTGTGGTATGAACAAAATTGTCCTGCCGTGAATTATTCAAGCTGTCGTGGAATATACAATCAATTGAAGAAAATTGCTGAGCAGGCTTGGATAGAAGCACGCCAACAAGGTATTGAACTTGGCTACAAGAATGGTCACTCTGAAGGCTATTCTGAAGGTCGAGAAGAAGGATATGATGCTGGTTGGAATGAAGCTGCTACTCATTTCGATGGCGATCAACCGTAAGGATTACATCATGTTCACACAAGATTTTAATACATGGGTGCGGCAAACATATCCAGGTGGTTTAGCCAGGACCGAAGAGGCTTTGGCACGCTCAGCCTGGGATGCAGGTCGTAAATCTGGATTGGATTGGGGTGCGCACATGGAACGTCATTCCGCAGCAATGCAGTTTGATGCCACTGGCAATCCACATCGCTCATGACACTCATTATTCACGTTTCTGATTCCTACCGTCCTCGTCGTAAGTCTCGACGTTCGAAGGGCAAGGTCTGTAGCAAATACAGACCTGAGTTTCGGCCTCTGAAACTCCATGCGGATAGTCCCTTCCGTCGCCCCGTATCTGATGCGGGCATCCCATCGGGCAGCGCAATGCTGACCGCAACATTCCCCGCCACTCCCCTTCTTCCTTCCTATGAAGGGGAGCTGGCAGCGCGGGAACAAGCTGCTCAAAAGGAATCACAGAGGCGCAAGAAGATGGTTGCTCCAATGTTCAACAAGGGCGCATATGGCTACATTGGTGATGCACCCAAAGAAATCATCCAAGGTCTTGGGAGAAAGCTGTGATTGACTACATTGCTCTGGTTGAACGCCTGAACACGCTATGGATCAAGTCAGTCACCATCGACTTTGACAATCCAGGTGTTGTTGCGATCGAACTGCGCAAGCACATGGGTGAACCTGAATCTGTCATTCTGCACGTGTATCATGCGCTGCGTGGCAACCAAATCAGTCGCAACTCAGTTGAGTATGTTTCTCATGAGGGTCTGGTGTATCGAATCCGCATCCCCATGAGGAAATATCCAAAGCCTGCTGATCCGTTTCCTGAGATCAAGAAAGGCATTGAATAAAATGATCTGTCATTGCGGCCCATACGTCACCAAGGAAATGATTGCGAAAGCAATTGACGCTGGACCGCGCCGATCCGTATCTGATATTCGCTACTTGATAGGTGCTGATGAACTTTGCGCCACCTGTCAGGCAACAATTGACACTCTCATTGAAAAGCAACTTCTGGAGATATATCATGGCAGTCCGAAACAAGAAAGTCAAGATCACCTTGACTAACCGCAAGCGTCTCATTCTCGCCGCAGTTGAAGAACTGGCTTCCAAGCTGGTCTACACTGACCGCAAGAATGATCCTGATCTGTCTGTCAATGATTTTGAATCGGCAATGGTGCTGGGTGAAGTACGCATTGGTGAGATCATCGATGTATTCAAAACCCGTCTTAAAGACGGACTCTCCCACCTGAACATTCCAAAGGAAATCAAACATGGCACTGCACAAACTCGCATTGAACGCCCAGATAAAGAGGATCGCGACGAAGTATCTTTCGATGGCGAAGTGCTTGACCTTGCAGCACAATTTGCGCGAACTGGTGAGGGAAACAGCGATCGCCATGTTCATGATCCCGAATATTGATGAGACCACAGAAGCTCATCGTGATGCAAGGATCATTAGGTTGGCATTGGATCACCTAGCAACTCGCGGCGTCATTGAAAATGATGTTTTCTTCATGGAGGGTCAACCAAATGAATCCATTCGTCTATCTCTGGAATAAGCTGTTTGTTGAGCTCCATCCAGATTCACCACTCAATCCAGATCATACTGTTGCGGCCATTGAACGATATCACACGTTCTTGAATGACCAGCAGTTTGATTCTGTTGTGAATGCGTTTGATGCAGCATTGATTGAGGCTGTGGCTCGACGCCAGCAGTTCAACCCAATCATTGAAGTGGATGGCATCCTTAGCCCTGAAGTCCAGCTTGATCTGATCCATCATTACCAAGAATTAGGCTGGAAGAGCCTGAGCTTCAATTTCATTCCACCACATTATCTGAACAAAGATCACATGTCTGGCAGAACCACCATCGCCTTCAACAAGGTCGATCCTGCCACTGTTGAGCTCACACCACCTGGGCCTGAGTGACATCGCCTAAGTATAGCACAACAGAACCAGGAACTTCACATGAAATTCAAAGCACATCTTGCGGAAGGATTCGCCAATTATCTCGGATACTCAGGTTCCGGAATGAAGTTGCCTCGTGATCGCCAGAAAGCTGGTGAAATGAATCAAGATGACGTCAAGTACATGAGCGTCGGCAAAGAAACAGACGTGTATGAGATTGGCACTGGCGACAAGAAATATGCCAAAGTGGTGTCCATTTTCTCCACGACTGGTGGCGGACATGCTGTCACTGTTCAACTTGCTGATGCCGATGGATACTTCAAAGGCAAGAAACTCACATACAAGATCGTCAAAGGATAATATCGCTTTACTTCTTCCTGAACTTCAGGTAGAATATACATCACAATTGAATTCACGTCATCACGATAGGGAGTCTATCAACATGAACAACAAGCCATATGATTTGGCCGTCTACATCGGCCGTTTTCAACCCTTCCACAATGGGCATCTTCATGCCCTACTCGAAGCCCATAAGTTGGCCTCGAAAGTCCTGGTGCTCATCGGCACCAGTGAATCTCCTCGCACACCCAAGAATCCATGGACATTCCAAGAACGCGCATCCATGATCATGAATGCTGTGGAAATCAGCAATGCGCTGGTTGGCACTGGTGATCTTATTCCAATTCCACGACGCCTGAATGACTTCATGTATGATGACACCAAATGGGTGACTCGTGTTCAACAGGAAGTTGATGATTTTATTGAACAAAATGGTGATTTGCGAACAGGCAGAGCGCCAAGGATCGTCATTGTGGGTCACGAAAAGGACGCATCCTCATACTACCTGCGCATGTTCCCGCAATGGGAATTTGTTGACACTGGCGCAGCCCAAGAGAAACCAGTCTTGGAAGCAACCAAGATTCGACAGCTGATTTTTGAAGACAACCTGATGTATGTTCAGTCTGTTGTCCCGCCAAATGTATACACATTCCTGAGTGCCTGGTCATCCACCACGACCTATGATGGCGTGCGTGCTGAGTATGATCACTACAAAGAATACAAGGCCAAGTTTGCTTCCGCTCCATTTCCACCCACCTTCCTCACCGCAGATGCCTGCGTGATTCAATCTGGACACGTATTGCTGGTGCGTCGCAAGAGAGAACCAGGAAAGGGATTGTATGCGCTCCCTGGTGGTTTCGTGAATCAACATGAGACCATGGAGGATGCGGCACTGCGTGAACTCATCGAAGAAACCAACATCAAGCTGCAACCTGATGTTCTCAAGCGTTGCATTCGCTATAGTAAGGTGTTTGATGCTCCGCATCGATCATTGCGCGGTCGAACTGTCACTCAGGCATTCCTGATTCGCCTCGATGATTCCAAGCCACTGGCCAAGGTCAAGGCAGGAGACGACGCTGAGGAGGCAATGTGGGTTCCATTCAATAACGTCATGTCAATGCGTCCAGAGATGTTCGAGGACCATTATGACATGGTGTTCCATATGATCTCAAAGGCATGATATATGATGTATCTAATCGTTGAAGATGTGATTGTTTACATTCCTGGTGATGAACGTTCTCGTGAATGTCCTGGCCATGGATATTCTGCGCACACTGAGACATATAAGAATGTCATCATTTGTCACGACAAAGAAGGTTTGCTTGCACAGATAAAACATCGAGACAGATATCCAGGTGGCAAGCCATACAAGATTTACGAATGCAATCGCGAACTCAAGATTGTGAAAACAGTGGATTTTTGATGTCGCATGAATTATTTTCTAAGTGCTTGATGATTTGGAAAATTTAGTGCTTGACTTTTCAGTTCAATGGGAGTAGAATAGTTCCTGTCATTGAGAGGAACCTTCGCAATATGAGCACCAAGTCTGAAATCAAAGCCTTCATCCAGGAAGCTGTTGAGTATCTCGCTGACAACTATGGTGATGCGCCTTTCTGCGAAGCTGCCATCGCCATGGCGCGCGAAGACGGTCGAGATCACTATCTGGCTGAGTCATGCTCGGCTGAAGAATTTGCTGAACTTTGTGCTGAATTCGCTGAACTTGAGGCTGGCACCATATGAAAATGACTTTCTTCAAGGCTGTGGCTGAGTTTCCAATGCGGGACAAGAAACCTGGCACTGAATTGTTTTATGTTGGCACTGGTTCTTGGCCGCTGACCAAGAACTTCCTCAATTCCAAGGTCTATCCCACTGTCAAGGCAGCTGACAAAGCATTGGCATCGTTGTCCAAGAACTATGAAGGTTGCATTCGCACGTATGTGCTTCCATTTGAATTGGAGTATGACACGCTGAATGACACCGATCAAATGCGCGAGTTCGTTGCTGAATCCATGCGATATCCGCATTCTTCTTCAAACAACAAAACTGAATTCACAGTTACACCGTAACATGGGTGTTCATGCACATAATGGCACAATGCCTGGAGCAGTGACGCCGATCTGTAACAACTGCATGATTGCTCTTTGTTTTGACATTGGTGAACAAGAATACAAGGAAGACAAAGAGTTTTGGGACAATTGGGTCTGTCGCGACTGTAATGGCGGCGAACCCTTATCGCGCCATGTATGGCGTCAACAACACATACAAGAAGGAGTTTCTGTATGACAAATCGCAATCCAATTCTATCCACCGACAGCTACAAGTTTTCACATGACAAACAATATCCGGAAGGCACTGAAGACATCTATGCCTATCTGAGCGCACGCGGGAGCCGCGTTGCAGGCTGCAATGAAGTCGTGATGTTTGGGCTTCAACCCTGGATTCATGATCGCATGTGCACTCCAGTGACGCGCAAGCATGTTGATGATGCGCGCATGTTTTGTATTGCTCATGGCGTCCCATTCAACTATGAAGGCTGGAAGTACATTGTTGAGAAGCACAATGGTTTCCTGCCTGTTGAGATTCGCGCTGTGCCTGAAGGCACCGTTGTGCCAGTTGGTATGCCAATGGTCACTGTTCATGCCACTGATCCAAAATGCGCATGGTTGACCTGCTACCTGGAAACTGACATCATGCGCGCGGTCTGGTATGGTTCGACCGTTGCCACCATTTCGCGTCATTGCAAGAAGATCATCAAGAGATATCTGGACATCACTGCTGACAATCCGGAGCAGGAAATCAGCTTCAAGCTGCATGACTTCGGCTTCCGTGGTGTCTCGTCAACGGAATCAGCGGAGATTGGCGGCGCGGCGCACCTGATCAACTTCATGGGCACTGACACCGTTGGTGGTATAACGCACGCAATGGAATACTATGCTGCGGATGTTTGTGGGTTCTCCATTCCCGCATCTGAACACTCCACAATGACTTCCTGGGGTCGTGACAACGAAATCAAGGCATACTGGAACATGTTGGAGCAGTATGCTGGTCAAGGCAAAACATTTGCCATGGTCATTGATTCCTACAACTGGCGCGAAGCAGTCGAGAAGCTGTACAACAGCGGATTCTTCGATGAGGTCAAGGCGCGTGGTGCCACCGTTGTGCTCCGTCCCGACTCTGGTGATCCAACCAAGGTGCCTGTTGAACTGATTGGGCAGCTGATGTTGCTGCTTGGATATGACCGAAATGGCAAGGGATACAAGGTTCTCCCTTCTCATGTTCGAGTCATCCAGGGAGATGGCATCACCTTTGAATCGCTGGAACAGATTCTGATCAAGATGGTGCATCATGGATTCAGCACATCGAACATTGCATTTGGTATGGGTGCTGGTCTGTTGCAGAAGTGTGATCGTGACACATTCAAGTTTGCCATGAAGTGCTCGGCAATTCAACACTTCAATGGTTTCTGGAGTGATGTGTTCAAAGACCCAATTGATGCTCCTGACAAGAAAAGCCTGCGCGGTCGAGTGACCACAATCAAGCATGTGGATGGCACCATGAGTGTCACCACACTGGACAAGCTGCGCGAAGAGCATCGCATCCAGATGACTGAAGAAGGCGACATGAACATGCTGAACGTGGTCTATGTGTTGGATCACAATGGAATGCGTGTCAAGTTCACCAACTTTGAGGCTATTCGTGCTCGCGCTGCCGTCTGAGCGCACCTAAATAGAAAGAGGATACATGAGAAGAGTTCTGTTGCTGGTTTTGTTATTGGTGCTGCAAAGCATCTACGCTGCTGATGCTGGTCTGGTGATCAGTATTCCACCAGAGATGGTCGATTCCATTCTCAAGTGGCGTGTGGCAAACGGGCTGGACGTTCCATTAAAACAAGCACCAGCGCAGAACGTTCTCATGAACAACGAAATTCACACCAAGATGGTTGATCAAACAGGAAGAGTTGTTTTCATCACCACCTCAGTGTAAACCCTATTGACGTCTGCCCATGCTATGGGTAATTGTTGGTGTCCCAACAGGCCGTCATTGCAAGATGAGTGTATGAAGCGAGCCGAAAGGTTCTTTGGACGCGGGTTCGATTCCCGCCATCTCCACCAAAATGTATTGTGGCGACCATGGGTTCAATTCCCTTAACTCTTAGGCCGAGTGGAAGCGAATGAGGAAAAGAGCTTAGCGGCTCGACAGGTTCAAATCCTGCTCAGTACATTTTGATGGGGATGCCCAGGTTTCGACAGGGGACATGACTAGGCAAGTGGACACTCCGCCGATGTTACTGGCGATTAAAGTGAAACAAAACTCCAAATGCAGCTAACGATGCTGTTTTCGACCAGTCTTCGAACGTTCTTCAGTTCCGCAAGGCTGCTTGATATCAACTGTGATCCCGAGTGGATTCCTCAACGGGATATGGAAGGGCAGGGCAACCTGCCCTTTCTTTGTATGTTGATCATGCTATTACAATGAATGTCTTGGTTGAGCGTTTGTCGCCGACAATTCAAAGGAAACTCATGAAGACCAAAGGTCAGATTTTGTATACAGTGATGGACTTCACACTCCGCACCTTGTTATCGGCGCTAATGGCGCTCTTGTTCATTCTACTCGCAGTCAAAGCAGCAGAATCTCGTCATCCAGAAACATTTGTCAGCGTGGAGCTATCTGTTCCAGCATACAAGGGAGTGCAACACTCCTTTGCTGACATTGAGGATATGGCGCGCAACATTTACTATGAGAGCAGAGGCCAACCTGACTTGGGGCAAGTGGCCGTCGCACATGTTGTACTAAATAGATTGCGAGCAGGAGTGTTTGCGAACACTGTTCATGGCGTGATCTATCAGCGCCTGCCTGTTTGTCAATTCTCATGGGTGTGCCAACCACGCTATCCAATCCACGACCAAGTGGCATGGACCAAAGCAATGGTGATTGCACAGAACGTGCTTGAAGGCAACATTGCAGACCCAACTTCTGGGTCCTTGTACTTCCACGTCACAACCCTTGGGCTCTCTTCACAAGACGACAAGATCATTTGCATCAAGGATCATGTCTTCTACAACAAGAAGCCAATTGTATATGCAAAAGACAACAACAGAACAACTCCTACACGACGCATTTGAGTTCAAGCGCAAAGCTGATGCCCTTCGGGTAGTTGCGGGCGAGCTCAAGGATGCGAATGACTTCAACACCAAGACCATTGCAGCCTGCTCACTCAGGCTGGATTCTCTTGCAATATCAACCAAGTACATGCTGGATCGCTGCTGGAAGGCAATGGAAATGACACAACAGCAGACTCCCTGTTAACCTGTTGATTGTTTGGAAAATTTAGTTTAAGAAATCGCTTGACTTTTGCTTCTGATGGGAGTAGAATAGGCTCCTGAGATAGGAGATTTGTGATGGTTACTGCTGAAATGCGTCGTGAGAAGTTTGCCTTTGAATTGGGTCATGAAGATCGTGCGGATTTCAACCCGCGTGCTCCTTTCGCCAATCGTCCCGCGTTTGAACGCGACTATCATTCAACCCATCGATCCATGAATGGTCGTGCTTCGGTTCCATTTGGAGCCAAGGCCGAATTCAGAATGGTCTTGGGTCTTGGCAACACGCGTTGGGTTGCTGGTCCAATCTGGGCATATTCGCTCGTTGCGCTTGCTCCTGACAATCAGAAGCAACTCGAATCCATTGGTGTGGTGTTCTTGCCATGAAATATATCTGGAAGGTCTCCGAAGCCCCAACTGGCCCATATCGCTCATTTCAAAAGCGTGGTTGGCCAACTGCCGAAACTCCTGCTGGCGAAGTTGTTGCCACCATCGGGTGCGTCGATGACTATCGTCCTGCTGATGTGAAGACTGGCAAACACCAGCCTCTCATTCTTCGAGTTCGCCGCAAAACATCCACATCTGAAGAAATTGAGAAGTTTGGTGGATTCCGTTGGTTGCGTATGATCAAGGAGTTCGCTACCCTCGATGAAGCCAAGGCTGCATTCAAACGTTTTGTTGACAATAACCCTGAACATCCTTTCATCTGAGGATTCATAATGAAGTCAAACATTGTCCGCAAACTCACGGACGTTGAACACGTTCGCAAGAAGCCTTCAATGTACATCGGTGGTTGTCAGCTTGAGAAGCTGAACCGCTGGACACTTGATGGTGATCAGATTGTTTTCAAGGAAGTCGAGTTTGTACCTGCGCTCCTCAAGATGTTTGATGAGATCGTGTCCAACTCCATTGATGAAGCAATCCGCACCAACTTCAAGCACGCCAACAAGATCAATATCCAAATCAAGCCTGACCACGTCATTGTTGCTGACAATGGGCGTGGCATTCCTGTTGTCGCATCAATCGATGACCCCAATTCCACTTCCGCTGTCATGGCACTGACCCATCTTCGCGCGGGTGCAAACTTTGAGGATGATGGTGCGGTGTCAATCGGCACGCATGGACTCGGCGCATCACTGGTCAACATCCTGTCGCGCAAATTCATTGCATGGTCTGATGATGGCAAGAAGCGCCAGCATATCCGTTGCGCTGATCAAATGCGCGAGACCAAGACCTCAATCACCACATCGTTTGCATCTGGTGTGTCCATTGAGTATTGGCCTGACTTCTCATTCTTCGATTGCAAGAACATGTCAGGCGACCTGTCAGTGTTGCTGCAAAAGCGTGTCCATGATCTGGCGGCAAACTTTCCCCAGATTCAGTTCATGCTCAATGGATCCAAAATCAAGGCAGCCTCCTTCAAGAACTACGTGTCCATGTTGGCACTGCCATTTGAAATTCATGAGACTGACAAGTTCAAGGTGGCTGTGGTTGCCTCTGAGGAATACAATCAAATCTCCTTTGTCAATGGCATTGACACTTATGAAGGTGGTGCGCATGTTGACTATGTTCGCGCAGTGCTCATTCCCGAGATTCTTGGACGTCTGAAGAAGAAGTACAAGAAGCTGGACTTGGGCACGCTCGATGTCAAGAGCAAGCTGACCTTTGTTGTGATGTCAGCATCCATTCCAAAGCCCAAGTTTCGTTCGCAGACCAAGGAATACATCACCAACAGTCCTGCGGAAATGGGCAAGGTGTTTGCTGGTGTTGCTGATGAGAAGTTTGTTCGACACATCTGCGGCAATGAAGAGATCATCAACAAGATTGTTGAGACCAAGCAGTTCAAGCTGGAGCTACAGGAACATCGCGACGCCAATGACAAACAGAAGAACATGAAGAAGGTGCGTGTGCCAAAGCACATCCCTGCTAATGGTGATCCTGCGAAGGCAACTCTGTTCCTCGTTGAAGGCGACTCAGCAGCTGGTCCATTCACCAAGGCGCGCGATGCCGAGAAACACGGAGCATTCCCGTTGCGTGGCAAGCCTTTGAACACCTATGGCGAGAAGCCGAACACAATCCTCGGCAATGCCGAGTTGCTCCAGTTGATGTCGATCCTCAACCTGAAGTTTGGTGATGGACCAGGCACCAAGTTGAACTATGGCAAGATCGCGATCATGGCTGATGCCGACGTGGATGGCTATAACATTTGCTGCCTGATGCTGGCCTTCTTCAATCACTGGCCATGGCTCTTCAAAGAAGGTCGAGTGTTCATTGTGCGTTGCCCGATCATGAAGTGCACCAAGGGCAAGGAGATTCAGCGATTCTATAATCTGGACTCATATGTCAAGGCCAAGATTGACTCAACCTGGAAGATCAACTATCTGAAGGGTCTTGGCTCGCTGACGCCTGAAGAATATGAGCTCATGGTGAACCATCCTGTGCTTGAGAAGGTCTCCTATGACATTGATGCGCCGAAGTATCTTGACATCGCGTTTGGGCCTGATTCCGAAAAGCGCAAAGTCTGGTTGGACAAAATGTAAGTGATTGATCTATTGGCTTGACTTTTGGTTTCAATGGGCGTATAATACCCTCTCTGAATCGGAGTTTACATCATGACTGATCGAAATGAATTGTTGAAAGAATTGCGAATACTGCCGATGCCGCGCGCTCGTATTGAATCCGATGCATTGCGACGCACCGTCAGCATTTGCGGCGCATCAGTGATCCTCGCTGTTGGTGTCATCTTCGGCCTGTTCATCACTGCGATCGGCGCATTGTGGGTTCCAACTCCATTGGTGTTGTTCGCAATGAAAGTCGAAGTGACCCTGCTCGGCATCCTGTTGGTTGTGTTTGCTGGTTCCTTCCTTTTGGGCAAGGTGCTCATCAATGACTGAGATTCGCACTGTTCGGGACATCATTGACACGGAATATCGCGAGTATGCGATGTATGTCATCAAGAACCGTGCATTGCCTTCCTTTGTGGATGGGCTGAAGCCTTCCACGAGGAAGGTTCTTTTCACGGCCATTCAAAAGGCACGCAACCAGATCAAGACCATCTCACTGGTGGGTTACACTGTATCCACAGCAAACTATCACCACGGCGATGACTCTCTTGAAGGCGCCATTGTGACCTTGGCCGCCCCATGGGCAAACAACGCGCCTCTCCTCGATGGCGAGGGATCATGGGGAGATCGGTTTGATCATACCCCATCAGCCAGCCGTTACACCAGTGTGCAGCTGTCCAAGAACTTTGACAAGTTCTTCAAGGATAATGACATCCTGGAAGCTGACATCGATCCAGAAAACAAAGAACCCTTGTACTATCTGCCACTTATACCATGGGTGTTGGTGAATGGTGTGAGCGGTGTGGCTGTTGCTTATGCTTGCGATATATTGCCCCGCAAGCCTGCTGACTTGGTCAAGGCTGTTGAGAAGGTGCTCAATGGCCAGAAGGTCAAGGAAACTGACCTGCCGCCATATTTTGAGGCTCATGAGGGCCAAATCCGATTCAACAAGGACCTTGGCATCTATCAAATGTTCGGCACCTTCAAGCAGCTGAATGCTTCGGAGTTGCAGATCACCGAGATTCCAATGAAGTATGAGCGCGCAGCCTACATCAAGCACCTTGATGCTCTTGAGGATGCGGGCAAGATCGCGTTCTACAAGGACAAGTCAAACAAGAATGGCTTCAATTTCCTGATCAAGTTTCCGCGCGGCGGAATGCCGAAGAACGCGGAAGGCATCAACAAGATGTTCAACCTGGTTCAGAACCTCAATGAGAATTTGACGGTGATCGACCAGAATGACCAGCTGAAGGTGTATGCAAGCGCATCGGAGTTGCTGACTGACTTTGTTGCATTCAGACTCACCAAGATTGCGGCTCGCCTTGCGTACTACATTGATCGCGATGAGAAGCGTTTGTTGATCATGCAGCGCACATATGAGTTTGTGAAATTGGCAATGAAAGGGATCATCGACTTGAAGCAAAAGCGTTCTGCGCTGATTGCTCATCTTGTTGATGCATTCTTCTTCCCCAAGGAAGAGGCTGAGCGTGTCATCAGCATGCCGATGTACTCACTTTGCGAAGACAAGGTGGAGGAACTCGAAGCTGCTATGAGCGAATTGAAGGTCGACATCAAGAAATGGAAGTCCACTGACCCAACTGAAACCTATCTGGAAGATGTCGAGGGGATCAAGCTGTGAGGGATACCAACTACATTGTGTTGATACCTGCTGTTGATCTTGATCCGCCGCATGGGCTTGATCCTCACTCCGAGCGCGACCAGAAGAAGGTTGGCATGTTGCTTCGGGCGTTTGCTCTCAAAGGCTTTAATCCTGCTATGCCCGCACTGGTTGGCTATCCAAATGGCAAGGGCAGGGTCCAGTTGCTATCTGGAACGCATCGACACATGGCAGCCATGATGCTCAACATGTCACTGCCTGTTACAATCTGGCCTCGTGCTTATGTGGAGTGCGCATGGGGCACCGAGTACTGGCAAACAATCATTCGTGATATTGCCGTTGCTGAGCTCAAGAACGTCAAGGCTGTCACTGGTGACCTGATGGATGTGCTGCCTGATCCAGTTGATCCCACCGAATTCGACTATCGAGAACACACATGCTGACCGCAATCCTCGCAACGACTCGTCATGGTGGCCTTGGTTACCAAGGCGACATTCCATGGCGCAAGGCAGGCATCGCCAAAGAGATCACTCAACCTGACATGAACATCTTCCGCAAGTACACTGATGGCAAGCTGTGCTTGTTTGGTCGAAAGACCTATCTGGGCATGCGCGGCAATCGCCTTGATGCCACCCCATTGCTGCCCAATCGTCGCACTTGGGTGATTGGTACAACCCCAATCAAGGAATTGAGCTCAGCGGACACCCAGTTCGACTCTCTCGACAATCTCAAGGCTGCACTGGCAACGTTGCCTGTTGAACAGGAAGTGGTCGTCTGCGGTGGTCTCGCACTGTACGATGCGCTGCTATCTCAGATTGACAAAATCATCTGGAATTGCTTCGCATTTGACTGCCCATTTGACGTCCAATGGCCGCATCATCCAACTCACCTTGAGCAAATGGGATTCGTGCTGACCTATCGTCAGATCGTCTCCCCTGTTCTGGGCACCGCAATTTTCTATCGTGAAGGCACAAAGGCTCCTTGGTGACATATGATCATTCTTGACTTCTCGCAGGTTGTTCATGCTCAGATCGCAATTGAGTTTGAACGCAACAAGAACCAAACAGTGAATGAGGATGTGCTCAGGCACATGATCCTCAATCAGATTCGCGCGCTGAATGTGAAGTTCCGCGACAAATTCGGCAAGATGATCATTGCTATAGATGGCCGAAACTACTGGCGCAAGCAGGAGTTTGAATTCTACAAGGCCAACCGCAAGATTGCTCAGAAGAAAAGCCTGGTGGATTGGACAGCTATCTATCCCATAGTGAACACGATTCGTGAAGAGATCAAGGCCAATTTGCCACTTGCCTACATCGAGATCGAAAGCGCAGAAGCCGATGACATCATCGCCACTGCCGCAAAGCTGGCTGGATCATCCATTGATCTGTTGATCATCTCATCTGACAAGGACTTCCGTCAGCTTCAGGTCTTCCCAAAGGTCAGGCAGTGGTCGCCGATCCAGGACAAGTTCATCATCGAGAAGTTCCCACTTGAGTATCTCCATCAGCATGTGATTGGTGGCGATGCTGGTGATGGCATTCCTGATGTGATCAAGCCTCTTGACTACTATGTCAACAAGCCAGCCAAGATTCCAAAGATGAGCGAGAAGAGACGCAGGCAGCTGCGCAGCTGGTTCCATCTCGATCCTCAGCATGGCTATGCGCTGAACTTCTCATTGGATTGTCCTGAGGACATGAAGAAGCGTCTGAGCCTCAACAACACACTGGTCAATCTGGTTTCTGGCAGCATGCCGCCATTCCAAGCCATTGCCAATGAACTCCTGAATGCCCATGCGAAACCAACTGGACGTTCACCACTGTTCTACTTCAACCAACATGGATTGAAACAGCTTGCCTCGAAGGTGACTGACTTCTATCCAAGAGGAATTTGATCATGATCAAGAACAAAGCATCCGTCATGTTTGACTTGGATGACACTCTCGCCCATCTGGCACCTGCGTTCTCTGACTTTGTTGCTGATGAAACAGGGCGCACTGAGCTCAAGGACAATCTGGATAAGTGGAACATCTATCCAGACCTGAGTGGTGTGTATCCTGGCCTCAACATCCATGAACTGTTCCTGGAGTTTGAACGCAAGGGCCACATGCACAAACTCAAGCCAACCATTCTCAGCAAATTGCTGCATGCCTGCAACAATGGCGGTCGACGCATCCATGTAGTCACTGCACGAGGCTGGATGAAGGATGGTGTGGACATCACCAAGCACTGGTTGCGTGAGAACAACATCCCATATCACTCTCTTGATCTGGTGAATCTGGACTTCTCCAAGACTGACCTGATCAAAGCACGCATGGATGATGGTGAGCACTTCGATACCATTGTTGAAGACAATGTCAAGCATCTGAATGAATTGTCTGATCTGGTCAAGTATCAAGTGATTGTGGATCAACCCTGGAATCGCACCATCAGGAACAACAAACTCACTGGAAAATATGGCAATGGCGCAGTTCGCGTTTATCCTCATTCTAAGTCACTGAATCAGAAAGAAATTTAGTGCTTGACTTTCTGGTCCAACAGGCGTAGAATAGTTTCTATCAATCAAGAGGCATCGTCATGATCTACGGAATTCAGAACCAAAGCAAGCGTTGGTTTCATGGTTACGACTGGATGACTGGTCGAACGATATTTGGCACCAAGGCATGGGCTTTGTTTTTCAGTACACGAAAGGCAGCCCAAACAGCATTAAATCGTATCAGTGCTGTTGATTATGTTGATTGCAAGTATCACGACTACACCATCAAGGATGTCAGATAACATGAAACCAGAGAACGTAAAGTACACCAACATGTTTGTGACGGAAGTGCTCGACAAGCTACGAGCCACCACATCCACGTTGGACAAGAAGGCGATTTTGGCTGAGGCAATTCCAAAGACGCCAATGTTCAAGGAGTTTCTGCTTGCGGTGTTCAATCCGCATGTTCAGTACTTCATCAAGAAGATTCCCGAGTACAAGACTCGCAAGGACCAGGGTGAATATCCACTGTCCAGAATCTTCAAGCATGACCTGCTCAAGCCTCTCTACACACGCGCTCGCACTGGCAAAGAGGGCATCAAGTACCTCACACAGATGCTTGAGGACCTTGATCCTCGTGATGCGAAGGCACTGGAGCACATCATCCTGCGCGACTTGCGCTGCGGCACTGGTGTTGATCTGATCAACAAGGTTCACAAGAACCTCATTCCAGTGTTTCCCTGCATGCTGTGCACCCCATACGATGACGACCTGGGACTCAAGTTTCCTTTTCCAGCCGTATCACAATTGAAGTGTGATGGACTGCGCGCAGCAATCATCATCGATGAGAACCGTGTTGAAGTCAAGAGCCGCAAGGGTCTTGATCTGAATTTGGGTTCTGTGTTTGATTTCCTGCCTGCCAAGATTGGCAGCGGCCTGGTGTTGGATGGCGAAATTCTGGTGCGCGATCCATCTGAAGAAGGCAAGTTCCTGCCGCGCAAGATTGGCAATGGAATCATCAATAAGTGCTCCAAAGGCACCGCAACCGAAGCTGAGAAGAAGCAGGTTGTGATGATTGTGTTTGACATCATTCGTCTTGATGAATTCAAGAAGAACATTCCATGGAACGTGCCATATGCGGAACGTTTCAAGATGATCGATAAGCTGGTCAAGAAGGCCAGTGACTCGCGTCTGGAACTGGTTGAAACCCGCATTGTTGGCAGCATGAATGAAGCCAAACAGCACTTCACCAATGTGGTGGAGCGCGGTCTCGAAGGCACAATCCTCAAAACTGTCGATGGCATCTGGAAAGACGGTCGCCCAAACTATCAACTCAAGCTGAAGTTGGAGAATGAGTGCGACCTGTTGATCAAAGGAGTCACCGAAGGAAAGGGAAAATACAAGGGCAAACTCGGAACCTTAGACTGCGTGTCCGCCGATGGTTTGCTCAGTGTAAGCGTAAGTGGGATGACCGACGAAGAGCGAGACACGTGGTGGAAGAATAAGGAACTCGTTGTCGGTCACATTCTCGCTGTCAAGTACAATGAGAAAATCACCAATGCTGCTGGTGGATGGAGTTTGTTCCTACCGCGCATCATCGAGATTCGTACTGACAAAGACACCGCCGACAATCTTGGAGACATCAAATGAGCATGCGCGGTTACAAACCACCTGTTGATCTTTCTGTTGTTACCATCGATGGATTGAAGTATAGCAAGGCAATCATCGAAAAACTCTTGCCTCCGTTGAAGGCAACACCAGCAGTGATCATCAATGGTCGTTCCTATTCCATCTTGGACATCAAGAACAAACTCCAGCCAATACATGAATACAAGGTTGGCAACATCGTGGAATGTCGAACACACGCCGACAGACGCTACACATTTGTCATTGTTCACTCTGGTGATGCTGAGGTTGTTTTGATCAACCTGAAAGATGGAAATGTCTGGGAACCTCATTGCGGCACCACGATGAATTCAAGTGGTGTTATTTCTGGTGCTGATCTGTTGTTTGGCAATTTGAACGTCACCAATGTTTGGTCAAACATCAAAGATTGGCTCAACCAGACAAATGGATTCAGTTGCAGTTAAACCACACAACATTGTAGGAATCACATACATATGAAAACGAAAAGTGCTCCACTGAATGAAGAAGCGAAGTTGATTGACCATGGCACTGTTGTTGAGATTGACGGCAAGCGTTATGATCGTCGAGCCATCGAACAGCTGCCTCCGATCAAGCTACCGCGCACAATCACCATTGGCGCGCTGCATTACTCTGTTGAGACCATTCAACGCAATGTCACACCCATTGTAGAATACTATGTTGGCAATGTTGTTGAATTTGTTGTTGATGGTGATGATCCTGATGATAAGGTGTTCACATCAATCATTGCTCGAGTTGGTCCAGGTTTAGTTGGAATGGTTTCTTTGGAAGATGGCAATCTTTGGGATCATCTCAATTTCGTTGAATTGCCTGTTGGACAAAGACCAATTGAACACACGAAACTGTTTTCTGGTCTGACCATCGTAAGAAAATACGAAGATGTCAAAACATGGAGCAGGTCAAACAGAAACTAATGCCCTCAATCCGGAGTCAAACAATCATGAAACGTGTACGTTCTTCCCGCAGCTTCGACAATGTCATTGAACAAGCCATTCAACCTGGTCCAGCCACAATCAGGATCGATGGCAAGCAATATCTGATTCAGGACATTGTCAAGTCATGCAGGCCTCTGGTGGAAATCAAAATTGGTTGCGTCGTTGAGATGCTTGATGAGCGTCCTGGCGACAGAACCTCAACCAACCATTACTTTGTTGCTCGTGTCGCAAGAGACCAGATTGGTTTGGTTGCTGTCACTGATGGCAATCTCTGGAGTTCGAGAAACACAATCACACTCACTTCCGTCAAGGCTGTTATTTCTGAGCCTGAGCGCCTCATCAGAGGCATGTCTGGTGCAAAGAAATTTGGTCGCATCTGGCCAAGTCTCGAAGCATACTTCGCTGACAAAGACAGGGTCACTTCCCTATGAACAAGGCCCAGTTGGTTCTTGCTGCACAACAGGAAGTCCTTCAAGACCTCCTAGAATATGAAGGTGGTGAGATGCAAAGCATGCAAGAATCATTTGCTTGTCATGCTCACAACACAACCATCATCACATATGCCAACAAGATTGGCGTCCAACTTGATCTGTCCAAGACAGGTCGCAGTCCATAACACAGGAGTTGAAGTACCATGAGTTCGGAAGAAGACCGCAGCCGCCGAAACAAGCGCCTGAAAGTCAAGAATTCGCATCACGCATCCCACAAACATGATGGTGCGCCCAAGAAGAAATTGGAACCGCATCATCGCCATGGCCGAATCGACAATGTGCTTCATGAAATTGTCGGCACGGAAAAGGCAGCAGTCAATGGGAGATTGTCACTTGATCTCCAAATAGATACTGAGTAGTCCGATCGGCTTCTCTGTATAAGTAACATCCATCGTGTATCTCAATTGAGGAGTAACAACCATGAAATTCAAGTTCTATTCAATCTTGTTTGCCATTGTGGCAGCTGTATCCTTCGCAGGATCAGCATTTGCACAGGTAGCAGAATCAGTTCCTGCTGATGCTCTGTCCTACACATACGTGCAAGGCGCATATCAGTACGACAACATCAACGGCGCAAATGCAGTCAACACCCATGGTGGTGCTGTCAATGCTTCCGTGAATCTTGGCACATCGCCATTCTTCGTTGTTGGTAGCTTCGATCGATTGTCCGACGCCAATGCCTTTGCTGGTGGTGTTGACACATATCGTCTCGGTGCTGGTCTCCATGTTCCTCTGGCCTTGTCGGTGGATGCTTATGGAACCGCTGGTGTATTGAAGACTTCAGTGACTGCTGTTGATCCAAACAGTCAGTTCAACATCACCATTCCACGTGACTTCACGACCTATGGATATGATTTTGAGGCAGGCTTGCGAGCCGCACTCACAGATCGCATTCAGGTCAAGGGTGGAGTTCAAGAAGAGCGTTTGACGCGCACTTCTGATTGGACGACATATGGTTTGGGTGAAGTCTTGTTCAAGGTGACAAATCATGTGGACTTGGTGGGTGCATTGCGTGCCAATCAGGATGATCGCATCTTGTCAGGTGGAGTTCGAGTCGAACTGTAAGCCTTGAATTATTAGAGTGACATAATGTAATTGACAAGGCCGCAGCAATGCGGCCTTGTTTGTCTCACAGTCAAATCCCAGTCTCGATGGAGTATGCCAACATGCTTACCATGTCTCCTGCTGAATTTGAACAACTCCCTGATGTTTCGGTGGGTCAACTCTTTGACAACCACATCGGCGAGTACAAACTTTCCAACTCAGTTGCTGTTCACGTCAGTGTGAAAGCGAATGGGCGCAAGTCCCTCATCTTTGAACCAGTCCAACTTCGCAAGCATTCTCATGACCTTTGAACTTGATCTCGTCAAGAAAAGCAACATCACATTCAGACGACGCAAGTCTTCAATCGGGCGCATATACGAGAATGGTCTTGATCGGCTGGTATCTGTTACCACGTTCTTGGCATTGACATCAGACAAGGATGGCTATCTAGAACAGTGGCGCGCTCTTGTTGGTGAAGAAAAAGCTGATCTCATCAGCAAAACAGCTGCGGCGCGTGGTCATTCACTTCATCATGCAATGGAAGCATTCCTTCTCGGCAATGACAATCCACCCATCATTGGAGCAGATGTGCGCATGCTCTTCAGGAGCCTCAAGGCGCAAATCTCTGCCAATTTAAGCGTGGTCTATGGGATTGAGCTGCCGTTGTACTCCAAAACTCTAGGATTGGCAGGAACAACAGACTGCATTGGCAGATGGAAGGGCAAATTGGCTGTTGTTGACTGGAAGAACAGTCGCAACGACAAAGAACTGGACATGGTGCAAGACTACTTTCTCCAAGCTGTAGCATACGCACTGATGTTCTATGATATGTATGGTAAAATGCCAGAGTTGTTAGTGGTTCCTGTGTTTTGTGTCAACGGGGAGTCTCGAATATTCGAGGCTGACATCAAGGATCATCTGTCTGCATTCCATGCAAGATGGACGAAATTCAAGGAGTTGATGAATGAAAAGGACTTCCAAATTGGCGAGTACGAGTAACAGGAAAGCCAAGAAGAAACCTATGAAGAATGCAAAGAAGGTCAGCAAGCAAGCTGCAATGCCATGTGCGTTGCCGAAGAAGGGACCAGGCATCTACAAGTTCACCAGAAACAATGTTGAGTTCTATGAATACTGGCGTGAAGTCGTCAATCCAACAACCAACAAGAAAGAACTCAAGTGCCTCGGAATCACAAATGTTGTTGCACTTGGACAAGATGGGCTGGAATCAATGAAGATGTTTCTTGATGACGCCTGGCAAGAAAAACAGCCCGATGAACTCAAGAAGTTTGTCGAAGACATGAAGGCGAAAGGAATTCATTGATATGAAGAACCAGTACGAACATGACTATCTCGCATTGTTGCGCAAGTGCCTTGATGAAGGTGTTGGCGTGGAATCAGATCGCACCAAGATTGGAACCATCCAACTGACTGGTCAGACATTGGTTGCTGACAAGGTGGGAATGGAGTTTCCGACTCTGACAACGAGACCAACACCATTTCGTATTGCGTTCTGGGAAACAATGATGTTCCTCAATGGCATCACAGACACCAACTTTTTGGTCGACAAAGACATCACCATCTGGCAAGCCAACACGACTCGCGAGTTCCTTGATGCTCGTGGATTGATTCATGTTCCGGAAGGCGACATGGGCAAGGGTTATGGCTTCCAGTGGCGTAATTTCGGTGGCGATGCCATGGGCGATCAGAAGGGTGTTGATCAGATTGCCAGTGTCTTGCACTCTCTTGAGAACGATCCATTTGGTCGTCGTCATCTCATTTCAACCTGGAATCCACAGCAACTGAATCAAATGGCGCTGCCGCCATGCCACATCATCAACCAATACATGATGGTGGAATTGCGCCCAGATGATTGCTATCGACTGGATTCGACCTTCTACATGCGTTCATGCGACATGGTGTATGGACTTCCATTCAACATGCAAGCATATGCATTCCTGAACATTGCGTTCGCGGATTATCTGTCTCATACCAAAACCTATCGCGCCAAGAACATCAACGTGCTCCCTGGCAAGGTAACATTCATGGGTGGTGATTGCCACATCTATCGTAACCAGGTTGACATGGTCAGAGAACAGCTTGAGCGCGCACCATATGATGGAACGCAACTCAAGCTGGGCTATCCTATTCTCTCATTCAACCAATTGTTGAATCTGTCATACGCAAAGGATGTTCGCATTGCGGCATTCAAGCGTCATGCTCAGTTCGACAATCGTCCGCCAATGGCTCAATGACCAACTTTAGCGAAAGCCTCAATCCACATACGACACTGACCACTTCTGACGATGTCATCAAGACAGAACTCAATAACAGGGACGGGAAGCAGTTGGTTTGCGATCATGTTCAAGACAACCCTGAGCCCACTTCCCTCTTTGAGAGAGCACTGCGCAACATCCCCATCCACGATGGTCTTGGTCCCTTCACCAAGGCGAGTGAGGAACATTTTCAGTTCGAATGGTGAGGAGTTCTGAGCTTCATCCAGGATGATGAAGGCATTCTTGAATGAGCGACCTTGCATCTGCTCAAATGGCGCAAACTCAATGTCATGGTTCTTGCGCGCAATCTCGTATTTGCCTTCACCCAGCTTCTCAAGCAGGACTTCGGTGATTGGACGGAACCATGGCTCAAGTTTCTCATCAAGAGAACCAGGAAGCAAACCAGCGCTCTTGCCAACAGGAATCATTGGGCGTGTGAGGATGATCTTGCTGATTGTGCCGCGAATATACAACTCTGCGGCGATCGCCGCAGCGCAGTAAGTTTTACCTGTGCCTGCTGGACCAAGACAAAAGACTGTGGGGCTGCGATATATCGCCTGAATGTATTCCTTTTGCTTATCATTCAGTGGTAGAACTGGCTTGGACTTCTCGAGTTGCTGTTCTTTCCAACGGTCTTGCTTGGTCTTTTTGGTCATGGACTTTCGTCTCCTTCCGTGGTTGAGGAATCATGACTACTTACACCAGCTTTACTTTTACTTGAATGTCAGGTAGAATAGGGTCTATGATAGTCAAATCACTAGGGTTTACAGGCACTGCGCTCGGCATGACTCCAATCCAGAAACATCTGGTAGATAAGTTCGTGCGCATGTATCAACCAGATGAAGCTCATCATGGAGACTGCGTTGGCGCTGATGCACAATTTCACGACATTGTTTGCGAACCACTATTCCGCGCGAGTGTGAGAACCATCGTTCATGTTCATCCACCAGAAAATCCAAAAGCAAGAGCCTGGAAGAAAGGTGATCGATTGCACCCAGAACGAGATTACATCGTACGCAACCATGACATCGTAAAGGCTTCTGCCATATTGCTTGCAACACCTGGACAAATGCGAGAACAACTGAGAAGTGGAACATGGTCAACAATTCGATACGCATGGTTCAGGAAAGTACCAACTCATGTGATCTTTCCAGATGGATTCATCCAGAATTCGGAAGTGTTTGATTAGGTTGGAAATTTAGTGCTTGACTTTTGCGTTCTATGAGAGTAGAATAGTTTCTGTCAATCACTCAGGTGCCAAATGAAATCCACCGCGTTGTTTGTGTGTCTCGCTGTTTCTTCCTCAGCATTTGCTGATGGTTTGAACTCCATCCACATCGATTACATCGATGGGCATCAAGAAACAGTTTCATGGTGCAGCACACAAGTCAGTGATGAAGACCTAACTGCCACTTGCGACAACAGCATCTCTTCGACAAACGCAATCCAGGCTCCAATCACGAATGATTCACCCAATGTGAAGCTGACAGTGATGTCTCCTCATTTTGATTTCGTCCCATCTGATGGGTTCTGCGTCCAAACCAAGTTGACTCAACACACTGATGCGCACCAAACTATCAGCGAATATGAAGTCAATTGTGGTGACGTGATCTTCCGGAATAGGTTTGACTCATAATGTACAGACTTTCGTATCAAGTCACCACACCATCTGCGCTGTTTCCCCGAGTTGGTAATGTGTACGTGATCACCAATTCGTGTCTTGAAACCCTCTGCAATGAGTTCAAAGCAATCCAAGCTGAGTTCCGTGCTGAGGCACACAATGCTGAGATTGTTGAAATCATTCGTGTGAGTCCTGTTCACGAAAGTGAATATGAAGACTTCTTGGAGCCACTCAATGTCGCTACCAACACAGGCTGATTGGGGCAGTCAAGTCGTATTGCTTCATGCATCGACACCTCAGAAGATTTTCTTCACTGCTCTTGGCGGTGGTTACGCTTTTTCATGCCCACGTGACCAGTGGGAAGCAAACAAACTGGTTGACGTTTCTCTATAACTCACATATCTGGAGTCTACATCATGTTTCTTGAACACGTTGAACAAGTTCGCACCCCACAAACTGAAGCTGAACAGCTTTCCAACATGGCCGCTCAGTATCTTTCCGCTGTACCTGTGGTTGGGGCATCGCTCAGTTCTGCAATCAGCAAGGTTGAGAGATATGTTGCTGAGCATCCAGAATCCGCGTCTGATGTTGCCAATTCCGAAGGTTTCGGCGCAATGCTCAATGCTCGTGCGCTGATCATCAAGCTGGCAGCAATCAACACCTTGACCCTGGTTCAGTTCCGTCATCTGGAACGCGAAACTGACACTCTCTCGCTGTTCAGTCAGGCTTTCCGTGAAGACCTGGAGCGTGCGCGCGAAACAATTGCCAATGCTGAAGCCGAAGTGGCTCGCAAAGAAGGCGTCATTCAACGTTTGTTGAGTGCCAATGTCCAGAAGGTTCAAGAGCGCAAGGAAATTCTGCTGGGTCTTGCCACCTGGTTGCTTGAAGGCGTCGAGCGCACTCATGCTGAACTCGATGACACCGAAGCACTGTTGCGCAAGCTGGACACAAACAAACCAAAGGTGTAAGAATATGACACTTGCCAACCATGACTTTGTTGATCCAAACCACACAGCAATGTCTGTGTGGGACTGGAAGAATGCGCCGCAGTGGGCCAAGAACCAGGTGAATGTTTCACCTGCCTGGGAAGGCGCATGGGTGGCTGTGCTGGACACTATCAAGTGGCCGAACTGGCGCGACATCCCATTGTTCCAATCTGGCACGCCATTCGGCGAGTCCGTCGTCTCAACATTTCATGGTTTCTATGTAGTCATTGTGGGTCTCCGTCATCGCAAGAGCACCGTTGTGCCTTTCGATCCAAATGACAAGACACCCAACAAATTGAAGGCAGGTGCACAGCTTCAATACGAGCAGGAAGACGTTCGACAAGTGGCTTGACTTTCGGTTTGAAACCTTCTACAATAGAGATACTATGAGCAAATCAGTCCAGATTTACAACGCACCACGCAAACTGAACTGTGATCATCTCCTGGGAACTTTCCTGGGAGATGAACATTACAGCATGGTTGTTGATGATGACGTTGACTTCTATGCACCAACCAATCCACTTCATCCAAAGAACGATGAATCAACCATCCTGTTCAAGTTTCGCAAGAATGTGTTTCCTGCTGAACTTCAGAACTGCGCCTATGAGGGACTGATCCAGGCTGCTGGTCCATCACAGAATCGCGGTCTCGCTGCTGGTCCTCGCAATGAGAAGCTGCAGAACAGGGATTGGGTCACAGCATTCCAGCTTGCTGTTCTCGAAGCATTCCTCGACACCGAGACACGTCTCGACGACAGTGATCCCATTGATCAAGTTATACTAAATCAAGCTGCGAACAAGTATAACGGCACTCCATCACGTGGCCTTGTATGGCTTCGCAATCAGATCATCGCATCCGGAGAGACATATGAAGGCTTCTTCGACAACTGGTTCGCTCGCACAAAACCCTTATCGCCTGTTGAACGATGCGCTGAGTCGAGGAGACTACAAGACAATTTCATCAGTGACACAACATATGCGAACCCTGTCCTCTCAGGAATTGCTGGATTTTTTGATCGATATCCTCGAATTCCATACGGACGTGCGACGTCGTACACGGAAGCAAACCCTGATCTCTTCGCAAAGTCCTTCCCCTATCTCGCAGCATTGACCACATGCTTCAAGCATTTGTTGCCTCAACGATTTGCGAAGCAACAAGCAGCCTGCGACCAGCTTGATCCTCACTTTGTCATTCCTGGTTCAGTGTTCACCACGCTGACAATCAACAAGACCTTCCGCACTGCTGCTCATCGAGACGCAGGTGACCTGGGTCGAGGCTTTTCCAATCTTGGTGTGATTCAACCACCAGGAAGCCGAGACTTCAAAGGCGGAATGTTGGTGTTGCCTGAGTATGAAGTGGCAATCAATATTCGACCTGGTGACCTGTTGCTGATTGCGAATCATGATGCAATCCATGGCAACACCGCTATTGAACCTGTCAGAGCAGATTGTTGCCCAGAATGTATTGAGCGTATGAGCATCGTGGCATACTTCCGCGAGTCCATGCTTGAGCTCGGCTCATGGGAATATGAGCAATATCGCCGCCAGTATGTTGAGCATCGCAAGGCGCTTGGCAAGAAGCATCCAGACTCCAATGGTCCTTTGTGGAATGGTATATCGAAAGGAATGTGGGATGGTCCGGAATGGCGTGAGTTCTTGAGTTCAAAGGATGGTGGTCCAGAGATGCTGGAGAAATACCACCCTCTATCAGCTGAAGGCAATCTCGAATCCTTCTTTACATAAACAACAGCTAAATACTCATACAGGGTCAATTATTTGCTGTTTGGAGATGTACCGAAATGGAAAAATTCAGAGCCTTCTTGTCTGATCTCAGAAAATCAAGCGTGACAGCACTTATTCTGCTGGCCATCATCGGAATGTTTGTGTACAACAACACTTCCCGATTGAACAACATCGAACACGCCTATTGTGAGAACGGAATTCTCGTGCTCCAGAAGCAAGACCAGGATTTGTACATGGTACTTGACTCTACGAACAAACCTGTCACATGTAAACTAAAGGATGAAGCACAATGAACAAAGGAAGATACATTCCATTGCCAGCCACACCAAAAGGCGTGACATCGCGCATTCCAACTCGTCAAGTTGGTGTGTTGTCTCAAGATGAAGCTATCAAGCAAACCCAGCGTGTAGCACTTGAGTGTGCACGTGCAATTGCCTCTGGCAAGAATCCAAAGCTGGTGGGCCGCTAAACCCTCTTTTTCGTCATATAGGTTATCATGAAAACTGTGATCGCGATTGGCGGGCAACCCGCCACAGGCAAGACGACCCTCATGAAAGGGTTGATGGCTTTCCTGGACAAGAAATACGGCAAGAATGAGTTTGGTCAACAGGCTGAACTCATCACTGCGCATCACTGGAAGCATGGTGGTGTCTACATTCTTGGAAGCTACAAAGAAGACCAGACATTCTCTGGCACCGACACCTTCTCAATGGCTGTTCAGCCAAAAGCCTTGCCGTGGCTCAAGAGCCTGCGCGATGGATCAACTGTGATCTATGAAGGTGATCGACTCTTCAATCAAACAATGCTTGAATCCATTGCAGATGAATGCGATGACTTCGCTCTGGAATGCATCATGCTGGATGTTCCAGAAGAAACACTGCATCAGCGCCATATCAATCGTGGCGACACACAAACGGCTCAGTTCCTCAAGGGTCGCGCAACCAAATATCTTGGCATCGACATGAATATGATGCTTCAAGGTTACATCAACCATTACCCTCACGAAACCCCAGAACAAGGCATCGCTATCATCTATCATATCCTTGATGTGATTGAGAAGACAGTCGAAGCTGAAGAACTTCCATTCTGATCAACAAGGACATATAACATGGCTGAATACAACGTTCACTATCTGCGCTTCCGCTACACCATGGAAGAAATCATCGCCAAGATCACCAGCGAAGATGACAACTCCATCAGCATCGAGAATCCAGTCACACTGGTTCCTGATCCATCCAAGCCAAACAGCTTGCGCTTCTTGCCATGGTCCATTCTCTGCGGCAAGCGCGAAATGACCTTCCCGCGTGGTGATTTCCTGTTGATCGGCCCAGTGCCTGAATCACTGGCGAAGGGTTATGTCGGCGCCACCAGCGGCATTGAAATTGCCAACGTGGTTCCAATCAACCGCAAGCTCAATGCTGGCTCCAGCGAGATTCATGGTTGAGGAAAGTACTCTATAGCGTACTTTTGATCATGAAAGTACTCTATACAGTACGTCACAAGGTGCTCTTAAGGAGACATTAAGTCACTTTATTAGCTCTTAAGAGCACCTGTTATCCAGTTATCGTATCGAGTAAGACCCTATTGACTTCTGATTCATTTCACACTATGCTAGTCTTATCACATCGAGGCATTCATCATGACCACCAACTTGAAAGACAATTCAATCATCTTCCGTATCCAGAACAGGAACAGCATGCCGTGGAAGTTTGTCGATCCGACTGTCCGCTATTCCCGATTCTCGAAAGCGGGCAAGTTCTGGGCTGGTGCGGGCCCACTCCTGCAACACATCAACCTGAATTCTGATCGTTACTTCAACGACGGATTTGTGGTCTTGGCATATGATGCCAACACACTCCAGGCCGCAACCAACCATCCATACAACTCTGTTCCTGCCAAGGACATTTATGCCATTCGCGCAAAGCTGAAGAACCGCAAGCCTGATCGTCAAATCCTGTTTGCTATTCGATTCAACAATTCCACCCCAATCACATACAGCCGATTCAAAGGATGGGGCGGAACAGATACAACCATGCGTATGGTTGATCTCACTACGGTGAAGCGTTTCCTGCGACGCAAAACACGTTTCAATCATCGCCCAGCCACACAATTCAACAACACTTCCATTGTCGTGTTCTCAGTCATTCCTGACGTTAGCATCATCAACAAGGTGTATGAGCAGGATTTGTATCGTGGCGAAATTGGCTTTGATCGCAAGTATGTTGATCAACTCCTTGATGGTCTGGAGAAGGTGCGTGATTTCTATGCCTATTCCGAGAACTATCAGGCTCCCATCAATATTCCTTCCGTCTGGTATCCTGATTCAATCAAAAATGCTCAGGGCATCAGCTATGAACTGACAACCACACACCACCAAGCCAAGGACGGATTGTCTTGTATTGGTGCAGTCGGTCATGTTCCTGTTTTCCCATCTGCGCCTGGTGCAAATGGCGCATCTGATCCAAACGCAGCAGGCACCAGCCGCTGCTTCTGAGTAACACAACCCCAACAATACTGGAGTTTATATCATGCCAAAGGGTATTCCAAAGAACGCCAAGCCGAAGGTCATTCGCACCAACGACTTGCCATCCTCAGTTGCAGATCAGAAGAAGCTGCTGAAGATGATTCGCGAAGCCTCTGATGCAACAACCATGATCGCTGCTCAGCGCGACAAGCTGAATGACGTCAAGGCCAACATCCAAGAGGAATTCCCAATCACAGTCAAGCTGATGAACAAGCTGATTGACTTTGAATATCGCCAGAACTTCGACCAGGTGTATGGTGAATGGGAAGAGATCGCACATGCCCATGAAAAGCTGGTCACAGCTGGAGAAGCAAAGTGATACAGGAAAAGCAGAAGACACAACTTGTCTTCGACATGGAATCACTTGGCACCGAGGACAGAAGTGTCATTTTGTCCTTTGCCGCCATTCCATACCATCTCGAAGCGGACGCAGAACGTCCACTCGCAGACTTCGTCGACCGTGCATTCTATTGTAAGTTCGATGTGACTGAACAGGTCAACAAGTACAAGCGATTGATTGATCCATCCACTGTTGAATGGTGGGCTCAGCAATCACTTGAGGCACAGAAGGTATTGCGCCCATCTGAACAAGATGTTTCTGTTGAATGGTTCTACGACAACCTGAAGACATGGACCAAAACAGTTGGCTATGATCCTCGCAAGGGACTCGCATGGCAACGCGGCACTATCGACATTGCGTGGCATGACAGTCTGATGCGTGATCTGGGCGTCCAATTGCCTGATCGTAGTCTGATTTGGTATATGATCCGCGACATCAGAACCGCAGTGGATTGTATGGCGCCAACGCAGAAGCTGAATGGTATGCCAGATGGATTCGATGAATCACTCGCGAAGGCATTCCCGAATGTGATCGACCATGATCCTGTTCATGACTGCATCAAGCAGCTTCACCAGTTGCGTATGATTGGGGTCTGGTAGAATGGCATCGGAAACCACGAAGAATGAGTTCTCAATGGCTGTTGAGAAGAAGGCAGTTGAGGAAGGTATTTCTCATCTGTCTGCTCTCGCAGCTGTAATGACCGAATGCCACATTGAAGTGGAGCGAGTCGCCAAGCATATCAACAAGTCCCTCAAGGACAAGATTGAGGCTGAAGGTCTCGAAACACGGATGTTGAAGGGCGCCAGTCTGAAGGGAGCAAACATTTTCGACAAGGTGTAGAACCATGAATGCGCAAGAGTTCTTTGAATTGTATCTAGCAATGCGTGCTCATTTCAACACCAAGAGCTATGATTTTGTCAAGTATCTCGGCAAGCTCAAAAGTGTTGGTAGAGTCACAACCAGAACAGACCGATATTGGTTTGAAAAGGTTGCTGCTCGACTAAATACTAAACATGAGGCCATCGGCTTCCTGCTGTCAAACTTTTTCAAGCAGAAATCATTCTGGATCGGTGATCCAGAAGCATTTCAAGTCTATGAATCCTGGCAGTCAAGGAATGGGAACCTCGGATACACCGTTTCTGAAGACCTATCTAATCTGAATGAAACGATGTATAATAAGGGAGTTGACTTTGATAAGCTGATTGAAGTCAAACCACTATCTCATCCTGCTTTGATCCGTCTGTACACATCAGGAACCATTACACCAGAGACAGCTTCGATGCTTATGATCGGGCTCAAGATAGATCAACGGTGGCTCCAGACTCATCTCAGCAAGGATGTTTTAGTCTCACAAGAGTTGGAAAGGCTCAGGAAGTATTCACTATTTCTTGATCTGCCTATCCTGCTCAAGCAGCATGAAGAAGCAATTATATCATTGTTCAAACAACACAAATCCAATACGGGTGAATCCCACTAACAAGGAGACGTCAATGTCCTCATTTCTTCAGATGAAAAAGAACCGTGCTCAAGCAACTGGCAAGTTGGTTGAGAATCTCAAAAATGCAGCAACAGGCGGACAGTCATTCAAAGACGACCGCATTTACTACCCTGAGCGCGACGCACAGGGCAATGGTTTCGCAATCATCCGCTTCCTTCCTACTGCGAAGGACAATGATGCGGAATTCGTCAAAGTGTTCAACCATGGCTTCAAGACACCTGCTGGCAAGTGGTTCATCGAGAACTGCGCGACCACCCTTGGTCAAAATTGCCCTGTCTGCGAAGCAAACAGTGAAATCTACAACCGTTCCAAAGAAGAGTACGAGCGTACTGCGCGCGATCGTAAGCGCAAGACGACATTCATCTCCAACATTCTGGTTGTTTCTGACAAGAAACATCCTGAGAATGAGGGCAAGGTGTTCTTGTTCAAGTACGGCAAGACCATCTTTGACATGATCTCGGCAAAGGCAAATCCGCCTCCTGAGTTCGATGACAAGCCTGTGGATGTGTTCTCGTGGGACGAGGGTGCGAACTTCAAGTTGAAGATTGTCATCAAAGACAAGCAAACCAACTATGATCGTTCTGAGTGGGAAGCACCATCGGCAATTGCTGATGGCGATGAGGCTGCTCAAGAAGCAATCTACAACACCATGTATGATCTGCGTGAGTTTGTTGATCCGAAGCTCTTCAAGTCCTTCGAGGACATGGAGAAGAAGTTTCAAACCGCAATGGGTCGCGCTGGTGGTCGCACTGGTCCATCGAATGCTGAGGAAGTTGGCGAAACACCTGCACCAACGAGCAAGAGCTCAGGCGCACCAACCAACAAACCTGCGGCAGACAAGAAAGCGGAGAAGGCTGCACCTGCGAAAGCAGACAAGGCAACTCCAGCTAAGGCAGCGCAGGTCAAGGCTGAGCCTGTGGAAGACAACAGTGGCGAAGAGCCAACGGCAGAGAGCGATCCTGTCGCATACTTCCGCAATCTGGCCAAAGGCGCGGCTGCGTAACCACAAGCAAATTATAAACAGCTTCAACATTAAAAAGCCCAGCAATGCTGGGCTTTCTTTTGTCTGCAATCTTTACACTGATGTGTGTGGAGTGTAGTTGTTGAAGATGGTTGGATCCATGTTTGATGGAGTACCAACAGAACCTGAGTCGGAAGGTTGTTGAGCTGATCCACCGCCACCACCTGCCGAACCACCTGAGTTGTTCACGACAGCAACATTCTGACCACCGCTTGATTCTGCCTTGGCCTTGTCAATATTGTCTTGAGCAGAAATGATTGAGTTAGTCACTCCTTCCTTCTGAGCATTGGTTGTCAGCGCATCAAACACTGCCTTTCCGGACACATTGGCGCGATTCAATCCAATGCCATCATCTTGTCCCTTGCCACTCAAGTCCTTGACTGATGCCCATGTTCCAGAGACCTTTCTCATGAATTTCTCTGGAGACATCTTGCCACTCAACACATCCTGCATGCCCAAATCATTGAGCTTCTGTGTGATGAGTTTGTTCTGGTTGCCTTGATCAAACAACTCATTGTCTTTGATTCCAGCCTTGCTCTGCGTCTCTGCGAGCGTACCAGAGATGAATTGACCCTTACCTGCGGCCGATGAGCGCATTGAACCAGGAACACCTGCGGCAACCTGAGCCTGAAGGTTCTTGTGCTGCCATTCCTTGACCTCGCCAAATGTCAACTGAGTGAGTGGCTTACCGAACATCTCCTCTGGCGTTCCAAACTTCTTGGCTCCGCCATAGACTTGATCATATCCAGCAGCTCCCTTCTTGGTTTCGCCTGCTGTCAATGCCTCAATGCCTTCATTGCTGACATTTCCGCCGCCAAGGAATCCACCGAAACCAAGTTTCTTGGCAACACCACCAGCAGATGCCAATCCAGACTGAATCTGTGATTGTGCAGCATAGTTGAAGTCAATCTGCTTGTTTGATGCGGCACGAGCTGCGTCAGGAGCAGGCAGCTTACCAGCAACTGCTGCCAAATCATCCACAGATGACACACCATTCATCTGAGCTTCATGCACAGCCTTCATCTGACCAACAGACAGGTTCTTCTGATTCAACTTGGTGGCAATCTTCTCAGAGGCTTCTCTGACGTTGTCTGGTGTGTTGCGATCTGCAATATAATCAATCTGATTGTTGTCTGTCGCCAGAGCAATTTCCTTGTCGTTCTGTTTCTTGACAAGCAAATTGATGTCTTCCTTGGTCTGCATCTGGGCCAAGATGGTCATCAGGTTCTCCCAAGGCAAATGCATCTGGGACAACTGATCGAATGCGTCATCTTGTTGTTTATTCAGGCGAAGTTGGCCCAGTGACTTGGCAGCCTTGATCTTGTCTGATTGATTGAGCCTGTCGCGTGCGTCACGGGAGAATGGAGATGCCAGACTGTCTGCCAGGTATCCAATGCCATTGGACAATCCTGTTCCGAACTTGGTATTCTCAACAGATTTGTATGCGGCTGTGCCCAACATTGTGCCGCCTTTCCATGCAGCGGCACCACCAAGGGCGACAGGAGCAGAGATTGCTCCCGCAGCCGCTAAGCCTGTTGCGCCGAGACCCACGCCCATATTCAGGGTGTCAACTCCGGAGCCTTCCTGCGCACGAGTAGAGGGCAGATATTTGTCAGTCAGAGCGTCGCCTGCCATGTTGATTCCTGCCACGCCTAAGCCAACAGGGAGACCGCGCCCGAGCGCGCGCATACCACCGCCCAGGAGGCTCTTGCCCATGCTTAGGATGCCGCCTATACCAGAGGCTGCAATGAGCTTGCCGAAGATGGCCTGACCAATTCCACCCTCAATCATTCCAGCAATTCCGCCACCGCCGCCGCCCATGGCGCCAGCAGCCATACCTGCCATCAGACCACCGAACAGACCATGCTTCTTCATGAAGCCCAGCTGTTCGCTGTGTGATCCCAGAATGCGGCGGAGCAAACCAGTCTGCTCTTTGCCTGTCTTCTTCATTTCCTCTTTTTCAGTAAACTTTGGAAGACCAGCCTTGATATCCTTCTGGACACCAGTGATTGATTGTACAGAAGGAGCCGCAGTGACTCCACCAGCTGTTGCTGGTTCAATCTGCTTCGCAGGCTTCAACTCATCAACGTGTAGCGAACCAACCTCAAGCCTTTCAATCTTACCACCTGCTCCCAATCCTGCTGCGCCAAGGGTCTCAGTAGCCTGAGGCATCATGCGTTCACGAACAGCCTTGTGATGATGTTGAACTGTAGCGAAGTGATCACTCTGTTCATCATATGTCTTGTTGGCAATAGCCAAAAGGTCTTTGGTATGTCCAGCAACAGATGACTTCTTCTCGAATGATGGCAATAGATTGACCAATCCCTTGCCCAACATTCCGGACATCTTGCCCAGGAAGCGTGAGCCAGTGAACTCAGAAACCAAGTCATTCAGCTTCTCTGGAATCTGGTCCTTGCTTTGAGAATAGATGCGCTTGAACAGCGATCCATTGCTCTTGACACTGGTCTTGACTTCATCAATCAACTTGTTCAGTGATGCGCGATCATCATCTGTCTTACCAGCAACATCCACAGAACGCTGGAGCGAAATCAACTTCGCAAGCATCTCTTTGGATTCTTCCGTGTCAGCAGTCAATGCATCTTCAGCAAGGTCTTTCAATTGCTCAAGAATGTATTCTGTTCCCTCATTCGCATGCTTGAGAGTTGGCGCTGCCAATTCATCCTTGATGTCAGCCAATGCCTTGAGGATGTTCACGTCATTTGAACGTGAACTGGATGCGTATGATCCGCCCTCATACTTGACTGTCTTGATCTGATCTGCGATTCCATGTACTACCTTCTGGAATTCAGTCAGTTCTCTTAGTTCCTTGAGAATCATCTGTATTGTGCCTTACGTCTTTGTTGTTCCATTATCTCGTTCTCTTTCTGCACGGCATGATTGACCAGGCCGATGTAGAAGTCCCTTTCGAATGGCATCATGCTCTCAATTTCAGTCAGCGAGATTTGATGGTTCCTCGCAATTTCAAAGTTTGTCCTGAAGAAGGACATAACCGTTTCATCATTGAGAGCTATCAAAAAAAATCTTGGAATCCTTCTAAGTGAATTGTTTGCTTGTATCCGCACTTGTCGCATTTGTATGGTACATCTTGCGCCAGTACAGGGAACTTGTCGAAGAAGAAGTGCTTGATCTCATCAGACACAGAACCAACGATCTGATCATAGAACGTCATGAATTCCTCTGGAGTGAAGTCCTTATAGACTTCCTCACCAACGGTGATCATGTCCACGCAGTTCTGCAACATCAATTCATCAATCTTGCTTGATTCCAATTGCTTACCCGAAGCCAACGCAGCATCTGCCGCAGCAGCAATATCCTCATCCACCTTGATGGTTGGATACTTCATGTGTATCACCATCTTGCTGTTTGGAATAGCAAATTCTTTCTTGTGCTCTGGATCATTTGTCAGTTCGACCTTCTCCAGATTCACGTCGATTGGAATGACCGCACCACACTCAGCTCCAGCTGTATTCTCTTCACCATCAATCTTGTCTGGAACATTCTCGCAACGATAGATGAGGCGCGATGTCTTACCTTTCGAGAGTGATCGAATGTTCAAGAACAGATACTCAAGGTCTGCCAGAGGAATCTTCTTGACATCCAGCTTGTTGCTAATGCAACCAGAGGCGACATCAACAATACAATTCAGAACATCCTGAGCTGTTTTGTCCTTGGACTCACGCAACAAAATCATGTTCTTCTCTTCCTTGACGATGAAGGGACGGAACTTGACTTTCGCTTTGCACAATGGCAGGGTGATGGTCTTGGTTGGGTATGCTGTAACTGTTGGCAATGGCATGATATACTCCAGAAATTACTCGTGCGTCATGAATTCAAAATAGAATAAAACAGGGAATTTGTTGACCATACTCTTGTTCTCATACGACAATGTCTTGGCGCCGATTGAGAGAGGATAGCAGTTAAAATACTTGTATGTGCCGATGGTAGCACCTTGGCGGTTCTGTTCCATCACGATGATGTTGTTGCCAGAAGCATAGTTGTCGAAGTCCTGAAACAGGAAGTTCTCATCAGTGATGCGACTCTGCCAATCAAACAGTTTGTTGTATGGAGCACCATCATCCGCGCAATAGAATGTCATCGGAAGTGGCTCATACCTCAGCTCGTATGGCAGTGTGACATATGGGCGTTGGCCTGTCCATCTGAATGTCTCGAAACCATCTGATTGCAGATCAACCTGGCAGCAGAGAGCATTCTCTTGCTCTGTCAGGAATGGAATCTGAACAGCGTAACGATTACCTGCGGACATACCGATGCCATCGACATATGACTTAAAACCTTGAAAATCCATGTCTAGAACTTGCTCCTGCTGTGACGATACACCGCTGTTGGCTTGATATTGCCGACCCAGCGAGCTGTTGGCAACATGATTGCGTTGGTCCATTCCGATGGAGGAACGCGCTGAAATTGTGCTGTCATATGACTGTACAGATATCGCTTCACGCATGGCTGGAACATTGATGCTCTGGCCAATGCGTTGAGCTTCTTGTATGTGGCTCTGATGTATCTGGTCTCTTGATCACCCTTGCCGAATGCCTCAATCATGAGCTTCAACAAGGCTGCTCTGTATGTGGCGGATATGTAATGTAGGTTGAGTCCAAGGAATCCATCTTTGTAGTATCCAATTGGAATCACAAGAGGCGCAGTGTCCCAATAGGGCAGAGTGTCTTTTGTTTTTGGGTCATACCTGAACATATACATATGCCCAACAGTCAACGTTTTGTCAGCTGCGTTGACACTTACCTTGATCTTCTTCTTCATTCGATCAACAAACCACTTGATCGCCTTCTTGGTATCTGGCTTCTCTGGCGCCATAACCTCGGCGTCTTCAAGAATGCCTGTTGTACCAATTGGATTGTCTTTGTTTGCCACGTTTATCTCTTCCTGGTGTATTTGCCGAGCTTCAAGGTGCGCTCTGTGATGATGTAGAAATCAAGACCGCGCTCAGCGCAGAACTTGCGAGCCGCAGCCCATTTGGCTTGATTCTTGATCCAAGCCAAGCATTCATGTCTCCAGCTGCTGTCCTTCTGATTGCGACGGACAGGAGGAACAGTCTCTTTCTCAGGTTTGACTTCAAGCAATGCTTCTTTTGTGGTTCCATCTGGACGTTTGACCTGAATCCAGAAATCAACGTGGTATTTGTGTGCTCTGTTGTCTGTTCCGCATATGTATGGAATGCGAATGCCTTCACTATTCCATGCAACGATTGCGGAATTGTAGTCAATCCATATCATACACAGCCGTTCCCAAGATGATCTGTAGACAATCTTGTTGACGTTGCCGCGATACTTATGGGGATGCTTCGGAGTGTATAAACCTCTCATGATGTCCTGTGAAAATCCAATGATTTCAGAACTAAGTATATGCGCTGATTCCCAAACAAAACACAGCAAGGAAGCAACATGGCTTTTGATGCAAAAACGCAGGCTCTTTTGGACGCAACAAGAGAACTTGCCGACAGGTTCTTTGGAAGAATCCCGAACTCCACTCTGAAGAAGAAGTTTCAGATGAAACCCACTTATCTTGTCTTGGACTTCCGTCCAAAGCAATTGTCGCGCCCAACGAAATACCCAAGAGTGAAGCAGTAAGCCATGGCAACTGGAACATCAGCACAAGCAACTGGATATGCCGAATACTCGGCCGATGGCGTGGACTTGCTCTTGCCTTTGCCAGATCAACTTCAGTTCGACACAGAATACAACTGGGAAGCAGCAGACACAGGTATGATGGGAGCATTGCTCGAGAAGTATCGAGGCAAGAGCTTCACAAACATGTTGTCTGGTGCTAATCTTGGTGGCGACATCAAGGACTTGTTGACTCGCGCAGCAGCTCAGCCAGGTTCAGAAGCAGCAAACGTCCTCGCAGAGAAGTTTGGCAAGGTGGTTAATCCAAAGACAGAAATCCTGTTCCGCGGAGTCAGACAGCGTGAATTTGTTATGGACTTCTCCATCGCATACAAGGCTCAGGAAGACATGGCAACATTCTTCGAGAAGCTGAATCAGCTGTACTATGCTTGCGCTCCTTCTGTCGATGGTGAAATCTTCTTCACAGCTCCAAAGACAGGACAACTCAACGTCTTTGATCAAGATGGCAACAACATCATCATGCCACGTACATGCGCTGTCAAGCGTATCTCTACCAATCTGACTCCAGACAATGTCTTTGCTTGCTATACCAATGGCAGACCTCTCCACGTCAAGTTGTCTCTTGGCTTCATTGAGCTGACACCGCCAACCAAAGACACCGATCAACACATCTTCTATTAAAAGCAGAGTCTATGTCGTATTTTCAGTACTTTCCTACAACGCTGTACACTGCTCAGAATGGCAATGTCTATGACATCGTGGACATTACCAAGAGGATTGCATTCTTTGAACGCTACAGACAGAATGATCAATACACCTCTGACTATCTGGTTCAAGAAGGTGAGTCTCCTCAGTCATTAGCTCAGGACTTCTACAACGATCCAGAACTCGACTGGGTTCTATTGTCTCTCAACAAGGTGATTGATCCATTCTACGATTGGGTCATGAGCAGCAACGTGTTTGAAGAGTACCTGGACAACAAGTATCCAATCGGAAGCACTTACATCGGCGGACCAGATACCAACTATCTCTGGGTCTTACCAGACGGAAGGTTCTTTCCATACAACCAGAATGGTCCAGACACTCAAGTCGGAAACAGCGTTGATCTGGATGCTACTGGTCTGTCGAACTTTGCTTTCCGAATCACATATCGACAATACGAGAACGACAAGAATGAAGCACGTCGCATGATTCGTGTCGTACAACCTACTCTCGTTTCCTCTATCGTCACCGAATTCAAGCTAGAAATGAAATCAATGATTGCTTTACAGGCATAAATAATGGCTCTTAATACATACACTGATCGCAGAACGTCTGTCCAAATCAAGGACATCTATATTGAGTCCGAGCAGTGGGACTTGAAGAACTTCTTTGTTCGCTGTCTGATCTTTGAAGACATGTACACTCACTTTATGACTGGGCAGGTGTTGATCCTTGATGCTATCTCTATGACAGAGAAGATTCCTCTGACTGGATGGCAGAAGCTCGTCATTACTTTCCAATCAAACGCAGACGGCCCATTTGTTACATGGTCAAAGACCTTCCGTATCTACAAGATCGGCAATGCTTCTCCTGATTCCAACTCAGGCACGCGTTCTCGCTCGTATATGCTGTACTTCATATCAGATGAAGCCAACAAAGAGATGTCCAATCGCATCTCTCGTTCCTATGTCAACATGACTGAAGACCAGATTGTAAATGACGTTGGCACCAATGTACTCGGTTGCTCCAATCTCGAATGCGAGCCTGCGAAGTATCCAAAGAGCCTCATCGTTCCCAATTGGAAGCCTGTGCAGTTGATTGATTATTGCTGCAAGACTGCTATTCGCGCCAGCGGATATGAGGCCGCGAACTTCATGTTCTATGAGACTATCGATGGCTACAAGTTCAAGAGCCTTGATTCTATTGTAGAGAGTGGAGCTGACTCTGTACACGTCACGTCTGGCGCAGTTGCTCAATTGTTCGGTCAAGACGACAGTATGACGTCAACAACTCGTCAAGCCAAGTCATTTAACAGCAAGAACAACTTTGACTTCATTGCATCGTCAAGGCGCGGAGCCTTCGGCACTCGCTTCTCTGGACTTGATACAATATCCAAGAAGTGGAAGAACTTTGACTATGTGTATTCCTCGGACTTCGGTGCTATGCCAAAGATCGATGGAGGAAATCAGATACTCACGGACAACACTATTGATGTCCCTGATCAATTCCAGAAGTTCGGACCATGGCAGTCTGAGCCTCGTGGATACAATTCAGACTACAATCACAAACACGTGCACAAGCGCAAGGGTCATATGGGACTCTGGGAGAACATTGTATATCATGCAGATATTGACGGAGATACCAGAGTGAAGCTGGGAAGCAAAGTGGCCTTTGATCTGCCTTCCTATGACGGAACCAATCCTGAATCACAGAACCTTGATTCGCAACACTCAGGCAATTACATCGTGACGCAGATTGCGCATTCATTCAACTCAATGCAGCATCGCCAGACACTCGGCCTGCGCAAGCATATGCTGAAGGGAGGCTAATCATGGCACAACCAGAAAGCCTCGGAGGCATCATCTCTGGCAACTTCTGTTGGTTTATGGGAGTGGTTGAGGATATCACTGATCCAAAGAAATGGGATCGTGTTCGTGTCCGCATTCACGGACTCCATACAGATCAGACAGTTGTTGATCCTTCCTCAGGAAAGGGCATTCCACCACCAGACCTTCCATGGTCAAAGGTGACAGGAACCTGCCTCGGACCTCGCATTCATGGCTTTGGAACCAATCATGGATTGGTTGAAGGAACATGGGTGTTCGGCTTCTCTATGGACGGAGAGTCCTACAACGATCTGTATATCGTGGGAACTATTCCAGGCGTACCAGAGGACAAGAATCCAAACCCTACAACACCACCAGCAGCCTTCTTCGGACAAGACGGCAAGTATCCGCTTGAGGAATATCTGAAGGAACCAGATGTTCATCGTCTTGCTCGCAACATCCTCAAGTACAACAAGGCTCCGTGGAAACCTATTCCTCTCGTCAAGCAGGCTGAGGCCAAGAAACAGATTCCGACTGCGGCTGGCGACAAATGGGATGAAATGGATCCTGCTTATGCTGCCGAGTATCCAAACAACCAGGTGACTGAATATCCTTCAACAGATACCATCGGTCATACAACAGAATTCGATTCGACTCCTGGCAAAGAACGCATCACTCTATGGCATGGTCCATCGCATTCATATCGAGACTATCACTCTGATGGTTCTCGCATGACCAAGATTGTTGGCAAGGACTACACTATTGTCTTGAAAGACAACAATCTCTTTGTCGGAGGCAACCTAAATATCACGGCACAAGGTAATGTGAACATCTTGTCTGTCGGCAATACTCATGTCAAGAGCGACACGTCAATCTTGGTTGAGGCTTCAACCACTATCACTGCCAAGGCTGGCGCAGCGATCACCGTAGAGGCTGGCGCGGCTGTTACTGTACAGGCTGCTGCTGAATGTACTGTGCGCGCAGGAGCGGCTGTTACGATTGAGGCTCTTGGTGACGCTACACTCCAGGCCGCAGGTGTCGTGAATGTAGATGCGGGCGGAATTGTCAACGTCACTGCTGGACTCGGAATCAGTCTGATTGCGCCAGCCTTTGTTAACATTGACGCCGCATTGATCACCTTGGTCGGCGAAGTTGTGATGGCGAGCGTATAACAGGAAGAACAATGGCTTACGGAAGAGACAGAGAAGGAATCTATACAGCGAAGCAACCCTTTCAGGACTTCGATGTTGCGTTCGCTCGCAATCCCATTACAAATGATCTAGTTGTTCTATCCCCGCAGAAGAGCATCGAACAGAGTGTCCGATTGTTGGTTCTTACACAGTTCTATGAGAGAGCATATCGTCCATATCTCGGAACCAAGATAGCAGGAGCCTTGTTTGAATTGCCAGGAGCCAGCATCCTCAAGACTTTGGGTCGTGATTTGACCACCTACATAAACAGGTATGAACCACGCGTCATTGTACAGAGCGTGGACGTATCTCCTCTATCCGCATTTGATGCAAACAGCATTTCTATTGACATATCATACACAATTCGTGGACAAACGAAAGTGTATGATGTCCAAGTCATCCTCAAGAGAGTCCGTTAATGACAACACCAGTAATCAATACGAGAGACTTCTCGAAACTCGACTTCTCAGACCAACGTCAGAAGCTGGTGGACTTTCTGTCTACGCAAACCGAATTCCAGGACTTCAATTTCAATGGTCCTGCTATCTCAATCCTGATTGATGCTCTCACATACACCAATCTACAACTCTCGACATATGCCAACTTCTCTCTGTCTGAAGTATTTCTTGACTCTGCACAGATTCGTGGTTCGGTTGTCTCGCGAGCAAAGGAACTCGGATATACACCTCGCTCTGTCTCTGCTGCCTATGCAGAGCTGCGATTGACTGTTGTCCTTGGTTCTGCTAACACAGGCATCACCAACTTCTATATTCCTGCTTGGTCGAAGTTTGCAGCAAATGTGAACAATCAAGCATTCACATTCATGACCACCAACAGATACCAATTGTTGGAAGAGCGTGATTCGAACAACATCGTTATCAATCCAGGAACCTATGTCGCAGACGTAGTTGTCTATGAAGGATTGTTGACGCAACAGTCGTTCCTGTATACATCAGACACGCTACAGCAGCTGTTCACCTTCACCAATCAAATGATTGATACTCGCTTCATGACGGTGACAACAACAGAAGCAAACAATTCGACAAACATCTTGACATGGGTTCAGAGCCCAAACATCGTCAAGGTCGGACCAACAGATCAAGTGTACTTCATACAGGAAGGTCCTGATGGGTTCTGGCAAATGTATTTTGGCGACAATATTGTTGGCGCTGCTCCATCGGTCAACTCCCGCATCAAAGCTCAGTATCTGGCAACGCAAGGCGCGGGCGCGAATGGCATCAGCGTATTCGCCCTTGTAGATACCATTTCGTATCTGTCTCCGCTGTCTTCATCGAATGTCAACGTTCCTGGAACCGCATTCGCAGTGACAACCGTCACTCCTTCTGGATATGGCGCGGACAGAGAATCAATTGACTCGATCAGAGACGCCGCACCAAAGGCATACAAGGCTCAGAACCGAGCAGTCACTGTTCAGGACTACATCTCTATCCTACAGAATCAATATGGATACATCGAATCTGCAGCCGTATGGGGTGGACAGGACAACATTCCTCCATTCTATGGTAAGGTCTTTGTCTCCGTCAAACCGAAGTATGGAAACTATCTGTCTCCATTGACCAAGGTAGCCATTGAGAACAACCTTTCGCAGAACTATTCTGTGGTTGGAATCACTCCTGTCGTCGTTGATCCTGACTTTACATTCGCATTCATCACGTCAAATGTGTTCTACAACCAAACAATGACGACCCTGACGTCAGGAGACCTCAACAATCTGGTTACAAAGACAATTGATGACTTCTTCACATCAAATGTATCATTCTTCTCTGGTGTATTCCGCTATTCAAAGTTGCTCGGAGCAATCGACGACACCGATCCTTCGATTCAAGGCAACGATACAACAGTACAGATGGCAAAGATATTCACTCCGACACCAGGAGTGCTACAAGAGTGGAATTTCCAGTTCTACAATCCGATTGTTCCTGGTTCCGTCATTACTGACGTGTTCACTGCCTCATCGAATCAAGGCGTCACGCTACAAGACGATGGAGCAGGACATCTGAATCAATATGTTCTCGGCGTTCTTGTTGCGACTGGCATCGGCACCGTCAATTATACAACAGGAATCATCAATCTGAATTCCTTTGTCTTCAACGTTCCAGCAAATACGACAATCACGATGCGAGCAAAGCCTGCGACAAATGACCTCGTCACAGTCCGCAACAATCTGATTGTTCTCCAGAAAACCAACGTCCAGGTTCAGAGCATCTAATGGCAGTCGTCACCCCAGCATCCAACAAGTCGCTTGAATGGTTTGTCAGCAAAGTCATTCCATCCTACATCATTGAGAACTTTTCCGGAACTCCTGGCGCACCCTCATTGCCTCTTTTTGTGCAAAAGTTCTTTGAGTTTCTGAATCATAACTACATCGACACTGTTCGAGATGAATCAGGAAACATTCTCTCGCAGACGATCACGTGCCAAGGCGCATATCTGATCATCCAGAACCTGATTTCGTATGCGGATATTGATCAGACAATCACTGGATTCCTTCAGCACTTCAAAAATGAATATGCAGACAGCTTTCCATTCGTGGGAGACTTCGACGATCCTCAGAATTCAATAACTACAGACATTCGTCGTCTTATCAAGCACATCCGTGACTTCTATTTGTCGAAGGGAAGCATCTCATCGCTCAAGTTCTTCTTCATGGCGGCCTTCGGACAGGAGATATCTCTCTACTTTCCGACCGTTGATATCCTGCGAGTCTCAGATGGTAAATGGTTCCAGCCTGTCTATCTCGGAGCAATCAATCTCGACAATACTGCGCTCACAGATGTGCAGCTCGCCAATCTCCCTGATCGCTACATCATCGGACAGACCTCGCTCGCTTCTGGATATATCCAGAAGATTGATACGGTCATCATTCCGAATGGCGTCGTTGATACTGCGCTCCATAATTGGATATCGCTTGCGACCGTCAAGGGAACATTCCTCGATGGTGAGCAGATCAAGGTTTATGATTCAATCACAAATCAAGTCCTCTATACGCTGAAGCTACAGGACAGAGGCTATTCGACTCTTGATGGAACCTATCCTGCGCGCCCATATCACTACAAGGGACTCTGGGAAAATGGATTCCACTACAAGACTGGCGATGTCGTTGCTGTTCTTGCCTCGCAGTTCTCTGTTCCTCCTGCGGCCTGGAATCATTCGACATCCTATACAGTCGGCAATCAAGTAACAGTTTCTGGTTCGCCATATATTTGGCAGTGCACAGCAAATGTCGGCCCTGTCGGAACAACCGTCACTCCACCGACTGATCTCTCACATTGGACAAAGATTGTTTTCTGGGTAGCAAAAGAGGAATTCACCTCGCTGACTCAGCCCCAGTGGCAGGTCGGCTTCTACTCGCATGCGTCAATCGTTGTATATTCCGGACAGGTGTATCAAGTCAAGAACAATCGACAGACGTGGAAGGGAGCAGTCTCTCCAAATCTGGACGCAAACAATTGGGCTCCTCTCGGTTTGATTTCCGGAACCGTCACTCCGAACGTTTGGTCCGCATCAAACACCTACACGAATGGAGACATCGTACAATACAATCTCGGCACATTCTGGGTCGCATATCAGCTCAGATACTTCCGATCGCAATTTGTTAACAACTCCAATCCATCGGTTGATACAATCAATTGGAATCATCTCTCCTCGGACTCGGCTGCGAACTACACTCTTATTCCTCCTGGAACCGTCTACAATTG